GTAGTAGGATCTGTAAATGGGTCATATGCATATTATTGTCTTAATGCAAGGGGTAATACAGGACAATGGATACAAACACCACAGAATACTATTTGTTATGATATTAGTTTATCAAATGGAAAATTTGCATACGTAGGTGGAGATGCTAATATATATTTTTCAGATATATCAACAAATGGATTTATAGTTCGAATAACAACTACAGGAGGTTTTAAACAAGTATCATATTGTGATCCAAATTAAAATATGTGTTATTTAATTAATTTTCATAAATATTTTTAAACTATATTTTTAGTTTAAAAATTTAAAAGTTCTTTACTAAATTCTTGGTTTGAATTCATTTCAGATATTTGTATTCCTAAATTCTTAGCTTTATCATATAGATTCTTGTCTATTATATCATTATCTATATCACTTTAATTTTCAAAATATTTTACAATAAATTCTATTTGATCTAAAAATGATGGCTAGAATACTTTTGAATTTTAGGTATATTACTTAACAATTGTTAAAGTATGCTATAAAAATTTCTTTAAATTAATAATATATTATATATAATAAAAATGCCTCTCCGTGAAAAACAGTTTTGATGTGTAAAATGTCGAAAAGCAGTCACCATTAAAAATTCTGGCGATATTTGTGTAAAATATTTTAAACATAGATCTCCTAAAAAAAATTCTCGTAAAAGTAAGAGTAGCAGTAAGAGTAAAAAACGAGTTAAAACACCAGCTTTAGTTGCTGTGTGTATAAAATGTAATACACATCTTACTAAATTTATTAAACATTCTCGTTCTAAAAGTTTAGAACGTAAATATGGTAAATGTTAAGAGTTAAATGTGAAATATTGATAAAATAATTATCTATAACTTTAAAAGTTATAGATAGAATTAAAGATTTAAAAAGAACTAAATTTAAATACAATTAAATATGACAATAAGATATATAATATTATGCGGAGGTATAGGTTCTAGAAATAATGGATATTCTTTACCTAAACCTTTAAACTATATAAATGGGAAACATATGATTGAATATATAGTTGAAAATATACCTTCAAAAGAAATTTATATTATCTATAATATATCATTAGATGAGTATAACTTCAGAGAAATAGTGATAAATACAAATAAAAATAAACAATTTATATTTTCAACAGTTGATTATTTAACAAGAGGAGCCGTAGAAACAGCATATGTAGGAATTAAAAATTTTAAAGATATAGATGAATTAGATAATATATTATTTATTGATAATGATAATATACATTTGTTTCCAAAATTGTCTAATTTTACAACAAATTTTATAGGATATGGCGTAGATTATTATAAACAAAATTATTCATTTATTAATATTATTGATGGAAATGTTATTTCTATAGCGGAAAAAGAAAAAATATCTGATAATTATTGTTGTGGATTATATGGTTTCAAAAACAGAAATGAATTTTTGAGTTTAGCAGAGAATATGATAATGTCTGATTTTAAAATCAAAAATGAGTTTTATTTTTCACAACTATATAAACTGTTAATACAAAGAAAAGAAAAAATCACACCATTTTATGTAAAAAATACAGAACATATTGGATCTTATAATGAATTGATAATGAATTCACCTTTAATACCTTTTAATAAATTAAGAATTTGTTTTGATCTTGATAATACATTAGTGACATTCCCAACTATTTCAGGTGATTACACAACTGTTAAACCAATTATTAAAAATATTGAGCTATTAAAAAGATTAAAATCTAATGGACATGAAATTATAATACATACTGCACGAAGAATGAAAACACATAATAATAATATAGGAAAAGTAATGAAAGATATAGCAATGATAACATTTAAAAATTTAGAGAACTTTAATATACCTTATGATGAAATTATATTTGGAAAACCGATTGCAGATATATATATAGATGATAAATCTATTAATCCATATATAAATGATATATCATATTTTGGTATTTTTCAAAAACAGAATGAACATATTTTAAATAAGATTTGTAATAACAAATATAATAGTATTAACAAAACAAATAATATTATATTTAAATCTGGTCCAGATAAAATTATTAAAGGCGAATTATATTATTATCAAAATATACCAGAGAATCTTAAATATCTTTTTCCAAAATTTATTGGATATAATAAAAAAGAAGAAAATACTGAAATTCAAACTGAATATATAAAGGCAATTCCTCTTTTTTATCTTTATAAAAATAAACTAATCACAGAAAATATTATAACTGATTTGTTTAATATATTAAAAGAATTACATACAACGGATAGCTTACCAATAAATATATCAAATGATAATATCAGAAATAATTATTTTTTAAAGTTAAAAAATAGAGTTAATATAGTTGATTATCCGTTTGAAGATACAAATATGGTTTTTAATGAAATATTAAAAGGTTTAGAAGATAATTATTCATCAAAAATTACTAATGTAATTCATGGTGATTTTTGGTTTTCTAATATATTAATAACATATGATAATAAATATAAATTAATAGATATGAAAGGAATGGTTGATAATATACTTACTTTAAATGGTGATATTTATTATGATTACGGAAAATTATACCAAAGTATATTAGGATATGATTTAGTTTTAAATGGGATAGAATTAGATAATGATTATATAGCTAATATGAAAAGCATATTTTTAAAACACTGTGAATCTATAAACTTAAATATTCATTTTCTTAAATATGTTACAAAGAGCTTAGTTTTTGGAACATTTTATTTTATAACAAATGATCATACATGTAACAGATATAAAATATGGGAATTTATTAAAAATATTTAAATTAATTTTAAACATAAGTATACGTTTAAAATTACATAAATTTTAAAGAAGTATTGTATAATATAAATTCAATATAACTTTCATTAGGATAATTAATTAAGATATTATCTAAGTTGTAATAAAATTCTTTAAAAATATTATACATTATATTCTTTTTCATTATAAAAATGTTATCTATTCCAATAAAACTTGTTTCTGCAAAAAAATTATCTGTTTTAACATTATTTTCCATGTTATTTAATGTTTTTATTATAAAATTCACTGCACTTTTTTGAGATGGTTTAATAAAATTTGTCATTGATAACAAATCAAAGCGTGTATTAATAATAATATCTGATTCATTTGTTGTATTATCTTTAATATATTTCATTATTTTATGTTGTGCATACCAAACACATTTCCAAGATTTTATTTTTAAACGAGATTTTGATACATTTCCTTCTATATTTCCAATAAATAGAACATCTTTACTATCATCAATTATAATATGTTTTATATAAATACTTAAATCTTTAAAATAATTATAGATAGTTTCTGAAGTAACAGTATTAATATTCTCTTTAATGTATCTATAACTATCTATAGATGCAAATATATTCCAAGTATGTATGTATATATCAATATTATAAGAAACAGTTAGGCTTTTTATTAAATTATATAATTTATTATTCTCGAAACTATTTCTTATATGACCTCTTAATACCAATATATATTTTTTATTATTAATTGTTGGTAAAACAGCTTCATTTTCAATATTAATTTTATATGAAAAATAATTAAATATATTTTTAATACTAGTTAGATTTATAAGGAAAATAAAATCATAACCTATAAATGACCCTATAACTAAATATAAAATAACTAATATACTAATTATTGATAATAAGATAATGAATATTGGTTTCATTTATTATAAGATGAAAAATTTAAAATAATATAATAATAGGAAATACATGGTCAATTATAAATCATTATTTTGATATGTTTTTAAATCATTATATATAAAAATGATATTTCTTTAATAACATATACTGTAAAACTTGATAATGATATAAATTCAATACATTCATAATCTATTAACTTTTAAAGAACAATTGAAATTTAAACATTAAAATGTATTAAGATAAACTAAATATAATGGATAGAGATGGATATATTTTAGAACAATATAAAAGAATTGACATACTTAAAATGAATTTTGAATCTGAAAATTGGTTTAATCCAAACATATATACAAATGACGGTTATATACCCTTTTGTAGTTCTTGTAAAGAAGATTATGAGATGTTTAAAAAGTCAGATATATATGAAAATATGGAAGTTGAAATAAAAGATCCACAAGCTTGTTTATGGTATCAATGGTACATAACACGAATATTAAATATATGTCCAAGTGTAAAAATAGTTAAAAATAAAACTAAGAACAAAAATTAATATAAAATATTATATATAGGATATAATATTTATTTTGCAAAAATATTGGAGTTAAGTTATATCAGCTCTACAAATTGGACAAATTTTTTTATATCTTGCCCATTCTTTAATACAATCTGTATGAAAAATATGATTACAGTTTGTAATAGAAATCATATCATCTTTTTCATAATCAACAGTGCAAATACTACAATCTTTATTATTTGACTGTAATTCATCTGTTAGAATAGAAAATTCTTGAGACGCTATTATTAAGTTATAGTCAGTTTTTTCTAAACCATCAGATTGATTTTCAAAACTTTGTGCCTGTACATATTCTGTTTCATTAAAAAAATTAGAACCAATTGGTGTAAAAATACTAAATATAGAGTCTATATCATAATTATATTCATTATTAATATCATTATTATATTCGATATCATAGTCATTATCAAAATAGTTGTTACTATAGTTAAAACTTATATTATTGTTTTGATTAGTATTTAAATATTGCCTAAAATTTAAACCAGTTCTTACTAGATTTTGCATTGCTGGATTAAAAATAGTTCTGATTAAGTTATCTATTTCAGTATTATCGATTACAGGTTCTTCATAATCTGTAAATTCTTCAGTTGACATTATCTTTATTACATAAAATTATAATTTTTAAATTCAATTTTATTATAAACAATAAACCATATTAAAAGTTAAAAAATTATAAATCATACATAATAATCATACATAAAATATATAAAATTAAATAATAGAAAAATAAATAATAAATAGTTTTAACAATTTTAACAATTTTAACAGTTTTAACAGTTTTAACAGTTTAAAAAATAATATAAATTAAAAATCTATCATTTAATAAATGCATGATAAAAGAAAACTTGAATGTAAAAATAATATATATTTACCATTTATTATTTTAATTGGAATAGTAGTATTAATATATATTGTATATAAATTTTTTGGTAATACTATTGGAAAAATAAAAGAATATTTATTTAAAGATCCTTTTATATCTCTTTGTATTATTTGTATTATTGCTATTATTTTATTAGGTGTTTATCAATTGATATTTAGTGATGAAAAAGGAACTTGGTCAAAATATTTTTTAATACCAAATGATGTAACCAATAAAAAAATAAATAACGAAGATAATAAACCAGGAAAAGAAAGTAAAGGTGAAATAGAATGTAGAAATGTGTTAGAAAATATATTTAAAACATCATTTGAAAAAGCCAGACCTGGATTTTTAAATAATCCAGTTACAGGTGGTATACATAATTTAGAACTAGATTGTTATAATCCAAAACTTAAATTAGCTGTAGAATATAATGGAATACAACATTATAATTTTACACCATATTTTCATAAGAATAAAGAATCATTTACAAATCAGAAATATAGAGACGAACTTAAAAGAAGAATGTGTAAAGATAATATGATAACATTAATTGAAGTACCATATACAGTAAAAACAGAAAATATAAAAGATTACTTAATAAAAGAATTATTAAAACATGGATATATAGTAACCTAGATTTATGTCTTAATATTTTTATCAAATCATTATATTTAAATATAATGATTTTTAAACTTAAGAATGTTTCAATTAAGATTCATCTTTTTTACCTCCACCTTTACGTCTTTCATTTTGTTTTTCTCTTAATGAATCACGTAATCTTAGAGATGGTGGAATATTATAATCTTTTTTTTCATTTTCTTCAAAATCTCTATGTGATTCAGATCTATCACGTCTGTCATGTCTATCACGAGTATCTCTTTCATGACTATATTTGTTACCTCTTTGTTTATGATGTTTTCTGTCTTCTGAATCTGATGAACTAACACTTTCATCTTCTGTATCTGTTGTATCAGAATCAGAATCTGAAACTAAATCTTCTGGATCGATATCTTCATCATCAATAAAATTTTCAATTAAACCATAACCAATTATTTCAAATACTTTTCTAATTTTCTTTTTGTTTTTATCTTTTTTATTAAACTCAAAATCAATTCTTTTAAGTTTTCCATCAAATTTTCTGTGAAAAGAACAATGATTTAATTCTACTTTCGTCATTTCTTTTGCTGTTTGTGCAGATACATAATGTTCTAAATCAAGATCAAAAGTACTCATATCATCTAATATATACCAATCTACTTTTTCTAATTGATCTTGTAGATGCTTGAGATTTTCTTCATTTCCTTCTACTCTAATAAAATAAAGCCATGATTCCATTTCTTCTCCCGAAGTTTCTTGTAAAACTGCATAATCACCTGTCATTATATGTGATGATTTAGGTATTTCTATATTTTCAGTTGACATTTTTATATATATTTTTATGTCTTTTTAAGTTAGTTTTGTCAAATATTAATCACTATCTTCAGTTATTATAGTATCCTCAGTTATTATAGTATTTTCAGTTAATGTACTATTATCAGTTAATTCAGTATTTTCAGTATTAAAAGATGGTACATGTCTTAAATTTGGGGATATATATATATCTGTTTCATTTCCTATATTTTGATTTGAGTCATAATATGGGTTCTCAGATTTTCCAAGAAGAAATGTAACTAGACCTATATCTGCATGCGTTATTTTAATTCGTCCAGCATGAATTGCTAGATAATTTGCATTTCTCAATATATTTGTTATATATTGTTCTATAAAATGTTGTAATACAATAAAGACATTTTTACTTATTTTAATTTTTATATCAGTCATATTATTAGTTTGAAAAATCTCTCTTACAAACTTTTCAAATGAAGATTTAGCAAAAATTAATAGATCACTATGTTTTTGTTGTTTTTTAATATTTCTTAACGCAATAGTTCCGCAATGAAACCTTCTATTTTTTACAGTATTATGTTTTAATGGTTTTTTACTTAATTTATTTAATAAAAAAGGATGGATAAATGGAATGACTCCACCTCCTAATAAATTTATATTTAATTTATTAAATAAATTATCAAGTTCTTGATCATTTCTAACAACTAATTCAATATCTCTAATTGTTATTCTTACTCTTTTATCTTCTTTACAATTTGTATACGCAAGAACAAGTATTTCATGTGTTATATATTCAAGAACTGATGCTAAATATACTGGCGCTGTATTCGATATCATAATTTTATAATAACCAAATTTTCGTAGAAATTTCTCAGCTAAAGAAGGAGGAAAAATAATCTTAGCTTTATCTTGTTTTGTATTTCCTCTTTCGTTTTTATTAAAATTTAAAATAGATTTTTCTCCTTCGAGTATAGAATTAGTTAATAATTCACTAGATAATATAATTTTAATTGCATTTGCAACTTCTTTATCAGTTATTGTTTTCTTTTTATGTATTATACAAATATTTAATGCTATAGAAGATATTTTTTTTGCTATTATACATAAAACACTATTTAATTGCTGTTTAGAATTTAAAGTAATATTACTGTCTTCAGATATTTGTTTGAGCACTTTAAGTATATATATTTCAAATAAATGAGTTTTCTTTTTTTTAATTGATTTTTGGTCATCCATTTACTGATAACTATAAATGTTTTTAAGTTAATTTTAAAATATTTATTATAAGATAAATGGTAGTTAAAAGAATAAAATCAAAAAGACGAAAAACACCTTCAAAAAGACGAAAAACACCTTCAAAAAGACGAAAGCAATCTTCTAATAGACGAAATAAAAAATCTGGAAGAAGAACTAAAAAGAGTGTTTCAAGAAGAAGAATATATAAACCTAAAGTAATAATAAAATATATAGATGGTGATAAAAAAAAAGCTCAAAAAAATGAACAATTAGAAGAATTAGAAAAAGAGAAAAAGAAATTAGAAGAAGAGAATAAAATTAAAAGAATGGAAAAAGAAAATTTAGAGTTAAGAAAAAATAATATTGAACTTGACAAAGAAAAAAAGAAATTAGAAGATAAAGTCGAAAAAGAAACTGAAAATGAAGGAGGCTCTAATAAATTTGTTGAAGGTATAAAAAATGTCTATAATGGTATAGTTGAAATATTTAGTTAATCTATAAAAACTTCTTTAAATATTTTCATTACTTTTTCAGGTGTATATTCTTTATAACAATTTAGATCTATATTAATATACTTATTTTTATCAAATGTCGTAATTATATCGTAAAATTCTTCTTCTGTTTTAAAATATATTCCTTTATCACCTAGTATATCTAAATGACAATTATTCCAGAGAACACCATTAAAAGCAATTATTGGTTTATTATTTATACTATATTCTCCAATTGCTAAACCAAAAGTATGTCCAAGATTTGAACATTCTAAATGAGCATCACATGTGTTAATAAATTTATTTTTATCATCATCATTTATAATTTTTTCAAAAAATTTAACTTGTGGATGAATATCAAATTGTGGTGTATTGATAAAAATAAAATATATATTATTAAATTCACGTACTATTTTTCTAATTATATTATGTACTTGTTCAAGATTAAATGTATCCATACCACCATATCTTCCAAATACTATAGAGTCTTCAGGTATTCCTATTTCATTTCTTAAATTTTCTTTAGTTTTTGACGGTGCTAATCCAATCATATGTGGTACATAAAGAGAATTTCCAAATTTATTTGCTAATGTCTTAGAAACTGCTGCAAAAATATCTCCATGAGGCTGACTTGCATCAAAAACATAATGAACTGCATTTTTTGTATTTTTAAAAATAAAATCATCATTTACACCATATTTTATATTATAAAAAACATCTATTTTATTTTTATCTATAATATCTTGAACATCTTCTTTGTTAGAATAAAAAAATATTTTAAATCTATCATTAAATTTATCAAATGCTATTTGATCAGATTGAATATTATTTGATTGAGTTAAAATATAACTTTCGTTATTTAGAAGAGTCTCATTATAATGAGCATAATAATATATAGCATTACATGTACCTCTAACATCAATTTGTGATGTATGAAAAAGTATTTTAACCATTTAATAAATTATAAACTTATTTTTAAACTAATTTTTGTTTAAAAATTATAATTTAAAACCTAATTAATATTTAATAAATGGAAAAATTTATTAAGATAAAAAAAGAAAATGAAAAACACATTGAAAATATTAAAAATATAGTTCTTAAATATACAAATACTCCTGAAGGAGATTGTTTTTGGTATCACGGTTCAACTGTTGAAGATAATGATTTTATTTTTAAACAATATAATCTATATTATTTAGGTAGTAAAAGTCAAAATATTGTAGAAATCGGTTTTAATGCTGGTCATTCTGCATTATTATTATTACTTGGAAATAATACTTCAAAAATTACAATTTTTGATATATGTATGCATGATTATACTTTAGAATGTTTTGATTATCTTAATACAGTATTTCCTAATAGATTAGAATTGATTGTTGGAAATTCATTAGAAACTGTACCTGAATATTACTTAAAAAATAAAGATAAAAAATTTGATCTAATACATTTGGATGGATTTCATGAACCTAATCATGTTAAAAAAGACTTTATGAATATTAAGAAGATGGGATCAAATATTATTATTTTAGACGATGATAATCTTCCATATTTAAACACATTACATAATGATTTGCTTAAATATGAAAATATTGAATTGTGTATTGATCCATTTTTATATGAATCAAAAATATATACTCATAAAATATGTAAAATTACTTGATTTTAATTTAAACTATAATATAATTTAAATTAATGTATTAAATTTTTAACGTAGAAGTAGGTGTAGGCGTAGTTGTGATAGTTACATTTTTACTATTTTTTGTAGTATATACAGCACATAAAGTGATAATAGAACCTCCAATATTAAAAACAGAACCTATTCCTGGTATTTTAACTAATCCTAGAACACCAATAAATTGCCCCCATTGTTTCATAGTATTCCAATTATTAATTAATTCAACTAATGCCCAAACCCATAATGCAAATTTTATCATATAAAATATTGCAATACCTCCTATTGCAGACGATATTATTCCTATTACACTCATTTATTTATATCTAAATATAAAATTATCTTTTTTTTGTTACATATATAGAAATTAAAGTTATAACTTGGTTTAATTTCTATAATTATACCTAAAAATATAATTATATTTTAGTTACAATTTCTTTCTTTTTTATTAAAAAATATATAAATAATGCTAATAAAATAAACAAAACAAAACTGCCTATTATTATACCAATTATAACTAATGGATTTTGCATAATAGGTATTGCAGTAGTTGTAGGAATAGATGTAGTAGTTGTATTTGTTATAACAGGTGATGGAGTATTTACTGATACATTTGGATTACTTTCACCACATTGTTGTAATATTTGTACAACACCATTTAAATTAACATCACCCCCTGCTTCAATATTTGTATTACATATAACAAATTCTTTTTTATCACAATTAATACTTGCATAATTAACAGGAAAAGTATCTTCACCAGCTAATTCTGTATTTCTTAATAGAGTACAATTTTGATCTACACAATTCCCATTACCTAACATTAAATTTTTAACATTTTCACCATATTTATTAAAATATGTATCAACTATACTTTCTGTATCTATACAAGAACATCTTGGATCAGTATTTTCATATTTTAATGGATATACATTAGATTCTCCATATTTACTGATTAATTTACAGTAATTCTTATATTGTTTCAAACAAATCGATAAATTTGGACATTGTAAATTTGAATTTACAGGACAATTTTTTCTACACCAATTATTATATTGACTTGAATTCATTAAATTTGAAATCAATATTAATTCATTATTACTATTATTTGAAAGTATAAAGGATGAATTGCTATTGAAAATCATCATTTTAGGATCTAATACAGTAAATAAGTTTATGTTTTTTATAATAATAGACTCATTATTTATAGGTATTCCAGTTGCAATAACTGTTTTATTATCATAATTTAAAATAAATGTTCCATCATTATAAAAATTTAACACAACATTAGGATTTGTATTAACATAATTAGCTAAACTATTTATAAAAATATTTGAAGATGTTATTGCAGAATTTAAATTTTGTAAATTTCCAAAAAATATATTTGAAAAATTCCAACATAAATAGTTATTTGAAGAATTTACACAACTAATTCCATTTAAAATATATATTTGAAATCCATTCGTTGTATATGTTTTAGAACAATTTGTCAATTGAGTCGGTCTCGATATAATAATATTATTTTCTAAGTTGAAAGATAAACTTCCAATACCTCGATAACAATTATCTTTTATATCTCCAAAGAATATATTTGTTCCTATCGAATTAATTAACCTAGGAGCTATAATAACTTCTTGATGACCATTATTTTCAAATGATTGCGGGCCGAATTTTAAATCATAAAATAAAACTGATTTACCATCATTAGATACAGCTCCTTGGAAATTTTCTGGAAAAGATATTTTATTCCGATTATATAAATTACATGAATAATATGCTGCATCTTGTTGTTTTATATTTTGCAATAATGAATCATTCATAAAATCTCCATAAGTAGGGTTAACTAGAGGTGGACAATTTGATATATCAAATGTGTAGAATATTCCACCATACCCATCATACCTACCGCTATAATAATTTGTAGAAAAATAAGATAAACCTAATACCATACTAGTTCCAGATGGATCTATATCAAAAAATGATATAACATTATATAATGAAGTTGAATTTGGAATTGTTAATGAAATTTGTTTTGCATAACCTATTAATTTGTTTAAAATAAGATCATATTTAAATATATAAAAATTATTTCCTAATATAGCTTTATAAATATATCGTCCTTTTAAAGCATATTTTAATCTTTGATACATACGTGCACCATAAGAAATTGGAGAGTCTGAATTTATTATATTAGTAATATCAGAAAAATTAAGACCATAATTTTCAGATCTTATAACTGTATATTTTATATTAGTTAGATCACGATAAGATGAATCATAACTATTAACAAAAGCAATAAATATATACTTTCCATTTTCACAACTATGTAAAAATCTGATTTTATGTTTAGGAAATATTTCATCTGTAGAATTATCACTTAAAATATATATAATTTTCCAAAAATCAGAATCATTAGATCTTTGCCAAATAATACTCGAATTATTTTCCCATGATGCTGCTAGTTGATTATTATCATCATCAATATGTGATAAATAAACATTTATAGGAAATTTTTGAGTTATGATTCCAGTAGGGAAATTTGATAAAGGTATTTGAGTCATATTTACAAAAGAATCAAAATTAATATTATTTAATTGATCAGATATATCAGTCATTTTATTAATGACGAGATTATTATGATTTTTGTTATAAATATTTACTATACGAATTTTTTCAGTTTTATAGTTTTTTTAAACTATAAAACAATTTGATTTAATTTTATTTAATATATAATCTCATAAAAAATGATAATTGTTAAAAATAAAATAATGATATAATACAATTTTGATACAGATAATGTTATATCCATTTTACTATTCCAAATTTTATTTGAATATTGTCTGTAGTTATTAGATTTATTTAAAATCTTAGTCATATAAGTATCTTTTAGGTGATAACCACATTTCTTTGCATAATAATTACGTACACCAATACCGGCAATTATACTAATTCGACTATATCCGTTTTCAAAAGATATTTTTTCAGCAATCCACATCAAAAACTGGCCAATACCAAGATGTTGTGTTGTTTCTTTAGAATCTCCTTTCTTTGAATGTGCGACAAGATTACCGTAAACATGTAGTTCACGAATAATAGCTGATTTTTTTAATACATCAAAATAAACCTTTGAATCACTATCATTGAATCTAAGACGAATAAATCCATAAAGAATTTCTTCTTTACTATCTTCCAGACTTATAAAATATTCGGTTCCTTTACTTGACCGAAATTTCTTAATCCAGATCTTACTATCTGGAATATCAATAAATCCACCTTTTACTTCTCGAGAACGAATATCTGTTTGTTTCAATCCACGAGATTTAATTATCTTTGAAATTTTATCCCGAAGTCCAAGATCATTCGTTCCTGCGATTATATCTTTTTTCGCAAAATCACGAACAATTCTATTAATTCTAATTTGTTTTGGACAATGACTTTCAATATATATCAAAAGTTCATCAATATATTTTGGTTCTCGTGGTACATATTGTCCATTTTCATACCAGATTTTTACCTTTGTATAAGGTAGAACCATCATTGGATATATTTTCCAATGATCTGCAAGAATAACATCATTTGGACGATCATATAAAGATGTTGTTGGATCGTCGGGTAGAGAATGTGTTTCTGGATCACCACACAACCATCTAAACATCATCATATCAGATTCATGAGTAGATCCCGGTAAATCTGGCATCCAATGATTATCAACTTTGAAACCGTTTGACAAACAAAGTTCCATAGCATAAACAACCTTACGAGTGGGACAATTTCTATTAACATTATTTAAAATTATATCACTAATATTTTGAACACCAAGTTGAATTCTAGTTACGCCAAGATATCTAAACCATGTTAATTGTTGTTTATTAATACGATCAGGTCTAGTTTCAATAGTTGCTCCTATAATTCGACATGAACTTGTCTCATTAATAGTTTGTTCTTCTACCAATGTAAGCTTTGGGCGACGAAATTTCATGAAAGTGTTTGCTGCATAAAAAACATCGCGAAAAGCTTCTTCAATATATTCAGGAGGATATCCCATTATAGTACCACCTTCAAAATTTAGTTCAAGTTTATCAATATCATGACCCATCTCATATAATTGATTAGCGCGTGAATCAAACTGTTCAACCATCTTCCAATCGACTTTTGCAGCGCGATCTACAGCTGGTTCACCTCGAAGATATGAACGTGTAGTTTTTGGATCATTTGGACAATAATCGCAATCTTCTGGGCATGAAAAATCACCAGGAGCAAATACAAAAGTAAAAGAAATAATTCCTGAATCAGATCTGCCAGGTTTCACACGGATCCATTTCTCTAAAATAGAACTTTGACATATAATACCATCTGCTAAACATAATTTATACAAAATGATTAGAAGTTTTTTATTTACCATCTTAGATTTTGATTTATTTAGCTTTCCTTTCATACCATCCATCATAACAGAATAAATAATTTTAGTTCTTTCTATTTTATCTGAAACTTGAAAATACTCATTTGTTACAAGATTTCTAAGTTTAACCATATTGGGTTTAAATAATTCAATATCATCAGGATGCCATTCAGGTTGATTATTAATATCCTCAATATCTTTGACATTTTTAACATTTTTAATATTTTTGAGATTCATGTTTGATATACAAACTTTCTTACAAAATTTAACATAAATTTTCAATTTTTAAACTATATTTTAGGTTAAAAATTAAATAGATGTTGTGGTTGTACTTTTTAAAGGTGTTGTTGTTGTAGTTGTAGTTGTAGTTTTAGTGTCGTAACATTTCATTCCAGATATTGATTTTGGATCTGTATTTGCGTCAGCAAACTCATTTTGCATTTGAATACTAACATCAAGATTTGATTTTAAAGTATCCCAATATTTAACATCATCGTATGTTAAAATTTTATTACAACATATTTTTACAGATGAATCTTTTTTAGACATACATAAAGCATTCCAATAATTTTGATATACAGATATAGGTCTATTCAAAGAATTAAGTTTTTCCGCTTCTGTTTTAGTTGGGGGATAGAAATATGAATAACCTAAATATATTGCAAAACCTAAAAATCCTAGAAATATAGCTAAAAATACCCATTTTAGTATATTTAAATAAGTAAATTGTGGAGCTGCGACACCTAATTGCGCATAACTATACGATGATTTTTGATCAAAAATTATAAGTATAATAAATCCAGCAAATCCAACTATACTACCAATTATTGCTGACCAATTAGCAGCATTACCAGCTGCAATAGCAGCAGCATTAGCCTCTCCTTGTGCTTTTATTATAGCATCAACACCGGCTGATTCCTGTTTTATTTTTGTTTTTGTTTCAGAAGATGATTGAGTTAGAGTAGATGATTGAATACCTGCATCAATCGCTGAACTAACTATAGCTTGGGTTGCTAATGATATAGCAATTTCTTGGTCAAATGTAACATTTTTCATTACTATTTTACCAGGAATTGCAATTGTTGTAATATTTTCTGCTTGAAATTGTTCATTGATTTTAGCAATTTTTTCAGCTATTTGTGTACCACTAATAAGTTGATTATTAGAAACAGTTGTATCTGTAGCAGATTTTGCAGAAGGTGTTAATGCATTAGCTCCCATTTTTTGTTGAGTATCTGTCTCAGAAACAGTTTTAGATATATCACTTGCTAAAGCTGCAATTGTTGTTTTATCATTATCTGATAATTGTCCTATTAATAATATATCACCTTTATTTATTTGTCTAACATTAACATTTTCCCAATATATATCTCTATTAAAAGAATCTGTTATTGTTTTTATAGATGAATTATACGCATTTTGAGCATCTGTTATTGATGGTATTATTAAAGGATTCGGTTTTAATTTCGGATTACTATTATTATAAGCTTGAACAGTTTGATTATATGCGTTAACCATATCTATATATCTTGCTACATATGCACCCTCAGGATTTTCCGCTTTAAATATAGCTACAAGACGTTCTTGAGCAGCAGTTTCATCAGGTGTTAAACGCGTTGTTGATATGTCTAAATTATTTTTTAAATTCACACTTGTATTTGATTCCTTTGTTGCTCGTTGAATTATACATTGTATCTGTTTTGAATTGCTTATTATTTTTTGAGCAGCAACCATAATAGGACCACATCCGGATTCTTCCATAGTATTGTGGGTAGCTCCACCTGAAACTTGATAATGACCTTCGGCATTTACACCATAACCACCAGCTGAAACACCACCTGATGATGCAAAATTAGCAGCATCTGTTAATGCTGCTTTAGTACAAACTTCAGAAGCACCTAGCGACTTTGCTAAATCAGATATTTTAGAGTAAATATCTTGTGGTGGAATATCTGTTGGAGGATTACATTTATCTTTATTTTGAGACATCTTTATCTGATAATAAATAAAATAATTTATTAATTATTTATTATATACATTTTTCATCTAGTCTCCATTTTGTTAAAAATTTATATCATAAAAATTTTCTTAACCTTAAATTTAGGTTAAGAAAAAATAAGTTTAAAATCTGGAGACTAGAGATTAAGAAAAATAATAAAAGATACAGATAAGTATTTTTTAAGATACTGTTACAAACATTCGAATTTCATTATTATTTTCTAATGAAAATTTTTTAATTATTTTTTTCAGATTTTTTTATCATTTCTGGATTTTGTTCTGAAATAGGTTTTGGTTTATTATATTGAATAAATATTGCAATACATGTATATAAAATACTAATTCCAATCATTGTCAAGCCTCCAATTAATAACATCTTACTTCTTTTATAAAAAGTATAAGAAGTAGTATCATCTGATTCACTATCTACATTACATTCTTCTGCATTATCATAATACACAGCTGAACCTAATATGTCGAAAGGATTTCCTTTATTATTACTAGTGTCTGTTTTAAATTTCTCCGTATTATACATAAAATCAACTGCTATACATTTTGAATCTTTGGCACATTTATCATAAGCATTATCATATGATATAGATATATCTCCATCGTAATTATTAAATTTACATTTACCATCAGAGTTAGATAAAGACTTATTTTTTGTTGTAAGATAGATGACAGAAGACGTAGAATATATGATTATCATAATTACACCAATTGTAAAAGGAATAATTCCTAAAAATGGCATTAGATTACTGAAAAATTTTGCTGTAACACCTATTGTTACGCCAAAAATAAGAAGTGGTAATATTAGTATTAAAAATATCTCAAGCATACTTGTACCCGTAGATTCTTGTTTTGTATCAGATACAGATTTATTTGTTAATGCAGATATTTGATCTGCAGTTAATGTTGAAGTTCCTGTTAAATTACAAGCTTGTAATTTTGAACTAATATTATTTTGTATTACATTTTTTCCACCAGAACATCTTAATACATTTTCCTGTTCAGCTGAAGAAGAATTTGTACAGCATAAAACAGTATTTAAATAATTACATGCAGTTTGTTGATTATTTATTACTTGACATTGTTCTTTATCAACATCATTTGAAGATAGAAGTCCAGATGACTTTTGCAATATCAATGCTAATGCAGTATTATCAACACTCGTTCCTTGAGTTGATAATGCTGACATAGTTGCAGATAGAGTACATTGTTGCACAACTGTATCTACATTTTCCTGTTTAATATCTGTAATATCCCAACTGGCAATCAATTTTTCCTGAGCCTCTGGATTGTTTTTAAGAATTTCGAGCATTTTTTCTCTAGATTTTTGACATTCTTCTGTTACTTCTATTACATTCAGTTGTGTACTAACTGCACTACTTGTGCAACTTTGTGTTAAGTTCGCTTCTTGTATAGTTTTTTGAACATTATTTATAACATTTCTTTGCTTTTCGCTCAACTTATTTGAACTACCTAAAGCTTTAAGTATACCTGCTGGGGACCAATCTCCTAAAGAATCAATAACATCACTCATTGCTTTAAAAGAATCGGCAACTGCGTCGCAGGCTTCTGCTGCAGTCATATTTTCTAAATCATTTCCACATTTTTTGTTCACATTTTCTGATTTTGAACAATTTGACATTTTATTTTATATATATTTATTTTATTTAATTTAATAAATGAAATATAAAAGTCAATTATTGGCAACTTCTGATATTTGTAAGACAGCAGTTCCAGGAACTGCTTTATATGATAAATGTTTATGTGCAAATGCGTTTGATGCATACGCTGAAAGAACACAAGCTTTTAAAGATCAAATGGCTACATACAATGCGCGAATAATAGCTCGAGATAATTATTTAAGGCAAAAAAGCGCGTGGGATGCAAAATATACAACTCAGCAAAGTATATATCAACAGGAAATAACTAATGGTCCTGCTAAATATTTTTTGTATGATCCGTTAATGATTGAAAGAGGAATACAAGCACTTTCGTCAACTTGTGCAGGTTGTAATCCCGGATATACATCTGCAGGTACATGGCAATGGAGTGTTCCAGGAAATGCACTTGCGAGTACATATTGTTACGAAAAATGCAAACGTACTCCAGCAGAAGTTAATGTTGATATGAATAAATGGCGATCTACGAATCCCCCACCAACTTTAGTTGATGTTCCTTCAATTCCTGTATTACCATCTGGGGATAATATACAATGTTGTCTCAATATTATGCAAAATATAACAGCAAATAATATAGATGATGTTAATCAGATATGCAACCAAAAAATAGTACAGGAAATTGAAAAAGAATCACAAAAGATTACATCTAATCCAGGATCTAGTACAACTCGTTCCCCAAATACAACTCGTCCCCCAAATACAACTCGTCCCCCAAATACAACTCGTTCCTCAAATACAACTCGTCCCCCAAATACAACTCAAATTCCTGATTCTTCTATGACTATAATTTATATAATTGCTGGTGTTTCTATTGGTGCTGCTATTATATTAGGGATTGTTCTATATTTTATGTTTAAAAAACCAAAAATTATAGAAAATCCAAAAATATAGAACTTACACCGAGTTTATCAACTTAAATAATATATAATAAAAATTATATATTATAATTATTGTAACATAATCAACATTCCTCTTGTTGGAGGATTTATTTTTTGACCTGACATACCAACATTATTTATAAAATAATTGTTATCAATATTTGTATCTAATGGAATTTCTATTTGATTTTCTTGACATTTTTGAGAACTTCCAAAAAACGTTATTGCACTAATACTATATTTAGTATTATTTTTATTTATAGATATTTTTGTAGGTCTAAAACCTAAATTAAAATCTATTTTTGCCGGCCAATCTGTGCATTCTGAAGATGTAAAAGAATAAATATATATAGGACTAGGAAAAATATTTTTAGATTTATTGGATAATATATTTATAATATTTGACTGCGTGCCATTAAAAAAATTTAACTCTAGAACTTCGCCACCTAGAGGAGTTGTAGTTATATAAGGTTGATTTGGTATAACTGTCAATTGTGTAAATGTTGATTCTAATGTAAGACCTTTTCCTATGATTATAATATTAATTAGGTCTGATGCTTTAATAGGAATATTAGGAAAAAAAGAGACTGTAGAAGAAATTTTTAAATCTATTGTAGAATTATATGAATTTATTTGTGCTGTTAATTTATAAGGACTATCTGGATATAAAGTTGTAAATTTATATTGTATTGTAATATCCGATAAAAATCCATCTACCCCAGATGTTCCTAAATTATAAGTTTTAGTTTCTTCGTTAATTGTTGTTGTATATATTCCAGTATTTAATTTAATATTTGCACTAGGTTGATCTGGTAATATATTTAACGTATACCTTGTACTTGATAGCGAAAATTCTTTTCCTGTGACTGTAATAGAAATTATATCATTATAATTGACACGTATATTAACATTTTTTGTGAATGAAATCCAAAATGTTCCATTGCTTGTTACTATAAACTCATCTCCTGTATTATAATTTTGTCCAATATTTAAATTATATGTAGGTAAATCACCAGAAGAATTTGAATTAAATATGGAAAAGAAAGTTATTGATTTAAGAGTTCCAGTTAAACCAGCTGTTGAAAATATAAATGTATTTGTAGAAGTATTTGATGATTTATTTGAAAATTGAGCAGATGAATCTTTAGGTTGATTATAATATACTTTTGTTCCAGAATTATCAAATGGTGTGCTGGTTTGTGTTACTTGTGGAGTAGTTAATTGTGTTGTTTGTGGCGAAGTTATTCGTGGAGTAGTTAATTGTGTTGTTTGTGGCGAAGTTGTTCGTGGAGTAGTTAATTGTGTTGTTTGTGGTGAAGTTGTTTGTGATGAAGTTGTTTGTGGTGAAGTTGTTCGTGGAGTAGTTAATTGTGTTGTTTGTGATGAAGTTGTTTGTGGTGAAGTTGTTTGTGGCGAAGTTGTTTGTGGCGAAGTTGTTCGTGGTGAAGTTGTTTGTGTTATTTCAGGTGTAGTTGTAACATTACTTAGATTATTTTGCATAGGTAGTGTTGCTATAATAACAATTAGAGAAATAATTACAATTGCACTTAATATAATAATAGTTATTTGAAATGCTGATATCATTTTTATTTATAGATAATAAATAAAAAATTAAAATATAGAGACAATTCTGTAAAATATTATTTTATTCGATTATGCTGTCTTAAATTATTTAAATGGTTGAATTATCGCACTTTGTATTAAACCTGATAATATACTTATTCCAAGTATAATTGAAATATAAATAACACATGGTTGTTGCGTACTTATACAGTAGATACATATACAAAATGATAAAAATGCAAAAAACATTTCAAGAGAATTAGACCACCATTGACATTTTTTTGACTCTGGTGATTTATTTGCTAAATGTATAAATGATAATAAAGAAAATAAACCGATTATATAAGAAAACGTTGTTTGAATTGATTTATTAAGTATAAAAGATAAACAAAATATACTAATCGCAATTAAAGTTCTAACAGGTATACAAACACCATAAAAGAGTTTAGCTCTGTCTTGGTTTAAATGTTTAGAATTTGCATCCAAAAATCCACTTTTAAAAAGAAAATTATCATAATTATTATTAATATTTGTTAAACATACCATTTATTTAACTACAAATTTTTTAAAACTAATTTTAGTTTTAAAAATATTAGAATTATATTTCTAATTAATTTTTTCAACTCTTACTAAAAAATTATATTTAATACAAACTTTATATATTTTTGATTCTTTCTAAAGTTTTTATAAATATATCATTATCTAGTTCTTCTTCATCTTCCATATATTCATTTTGAATAAGAAATGTAAATAAATTTTTTACAGCTTATCTTAATGTTGTATAAACACCTATACTTTTAGAATCTTCTCTGTTATATATAAACTAGAATCTGAAAGTGTATTACAATTTTACTATTAATTTTTAATTTTTAATTTTTAATTTTTATTACGCTAATATTGTAATAAAAGTCAAGTTTTTACAAAACTAAAATAATACCCATTATAACTATTACCTGTATCTGCAAATTCATAAACTTTAGAATGACTTATATGTAATTCTTTACAAATTTCTGCTATAGAATTATAAGTTTTTGCTGATTCACCTTCTTTACCAGCCATAATAGGTCTATTTGTTGAGCAATATCTAACTGTACCTAAATTATAAGATTCTATCCATTTTCTCAGTGTAGTTCTTGTTGTATTGTAATATTTTGCAATATCTTCTTTGGTATTAGATTCAATTTGATTTTTAAGTTCTTGTTTACTTGGTATTTTATCGATATTATGAGTCTTCAATAATTTTTCTAGAACAAACATATTTATCCTGAGTTTTTGCGTTATTTCTTCTTTAGAATAATCACCTACTAAAGATAACAATTCATCTTTAGAAATTGTTTTAGCTTCTGATTTTAATTTTTTTACATCAATTTCATATTTTTTTAACCAAGTTCTAACAACATGTGCTGATACATCATATACTTCTGCTACTTCAATTTGATTTTTATCTTTGAAATGTTCTATCAAGGCTTCTTTTGTGGGTATTTCTTTTTTGAAATCTTTTATATTGATTTCGTACTGCTTTAACCATTTACTGACAGGGTTCGTACTTATACAGTACATCTTTGCTATATCTGATATATTTTTAGTTTCTAGCTGTTTTAATAAGAATTCTTTTGGAGGAGCAGTAAACTTACATGTAGTGGGTTGAATTTCAATTTTCGGAATTATTTCTTTAATAGGCTCTAATTTTATTTCGCCTTTTTCTATTTTTTCAATAATTTGTTGTTTTTCTTCTTGAAGTTCTTTCATTTGTTTTTCTTTACTTTCATTAATTTTAATATATATCTTACCTATAACTTTTGAAATATCAAAGTCTTTTTCATCTGGGTTATATCTTATCCAATTTGAGTCATCAATATTAAGAGTTTCATTAATTATATCCATTCGCATACGTTCATCACCAGGTTTCCTATCGCTGTGATTATTTTCATCGCATTCCACCACTATTTTCTGGTCGGGAAAATACATGTCTAAATAATAATAATCAACACTAAATTGGTCTTCAATTTTTTCAGTTTTAAAAGCATTTGCAATTGCAGATAAAGTTTGTTGTTCTTTAGTAAGACATTTTTTATTAGTAGTATCAATATGAAATTTTTTAAGAATGTGTAAAACATCAGGAGAAATGCGTTTTCTAGTTTTAATAAGAATTTCAATAGCTCCATCACGAGTTATTAGAATAGTACGAGGATCCAATTCAGGAATTTTTACACCTGGATAATTCCTAAATTCAAGCTGATTACATTTAGAAACATTATTTAGAATAACTTGTGTTGTATTTTTATAGCCTAACAAAGTAACTATTTCATAACCAATAAAATATTCAAAACAAAGATAGTTGCTGATATAAGAATACATTGTCAATTCATTATTATCTTCATCTTTTAAACTGTAAGATATAGGTTGTTTAGGTACAATTTCAGATTTTTTCTCTAATAGTCCTAATATTTCTAAAGTATCATTTGATATATTTTTTTTTGCTGTATTAACAAGTTCTTTTATCCCTTCTTTATTTATCAAAATAATTCTATAATCTATATTAGGTTCTTTTACGCCTTGAAAATCTTTAAATAAAACTTTATTATAAGGAGATACTTTACGAGCAATTACTGTAGAATTTTTATATCCTAATAAATTAGTTATTTCATAGCCTATGTAATATTTTGCAGGTTTTTTGTCAATAATTTGTGTATAAGTAGTTAATTCTTTACAACATACTTCTTCAATTTCATTGTCTTCTTCAATGAATTCAATCTCTATTTCTTGGTTTTCTGTCATTTTTATTATAGATCCCATTGCTTTAAATCTAAATCTATTGAAATGTTTCAATAGATTTAGAATAATTAAACAATCAATTTATACTTAAAATTAAATAATTATCTTTTGAATTGTATTTGTAGTTTATATAATCTAAATCTATAGCATTATTTTAATAAATAGATTTAGTTTTTTCAAACCCATCTACACCTCAAATAATTATTTTTCACACTTGTCCCTTCATTTCTATCTATTAAAAGCTCATTAACTTTTAATAAAAAATCTAAATCAAACATAATTTCACCTTAAATATCTAATCTTTCTTCTATTTCCTTGTGACAAGTTCGAATAATCTTAAGGAAATAGTAGTAACTATCTCTAGAGTATTTAGCGTTTATTGAAGATAAGATACATCTTCCGCTATGAAAAACGAGGAAAGTATTATACCTGTCTTTGTTGAGCTTTTTCATCTGATCTTTATCGGATAAATATTGCAAGTATTCATTGTATACAGTCATTTCTTCAACCCATTCATTTTTTTTGTAAGAAAGTTTTTTAATTTCCATAGTCGCAATATCCAGCTTGATTGGAATTTTTATGTTCACTCCCGTATAACCGAAAGATGTCTCCAAAAGTGAATGAAATTCTGTTTGTGTACTCATGTATCTCGAAAGTTTTTCGCGATCTACATTGAAACCCAGGCTGAAATCAATATTTCTCATAGCAGGAATAAAAAGTGTCTCTAAGTTAGATCCTCGTGAAAATTTATATATATTGTTCTCTTCATCTTTGATTTGTTCCCAAATATATTTAACACAATCTTCAGCCTGGGAATCGTATTTAATACCAGTTAATTGAATCATACCATTGTTGCACATCTTAAAATTGACAGGTTTATTATTTAAGATCATTACGACAGTAAAAGAGTTACGAAACCATTTACTCTTTTTCTTCTTAGCTTGTGTTTTCTTTTGTTTTAGATCAACACCACGCATTTTATTCTCATGTTTCAAGGTAATAATAGAACCATGAATAACATCTTTATTTTGTTCAATAATTTCAGCTTTTTTCTTTCTACCACGTTTTTTAGGGATAACAGTGTAGTCAATAACAGGTAAAAATTCGAATAATTTTTTAAGATCTAAAATAAGATTAGTCATAGCGATAAAAGTTTTAGTAGAGACTTTAATATCTTCGAATTCTTCAAAGACGAGTTCGCTTGATGATTTAGCGTCAATATTTTTATTTAAGTTTTTAATATTTTTTGTATTTAATTCTTTCGCATCAGATATCATTTTTATTATTTAAAGAATTTGTCTTTAAATAAACAATTTTAAATTTAAATTAATTTATCTAATCCATTCATAAAATCAATATGTATATTCCATCCTAAATCTTTTAATTTTGAATTACTTATATAATATCTAATATCATTAAAGGGTCTATCTTCTATATATTCTATCCATTTTTCATATTCAGTAGTATTTTTTATTTTTTTTATAAGTATTTTAGCTATATCTATTACAGAATATTCCATACCTTCATCACATCCTATATTATATATTTCTCCTATTTTTCCTTTTTGCAATATTATATCAAATGCTGAAATAGTATCACTTACATGTAAAAATGATCTAATTGAATTTCCAGTTCCTTGTATAGTTACTTTTTTATTATTTTTTAAAAGTTCAATAAATTTAGGTATAAGTTTTTCAGGATATTGATTAGGGCCATAAACATTATTACCTCTTGTTATTATTATTGGTAAATTAAAAGAATGTAAATATGTTTGTGTTATTAATTCTGCAGCTGCTTTTGTTCCTGCATATGGATTTGTTGGTTTTAAAATAGTTAGTTCAGTTTTTTTATTATCATTTAATTTAGATTCACCATATACTTCATCTGTAGATACATGTATATATTTTTTAATTTTCCCATATTTTCTCGAATATTCTAATAATGTATGAGTTCCAAGTACATTATCAACAGTATATTGTATTGAATCTTCAAAAGAATTTTGTACATGACTTTGTGCAGCAAAATGACAAATATAGTTTATATCAAATTTGTTTAATAAATCAAGTGAAATATCATTAATATTCATTTTTATAAAACTATAACGTTTAGATTGTTTAACAATATCATTAATATTATTTTCATTAGCGCAATAATACATTGCATCTATGTTAATAATATTTATTTTATCATATTTATCAAAAATATAATTTACGAAATGAGATCCTATAAAACCACATCCACCTGTTATTAATATATTTGTACTTGTTGAATTTATAAAATCATATACAGGTTTAGGATATTTTAATAAACAATCTATTACAGCTTCTTTAATATTCTTTAATTCAGGAAATAAGTTTTTTAGTTTATTTGTATTTAACATATTATTAGATCTTTTTGATAATAAAATTTTATCTTGTTCTTCAATTGTAAAATTTTTCCAAACAAATAAAGGATCAACAATTTCTTTATATAATTCTAAAATTTCATTATGAGAAATTACACCTGGGTTTGTTAAATTTATAGTGCCTAATATATTTTTTTCCATCATTTTAACAGCATATGGTATTAATTCTGGTAAAACACTCATAGAATTTGGAATAGAACATATTTTATCATATGTTGTAATTTTTTTAATAAAATTTCGCGAATTTGCATCTGAATTTATAGGCATTCTAATTCTTAGATTTAAGACATTCATTTTTTTCATAATAGAATCAGTAAATCCTTTAACAATAGAATATGAAGAACCAAAAAAGTTTGGAAAATCATCTTCAGTAAAACCTGTATTATGTTCATTATCATAATCAAATATACATCCAGTTCCTAAATAAGTAAAATGTATATTATGATTATTGCATAAAATTGCTAATATTAAAGGACTATATAAATTATCTCTGATATTTTCAACTAATTTACCATCTTCTTCTAAATAATCAATAGTACTTACAATTTTAAAACCTATTTTTCCATGAGTTCTTCCAATTAAACTCAATATATGTGTGGGTTTTATACTTAATATTTCTTTTTCAACGTCTTCTATATTATCAACGCGTGAATTACCTTCAAAAAATATAATTTGTTTTTTATTTAAATATTCAATAACTTGTTTACCAATCCAACCTTTAGAACCATATATAAGAATTTTCATTTTAATTAATAAATTATTATCTTTAAAATAGGTTTAAAAATATATTAATTTATATAAAAATGCAAAAATATAGTATTGTTATGCCTTTAAAAATTAATGAATTAAATTCATATAAGATTTTTAGAGAAATAAGTTTACCATTATATGATAAATTTCTTGATACAGAATTTATTGATAACTTTTATATTATATGTCCTAGAGACAATATTGAGTATATTCAAAAAGATACTCAATTATATCCAATATTGCAATTTAAATTTATTGAAGAAGAATCGATAATTGATTCTAATTTAAGTAATGAAAAAGGTTGGATTAAACAACAGATTATTAAATTATGTATTGCAAATATAATTGAAACTGAATATTATTTAGTTGTAGATAGCGATATGTATTTAAATCAACCTTTAAGATATCAAGATTTATTTTATGATAATAAAATTAAATACACGAGTGAACCATATCAAACAAAAAATGATAAATATCATTCAACAAATTCTAATTGGTGGGCAAGTTCGTGCAAAGTATTAAACTATCCTATTGAAAATTTATATAATGATGAAAAATTAATGGGAGTTACACCACAGGTATTAATAACACAAACAGTTAAAAATTTAATTGAATATTTAATTGCTGTATACAAAACTAATTGGAAAAAAATAATATGTGATATGACTTTTACAGAATATACTTTATATTGGATATATTTACTTATGAATAATCAAACAGAATTATATACTACAAATGGATTTCAATTATGGAGACATGATTTAGATAGAAATATATTATATTATCAAACAGAAGATGAAATTAAAACAATTGTAAAAAATTCTATTACTGATAAAAACACATATTTTTCAGTAATTCAATCATATTTACCAGTTAATATTGATTCTATAAAAAATATACTTGTATCACAAAGTTATGATGCGATATTTTTATTAGCATCAATGACATGTCCAAATAGATATCAAGCTTTTACAAGAGAAGAAAGAGTAAACCAAATGATTGAATGTATGAAAGATATACAACAACGTGTTCCAAATTCAATATGTATTTTTATTGAAGGAACTGTATTAACTGAATATGAAAAAACAGAATATAGTAAATACAGTATTTTATTAGAATTTGGGAATGATGAAACTATTTTACCATATGTAAATCATCCATATAATATAGGACATGGAGAAATGAAATTGTTAGAAAAAGGTATAGATTATATTTTAAATAATAATATATTTTCAAAATATGTTTTTAAGATTACACCTAGATATAAACTTACAGACAACTTTAAATTAGAAAATTATAAATTAGATAAATATTGTTTCAAAACAAATTATGATCCAGATATTAAACAATTAGTTTATATAACTAAATTGTATTCTATACCGTTTAATAAATTAAATAATTATAAACACATTTTAATAGAAGGTCAAGATTTATTGTCTAATATATGTTTTATGGTAGAGAAATTGTATTATGATATGTTAAAATCAGAAGATGTTTGTATAATGGATATAGTTGGAGTAGAAGGAAATATGAGTTATAATAAAGATTATTTTAATATATAAATTGTTATTTAAAAATACTAGTAAATTAATAAATGAAATTTTTTAACCTTTAGTCTCTAAAATGATGTAAATTTGCATCAAAATGGAGACTAGAGGTTAATGTATTGTTGATAATAATACAACGATGATTAACCGGTGCAACAAGAATCATAATATTTACTATTATTATTTTAAAATCATTCCTTGTATGTATTATATTATTTATGAATAATAAAATTTTTATATTTTAATAATAAAATTTTTATATTTTAATAATAAATGAGTCTCAAAAAATATTCAAGACGAATAAGGTTAAATGAAATAAAAAAATCCAGAAGTGCTCGAAGATCTAGACCCGCTAGATCTAGACCCGCTAGATCCAGAATTTTAAAAAATACACATGTAATGCCAAGAAGTATAAATAGAAAAAGCAAAATATCCAGAAGTGTAAGACGAAAAAAAAGCAAAAGGTCCAGAATATCAACAAGAACTAGACGTGGAAGATCTTCTAAAAAAGATGGTGTTAAAGAAAATATAGGTATATGTGAAAAATGTGGAAAAGAAAAACGAATTGAATATGGTTTTGAAAACTTATGTCACGACTGCTATCTTGTGTATGAAAAAACAGGTTTTAAAAGTTTAATTAATTTTGTACAAAAATATGAACTAGATTTACCAGATCGTAAAAGAGACGTAAAGAAAAAACTATATGATATGATTGCAATATTTAAAGATAAATATAGATTTGGGTATGATATTTTTAGCAATATGAGTAGTCTAATAAAAAAGGATTATAAGACTATAGATATTTCTAAAATTTCTAATAAAATATTAAAAAGTTACGAAAATAGTTTTGATATTTGGGGACCTGATGATATAATAAAAAATATTAAAATAGATATTAGTCCTATAATTTCTTTTTTTCAAAAAAATAAGGATATTCTTAAAGCAGACCCTGATTATGTGTTTCGATATTTCAAAAAAATAGATGGAGATTCTTTTATAAGAACTATGTATACCGTTGACAGTTCTATATCTAAAATGTATGATTATAGTAAGATAAACTACTTATCTCCTGAATATTCTAAACTAGTATATAATGAACGGAACGAGATATACAATAATATTTTTGAAAAAATATATAAATCTTTGAATGCAATACAAAGCTATTTAAATAGTTTAAATAATATTAGACAAATATTATTATGTGTTTATATAATTATTATGGGAATTGATAAGATAATATTTAATGAATATGATAATTCTTTATACAGCGATAAGTATGATAAGATGACTGAAATAGACTATAAGGTGAATACAGAATATGTTACAAAGAATTTTATTAAAAATAATGATATAGATATGGAAAGTTATTATATATTAGGTTTTATTGCAGATAAAGATAACACCCTTTCACTAACACCTATAAAAATTTCTAGAGATTATAACTTTAAAAATGCACTAATGATAGAAAAGAATAAAGGTATTGTAACTACTGGAAAAATTTATAAATTTGATATTGATAAAAATTTTAATGTTATTGAGTTAACATTAAAGAATTTTTTATTAAATATAGATGATTCAATGAAAGACTCATCTGACAGGGTAAAAGATATGAAAGAAAGTATATGTGATTTCATATTAAAACAGAAAGATGGATTTACTATGTTATGCGATGAAGATATAAAATACTGGAACATAGACAGTAAATATGATGCAATAGAAAATGATCCACCACATTATAAAATAGTGGTTCCAGGAGGATGTTTATTTTGTGGGAAACAAGACTCCTCGAAATCTCAAAATGGATATGGGAATAGTCCAAAAATATGTATCGTTTGTTGTGCAAAAAAACTATATCCAGATGATAATTATATTAAACAGATAGAAGAACAAGATTGTTTTTTAAATTTAGATAAGGAGATTTATAATGAAATTTATGACATGGTAGTATCAAAAGATAATCGTAGTATTGACGTATTAGATATTATTGTAAAATCTGTTAATAAAACAAATAATCGATATGAATATGGTTATGAAAGTGACAAAGACACAATAGGTACATATTGTTCAAAGGATTGTGTTGTATGTAATACAGATTTTGAGTCTAATGGAAATGTAGCATATAACATACATTATTCATGCGCCTCTACAATATTAGGTAAGAAAATTGGTAAAAAGGATATATGGGATAATATATATTCTATTAGGAAAGATTTATTGATGAAACATACAAAAGATATGTATATAAGAACACCTATAATTAAAAAAATATTCAAAACAATAGTAAATTTTAAAGATAAAGGAGTAAACTATTATTGTGATTTGTGTTCGTGTTATCATCCGTCTAATACAGAACAAAAATTTTTTGCACAATTTATTTATAAAAAGAATGATTCTAAAAATTACAATTGTGTAGAATTTAATATTAAAGAATCATATTTATTAAAAGAAGATGGCGAAGTATTCAAACAGGATAAATATCCAGAAGATCTAGCTAATAAACTTTTAAATTTTTTTATAGGTAAAGTAGCTCTACGTAAGATAGATGAAATTCACAATTTATATGACGTTTCAACTGGAGGGATATTTAATAAATTTAAAGACGAAGTAAAACATTCTGATTTTATATTTGGAAAGGTTTCTGAATATTTAAAACCAGAATTTTAAGTAGAATTTTAGCTTAATCTTTAGTCTTCAGATTTTGGAGAATGAGTTTTCTTAACATTAATTTTAGGTTAAGAAAATTTTTACTACGTAAATTTACATCATTTCAGAGACTAAAGGTTAGTTTTAATTTTGATATAAATTTACTTAATAAAACATTTCTTAACCTTATTTTCAAGTTAAGAAATGTTTTATTAAAAATACCGATTTAACCTTCTAAAATATTTAAATATATAAAATATAAACTAAATGAAAAAAATGTGTATATTAGGTGCTGGAGGATTTATAGGTTCTCATCTTGTTAAAAAATTAAAAAATTTAAATTATTGGGTAAAAGGTGTAGATATTAAATATTTAGACACAAATGCAGATGAATTTATTATAGCTAATCTAACACAATTAGAAGAAGTTGACAAAGTTATAACTAATGATATAAATGAGGTTTATAAATTAGCTGTAGAAGTAGTATGATATGTTAATATCAGAAGATGTTTGTATAATGGATATAGTTGGAGTAGAAGGAAATATGAGTTATAATAAAGATTATTTTAATATATAAATTGTTATTTAAAAAATACTAGTAAATTAATAAATGGAATATTTTAAATATAAATTTCAAAATCTATGTGATACTTCGTCAGATATTAATGAACATTTACCTACTTTATTTAAATATGCTTCAAATTGTGAAAGTGTGTTAGAACTCGGAGTAAGAGGTGTTGTATCTTCATGGGCGATAGCATATGGATTGTTAAATAATAATAAAAACAATAAATATTTATTTATGAATGATTTAGATGAATGTGATATTGATGAGATATATAACACATCCAAAACTACAGATTTAAAAATTGATTTTAAATGGGTTAATGATTTAGAATTAAATTTCGAAAATAATTTTGACATGGTTTTTATTGATACATGGCATGTATATGGACAATTAAAAAGAGAACTTAATAAATTTGGAAAAATAACAAACAAATATATAATTATGCATGATACTACAGTTGATGAATGGTATGGAGAAACTGTAAGATCTATTTATAGTATGAATGCTGAAAAACAATCAAAAGAAACAGGTATACCGATTGAAGAAATTAATAGAGGATTATGGCCAGCAATTGAAGAATATCTTAAAGAAAATAATGAATGGAAACTAAAAGAACGATTTACAAATAATAATGGTTTAACAATATTAGAAAGGATTTAATAATTCTGGATACTAGAGATTAACATTCTAATTCAATTTGTGCCAGATAATTTTTATAAAGATATGAGTGAAATTCTCAATTTATATAATGTTTCAACTGGATAGCTATTTAATAAATTTAAAGACAAAGTAATAGATTCCGATGTTATATTTGGGAAGGTTTCTGAATATTTAAAACCGGAATTATAACTAGTATTTTAGATTAATTTTTAATCTCCAGATTTTGGAGAATGAGTTTTCTTAACCTAAATTAAGGTTAAGAAAAATTTCAGGAAGTAAATTTACACAGAATAGAGACTACATATTAAATATTATTTTCTTTGAGAGTTAAAAGTTATAATATTTTTTAATTATTTTACTTGTAGTGCTAATATTATTATCATTTAAATACATTTCTAATAATATAGTTTTATCTAAACTATCATTATGATTTATGTGCCATGGCAAATGTTTGCAAATAAAATTAGAGGCTACTCTGATATTTATTTTAGTACTAAATCCGTTACTTAATTTACTTTTGCAACCTAAAAAAAATGTAGTATCAATATCAGCATCATATATATCTAAATTATTATATTTTTCTAATGGTTTTTTCCAAAATTGCATTTCCCATTCTTTTATATTAATATCATCAACATAATTATCATTAAAAATATCTGATGATGTTATATCTAATGCAAAACCAACTTTTGAAGCATTATATTTAGTAGAAATCTCATATAGAATATCTATAAAATTATTTGGTAATTTTTCATTATATTCTAAATCAGGATCTGTTATAATAAAATGTTCTGGGAGATTATTCCAAATAATAGGTTTATTCCATACTCTATGACCGTAATTCTTTTCAAAATTTATTATTTTATATGAATTTTCTAATTTTTTTAATATTGCAACGGTATTTAAACCGGTGCTATTATTATTTATAATTATAATATTATTATCAGATATATTTTTATTTTTTAGTTGTATAATTGTATTTTCTACATAAAATCCATTATTAAAACATATTATATAAATAGGTATATTCATTTATATTTATCTCTGTATTTTTAAATGATTTATAAAATAAAAAATAGTTTATAAATGATAAATAGAGTAATAATTTTTGGAGTAAATGGGATGTTAGGATCATATATTTATGATTATATGACTAAAACAAATAAATACAAAATTGTTCCAATAACTAGAAAAGAGTTTGATGTTTTAAAATATATTAATAAATTAGAAGATATTTTATTAGATAAAAAAATTGATGATAAAACATGTATAATAAATTGTATAGGATTAATACCACAAAGATTAAAAAACAATACAGATGCATCTCAATATTTTATTATAAACAGTATTTTTCCTCAATTATTATCAAAATATTGTAATAAATATTCAGCTAAAATGATTCATCCTACAACAGATTGTGTTTTTAGCGGTTTTGTCGGAAATTATATAGAAAGTGATTATCACGATGAAAAAGGATTATATGGTGTAAGTAAATCACTCGGAGAAAATATTGATTGTACAATAGTTAGAACATCAATTATAGGTGAAGAAATTAATAATAAATATTCATTATTAGAATGGGTTAAAAACAGTAATACTAATATAAATGGATATACAAATCATTTATGGAATGGTATAACATGTTTACAATATAGTAAAATTATAGAAAATATAATTGATAATAATTTATTTTGGAAAGGTGTTAAACATATATATTCACCTGAAATAAAAAGTAAATATGAATTATGCTGTATTATTAAAGATGTATATAATTTATCAATAGAAATAAATAAAATAGAAACAACAACTACTATAGATAAAACTTTAAAATCTATTTACAAACCAAATTTTAATATACCAAGTTTAGAAAAGCAGATAAAAGAATTATATGATTATTCAATATTATTTAAAGTGTAAATAACATAATATAAAATGGAAAATTTACAAAAAAATTTAGACATGATACCAAAACTAAGAAATATTGTTAAAAATAATGATGGATATTATATACATAGTTATATTGAAAATAGAGAGATTTATAATGATACTATTTCAATTGTTATGACATCATGTAATAGAAGTAAACAAGTTTTTCAAACTTTAAAAACAATATCACATAGTATTTTTAAAAATATTCAAATTATTCTTGTCGATGATTCAGATATTGATAAAATATCAATTGATAAACTTCATATATATCCATTTTATATCGATTTTATTGAAATTATTAGAGATAAAAAATGTTGGAATAATCCATGTATTAATTATAATATTGGATTTGAATATATAAAAGGAAATAAAGTAATAATACAAAATTCTGAAGTATGTCACGTAGGAGATATTTTATCTTATGTTAATAAATCAGTAAAAAATGAAGATTATTATATATTTGATGTAAAAGTTTCTAAAGATTTTAAAACTAATGATTTTATATATGATATACCTGTTTTATCTCACAATATTTTTTCAAATAATGATATATATAATATCGATATATGCTCCGGGTGGTATCAACATCGTATATATCGGAACTGTAAGTATCATTTTTTAACAAGTATGTCAATAGAAACATTTAAAAAAATACAATCATTCAGTTATGACTATGCTTTTGCTAATAGTTATGATGATGACGACTTAATATTAAAAATAGAAAGTTTAGGTATTAAAATGTACAATGTAGATAATGAGATAGAAAAAGTAGGAGGTATTCATTTATATCATAGTACAACATATACAGATGAAGAACTTTCAATTGATAATTCTAGTATAATATCTACAAAAAAAGAGTATTACAAAAATACTGGTAATTATATTGAACTATATGATATTTTAAATAAAAAGATAGTTGTAACAATAACAGGTATAAGACCTGATTTTATTCGTATGTGTAATGTTTTTAAAGAATTAGATAAAAATTTTAAACATATATTAATACATACAGGTCAGCATTATGATACTAATCTTTCTGATGTATTTTTTGATCAATTAAATATACGTAAACCAGATTATATTTTAAATTCTGGTAAAGAATCTGTAAATCATTTTGAACAATTAAGTTATCTAGCACGTGAAATTCCTATTTTATTTAAAAAAAATAATATTAAACCAGACTTAATTTTATTTTTAGGAGATTCAAATTCAGCAGGAATATCATTTCCTTTAAAAAAAGAAGGATATAAAATAGGACATATAGAAGCTGGAATGAGATCATATGATAAACGTATGTTAGAAGAAATTAATAGAACAGTATGTGATCATTGTAGTGATATATTATTTGTTTATCATGAAGATTATAAAGAACAATTAAAACTTGAAAATATTACAAATAATGTTTTTGTAGTAGGGAATACAATAGTAGAACCATTTTTAATTTTTAAAGAACAAATCATGAATAAACCTAAACAATTAAATATGATATTATTAGATATTCATAGACCTGAAAATTTTTATTATACTAAAAGACTGATAAATATATTACATTTTGCAAATAAATGTATTGAAAGATATGGTATTCCTGTTAAAATGTTATATTTTAAAAGATTACAAGACGTTATTACAACAAATAATATTAATATAGGTAAAATTCAAGTTATAAATCTATTACCTTATAAAGAATATTTAGAAACTGTATATAATTGTAAATTCATAATTAGTGATAGTGGTACAGGTCAAGAAGAACCCGCATTATTAAATACAAAAGTAATTGTTCCAAGAGAATATACGGAAAGACCTCAAAGTTATAAATATAATTGTAGTGTTAAAATAGATCTTGATTCTAATAATTATGATAAAATTTTTGAATGGATTGAAAAGACAGATAATATAATAGATACAAATTGGTTAGGTGATGGAACAACTAGTTTTAAAATTGTAGAACATATTAATTTTTTCTTAAATTCTCTTACATGAAAACGGTTTAAAGTTTTATTTAAGTATATATAAATGTTATCTAATATTAATATTAAATCAACTGATTATCAATCTGTTAAACCATTTCCATATATGAAACAAGATAATTTCTTAAATGAAAAATCTGCTTATTTACTCCAAAAAGAAATATTGAATATTCCAGATTGCGATTGGGACCGTTATAACAACCCTTTTGAACAAAAATATACTTTAAGAGATAAATATAATTTTCCTCCAAATTTAAAATTATTATTTGAAGAATTGCAATCAATTAATTTTGTTAATGAATTATCAAATATGTGTGGTTATAAATTAATATTAGATAATACGCGTAATTTCTGGGGTGTACATAAATATGATTCAGGAGATAAACTTGATATACATACTGATGCTGGATTACATCCTGTAAATAATCTTAAAAAACAAATAACTTTGGGTATATATCTCAGTAATAATTGGAAAAAAGAATATGGTTGTGAATTAGAAATATGGGAAGGTAATAAAAATAGTATTAGTAAAAAAATTGATTCAATAGAACCATATTTCAACCGTTTAATAATTTTTACATGTAATGATTATTCATGGCATGGAAATCCAAATCCAGTAAAGAATTTAATTAGAGATTCTAAACGTATTTTTGTTACTATTTCTTATTTAAGTGAAAATTTTACAGATGAAAATAAAAAAGTAAAAGCATATTTTGTATCAAGACCTGAAGATCCTATAGATAAAGAGAAAGATAAACTGAGATTATTAAGAGCTGATTCAAAAAAATATAAAGAAATTCTAAATATATCTAAAGATACTATTATTAATAATAAAAAAATATTATTATTTGGAGGTTCTGGATCTCTTGGAAATAAATTTATTGAAAAATATATAAAAAATAACACAATTATTAACTATTCAAGAGATGAATGTAAACATTGGAAAATGAGTCTAAAATATAAAACAGATAAATTATCATTTATTATCGGAGATATTAGAGACTATTTAAGAGTTGAAAATTCAATCTTACGAGAACAACCAAATATTATTATAATAATGGCTGCTTTAAAACATATAGACAGATGTGAATTCGCTATAGATGAATGTGTTAAGACAAATTTTACTGGAACAATGAATATATTAAATGCTATTGAAAGTAATATGGATCGTTTACTTAATTTGGAGACAATAATTTTTGTAAGTACAGATAAAGCATGTGAACCTACAAATGTATATGGTATGTCAAAAGCATTATCTGAATCAGCAATGATTGAAAAATCTCTATATTGCAAAAAATATAAATTTGTTAATATTAGATATGGAAATGTATTAAACTCAAGAGGAAGTATAATTCCTATTTTACATGAGAAAGGTTTGGATCCAGATGTTGAAAATTTTACTTTAACTCATCCAGAAATGACAAGATTTGTAATGACATTAGAACAAAGTGTTGAATTAATAGAACATGCTATTCTTTATGGTGAATCTGGAGATACAATTATACCAGAACTTATTTCAATGAAATTAATAGATCTAATGGAAATATTTTCAGATAAATATAAAAAATCTATAAATATAACAGGTATGAGACCAGGAGAAAAAATGTTAGAATCATTAATAAGCGAAATACAATCTTTACGTCTTATAAAAAAAGATAATTATATGTATATTAAACCAGCATATAAAAATTTACTTATAACTGATAATATTCAGAATTATAATAGCAAAATAAATCCATTAAATAAACAAGATTTATACAATTATTTAAATAAATATAATTTATTATAATTTTTAAAGTATTTTTATAGTTTAAAAATTAATCGATTTACAAGTATACATATATAACCTATTGTCATATTTAATATGTTTTTCTTTTATTTCAAAATATTTTAACAAGTATTTTTCCCACCAAATATCATTTTCTTGAATAGTATGTAATTCAATATTGTTTATGATATCAGAATGATTAGCTATTGCAAAAATACAATTTTTAGATAAACTTGAACATAGACTAATAACTTCTTCAATAAAAGATTTGTCAAGATGTTCAAAAACATCTGTACAACTTAAAACATCGTATACATTATTTTTTAATAATTCTCTTTCATTTTCTAAAGATAAATTACATTTAATAAAATTAATATCTAAATCATTGAATTTTTTAAGATCAACAGATGTTATTTTAACGTTATTAAAATTTTTTTGAATAAGATTTATTAATTGCCCTCTTCCAGAACCAATATCTATTAAACTAAATTCTGATTCTGTTTTGTTTATAAATAATTTTTTAATTTCATCAACTACAAAATCATACTGTATATGATGATCTTTTGAATATGATTCATTATCAAAACAAGTTTCATATATATTCAAATAATTAACTGACATTTATTAATATAATATATCTATTTAAATATATATAATTAATTAAAAATGAATAATATTTGTTATGTTACATCTTATTATAATATAAATAGAGAATCATGGACTGGATTTTCAAGATCTTTTGATGAATATCTTATTGAATTTAATCCATATATAAAATTATTTAATAAAGATAACTGCGGTAATGATATATTAATTGTATTTATGGATGAAAAAAATATAATTCAATTTAAAAAACAATTCGACGAAACAAAAGTAAATATAAAAGTTATTTCTACTAATGATGAATTTATGAATACCCTTCATATATGGAAAACTTTAGAAAAAGAACAAGAAATTATGAATGATGATAATTTTAAACAATTATTAGGTTCTCGTTGTATATATCCTGAACATATATATCCGAAATATACTTTAATCAATCATTGTAAAATAGATCTAATATGTTCTTTATTTGATAAATACGATTATGATTATTATGCATGGGTTGATTTTGGTTTTTTTAAATTAGGATGTAACATACCATCTAAATTAATAGATATAAATAAACTAAATTTAAATACTATTAATTATAGTATAATAAATCCTTTAGAAGAAATACACAAAGATATTCTATATAATTTACAAGTAGCACCTGAAATAATAGGTGGCTTCTTTTTCTTTGGAAGAAAAGATAAATTATTAGAATATCAAGAACTATATCATTTGATGTTAGAATATTTCCAAAATAAATTAAATATTGCCGACGATGATCAACATTTAGCGTTGCAATGTTATTTTCAAAAACCTGAATTATTTACATTGCATTTTCTTGGTGCTTGGCATAAGGCACTTGTATTTTTTCAAAAAGAATAATTTTTAAACTGTCTTGTTTGTTTAAAAATTTATTTTAGATTTAAAGTGGGAAATATATATTCTTTTAATAAATTATTAGCACGACTTTTCCAACTTTTTTCACAAACCCATTTATAATTTTTTTCTACTAATTCATATCTAAGTTTTAAATTATCTATTGAATTAAACACAACTTCAAGAGCATTATTTTGAAATTCTTTATTATAAAAATCTGTATTAGACTCTATATTTATCAAAATACCTCTATCTCCTACTGTATTTATTAATCCAGCTAAATTTGTGGTTATGATAAACGTTTTAGAAATAGCAGCTTCTAATGCTGTATGGCAAAAAGTTTCTTTATATGTACATGGATAGAACCATATATCTGCTTCTTTCCAATGTTTGTAAAGTAAATCTTTACATGTCCATCCATGATATTTTAAAGATTGATTCAAAAGTGTATTGTTTCTATATTTAGACAATAAATTTTTTATTTCTTGCATTTCTAATGGTCTCATATTATTTGACCATGTTCCATCTATATCAGAATGTATATGTAAAATAGATTCTGGATATTTTTCTAATATTTTTGGCCACATTTGAAGTAAAGGTAATAAACCACGTATTGGAAATGATGAATAAATAAAAATAAGTTTGTTTTTATGTAGTTTTTTATTTTCAATTTGTTCATCTTCAATTTGTTCATCTTCAATTTGTTCATCTTCAATAAATTTATCGATACCATATTCAAATGTTTTTGTTATATCTTTTAAAATAGGATACATATTTAAAAAATATTTTGTATGCCACTCAGATAGACAAAATATATTTTTCAATTTAGAACACATAGGGATAACGTTTCCTGTAAAATCAAGATCATGTGCAATCATATATATATATTCTACATTACTTTTAGAAATTAAAGGTAAATATTCAGAATATCTTCCTATTATACAAGTATGAACTTTATTTTCAAATATAAAAGAAAAAAGTTCTTCTATTCTACGATATTCAACTCCTTCAAATATATCATTTTCATAACATCTACAAAATACAATAACTTGAAACATTTCTGAATCCTGTATATTCTTACTCATTTGAATTGTAAATGTTTCAGAACCACCAACACCCTTATTAAGAATATCTTTTCCAGTCCAATTTTCAAATCCTCCATCAGACATAAAAATAAGTAATGGTTTAGAATAATTATTTTTAAGTATTATATTATAATTAGGAATATACTCTAACATATTAAATATATCATACCAAGATTTCATAGTTCTATAATCATTTTCTTTAAAACATTCTTTAAATGGTATAACACCTTCTAAATAACTTTTATTTTTTTCAAGAAATAATTCAGAACATTTTTTACCTGTTATAAAATCATTATGAATATAACATAAATAAGAAAGAAATTTAGGTAAAAAATAAAAATATAAACTTGGTTTTAAACTATAATGACAATGTTCAGGATATCCTAATTCAAAACATTTTTTCATGTATCGATAAGCTATATTTTTATTTTCTTGTTCGTTCTGTGTTTCTAAATAATAATGAATACCAATAAAATATAAAGCATCTCCGCGGGTTTTATCCATTTCGTAAGATTGTAAATATAATTTCTCACATTCTTCCCAATTCTTTTTTAATTGAAAATTAGATATTCTAGCAGCTTCAAAACACGCATCTATTTTTTCTTGTAAAAATCCTTGAACTGGATGTTGAATACGTTTTAAAAAATATTTTAAAGCTAATTCTTGTTTATTTAATAAATTATATGTTTGACCTAGATAATAAAGACAACGTGGATCATTAGGATTTTCTAAAAATTCTTGATTCAATAATTCAATATCATATAATTTTCTATTCATAGTTCTTTTTTCCATAAATTCAGAACGAATATCAAATATATTTGCATAATTATATGGAACCATAACATTCATATTATTATCAGGGTTTATAACTTCATGTATTTTATAAATATATCTTAATCTACTTTCAGATTTGATAATTCTATTTGAAGTATAACATACATCATTGCTTTTAATAAATAAACTAAAACTATCAGAAAACTGATCTCCTCTTACTATATTTAAAAATGATCTTAAATCACCATCTATTATATAAGTATCGTCTAACATCATTAAAAATTTACAATCTAGACCTGCTAATTCTAAACATCTATTTCTACTATCTTTAAAATTTAAAAATGGTTCTTTATACAATTTACCTTTTTTCTTTCCTATCAGAACTTCATTAATAATATTTATTGTATTATCTGTACTTCCAGTATCTAAAATAGTCCATCTATCTATTAATGGTAAGTTCTTGATAAGAATATTTTTAAAATCGTCTCCAGCATCTTTAACTATCATTGTAAAATTTATTAAATTGTCATAATTCAAAATAAAATTATCGTTTTCGATAAAATAATAAAACTCATTTATAAACGAATTAAATTTTTTTTCGGGAATATAAATATAAAAATCAGTATTTTTAAGATTATAAACATGTTTAGTTTCAGACTTTATAACTGAATCTGATATAAATATCAATATTGATTCTTCAAATTTTATTTGCTTAGTTCTATCATTATAAAACATAATATCTTGAGAATAAAATAAACCTAGTGTTGTTGGATTACATAATACTACATTTGATATTTTATGTTTATATATATTTATTACGATATTATCAAGATGATTATCTGTTTTATTATGTATAAATATATTATTGAATACTGTTGAACATTTAATTGGAATATAACCTCCATGATCAATATTAAAAAAAGCAATATTTGGTTTTTTGAATAATTTTCCTAATTCAATTAAAAAAGATGTTAAACGTTCAAATAAACCAAGAGATTCAATTATATTTAGGTTATTAAATTCTTCATGTTTAATATTATTAAATTCGTCATTATTTACCTTGAATTCTTCTTTGTTGATAATTACGAATTTGTTCATTTTTTACAAAATATTTTTGTATTTAAATAATATAAATGAAATCTTCCTCAAAAACAAATTCTGTTTGCGATGTTTTAAATAAATATATTAAAAAGAAAATAGAAGCAAAATCTGAAGTAACTTATTCTGATTGTTTATATTATTTAAATAATAAAACAAACTTATCTCAAATAGACATATATACATGTTTAAACAATCATTTTCCTCAAAATAAAATAAAGACGTGTATTAATTGGATAGGTATTGTATAATAATATTTTAAATATAATAACATATTTAAAATAATTGATTCTTGTTAAACTATTTTATTTAATTGATCTCTTGTTAAAATAGGGGTTCTATATTTTTTAAAAATCATTTTCTTTTGTCCTTTTCCCATTTTTTCATATAATGTATAAGCATGTTCAGTATATTCATGTATTTTTAATAGACCTCCTTTGCATTTTTCAAATAAAACTAAATCATCATCTTCTTTTGGTTTTTCTCCTAAACACCAAATTCCTCTCCAAATATATCCTTTATTATTAGGCATATCTTTTAAATTATCGAGCATAAAATCTGGGATTGTACTGCATGTTAAAAAAAATTTGTTTGTTTCTTTTTCTATCTGGTATTTATTTAACCCATTACCTGTTCTTCCATTTTTATATGCTGTATCAAGTATAATTTTATCTTCTTTTTTTCTGTCATTTTTGTCCTTTACTTTTTTATCTGCTATTTGTTGTTTTTCTTTAATTATATTTGCAGATATTTCCATGCGTTGTATGATTTCTTTATCAAATTTACCACTAGATATATCTTCATATTTTTTATTTAATAATTCAAGTTTGTTTTGATTCTCAACTTCCGTTATTTTAAGTTTTTCTATTTGTTTTTTATTAAAATCAGAATTTTCCTGAGATTTAAGACGTTCTATAGTTTCTTTACTTCTTTTTATATAATTTTCAATTTGTCTTATTTCAATTTTCATATTATTCCTTTCTGTTATTCTATTTTTTTCCATCAATAATTTTATTTTATATATAATTTATATTTATTTATTCAATTTTAAATTTAAAATTGAATTTTTAATATAATCAGTCTATTTATATTTAAATATAAATGTTTGCATCAGCAATGAAATCTATATATACAACTACTTGGAATAATGCACCTTCTTTATCTACCCCTGATTCATCTGGTGTAGTCAATGGAAGACTTTCTATTTTGTTTAAAGCTGTTAGAGGATGTTCACAAATTCAAGTTAATGATTATATGACAAAAGCTTCTAATGAAGATTTAATTGATACTTTTATTTTAGCATTTCAAACAAGAGATCCTAGAGGAGGAAAAGGTGAAAGAGATCTTGGAAGATTAATGTTTAAATGGTTATTTGAAAACTATCCATCTGAATTTGAAAAGATACTTCAATATATTCCTGAGTATTCACGATGGGATGATTTACTTACATTATTTCCTAATGTAGTATCAACTGCAAATAATGAACTTCAAGTTAAAATTGTAAAATTATTTTCTGAACAGCTTAAAAAAGACAAGGAATTAATGTTACAAGGTACTCCAATTTCACTTTGTGCAAAATGGTGTCCAACTGAAGGAGATTCAGATGACAAAAAATATAAATTAGTTGAAACTCTTTGCAATTATTTAAGTATTACTCCAAGACAATATAGAAAAGACTATATTACACCTTTGAGAGCGTATTTAAATATTGTTGAAACAAAGATGTGTCAAAATAGATGGGAAGAAATTGAATTTGATAAAGTACCATCATGTGCAATTAAAATTCTTAAGAAAGCTTTTGAAAAACACACACCAGAAAAATTTGTTTTGTGGAAACAAAGTTTAGAATCTGGTAAAACAAAAGTTAATGCTAAAGTACTTCATCCACATGAATTAGTTAGAGAGATGAGAATTTCAGGTAAAGCAGATGAAGTTGTTCAATCACAATGGAAAATATTAGAAGATGAAGTTCGTAAATTGGGAACTTTACAAGATACTGTTGTTGTTGTGGATACTTCAGGTTCAATGCAGGAACCAAAATGTTTACCACTTGATATATCTGTTGCTATGGGATTGATTATTTCATCAGTCGTAGAAGGTGAATTCAAAGGCAATGTAATAACTTTTAATACCAATCCAGAATTTGTTGAAATTTGTGATGGCGATATTTTTTCAAAATTTCAACAAGTTAGAAATATTCCTTGGGGCGGTTCAACAAATCTAGCTGGTACATTTGATATGATTCTTCATAAAGGTAAAGCCGCAGGTCTGAAAGATGAAGATATGCCAAAGAGACTAGTAATTGTGTCTGACATGCAATTTGACCAAATTGAAGGTTATGGTAGTTATGGTAAAACAAATTTTCAAGTAATTGAAGATAAATATAAAGCAGCTGGTTATACACGTCCAAATATCGTGTTTTGGAATGTAGCATGTTCTCCAACAAGCGATTTTCCTGTTTCAGTAGATGATAATGGAACTTGTTTAGTATCTGGCGCATCTCCTGCTATCTTGAAAGGTGTTTTGAGAAGTAAAGAGTTTAATAGTGTTGCAATTATGAGAGAAATTTTGGATGATGAAAGATACTCTCAAATTAGAACTGCTTTAAGTTAAATTATGATTTAAAAACAAATTAAATATAATAAAATGAGTACTAACAGCTATCTTATAAATTGAATATATTATAAAAACGTACTCAGTTAACACTCAGATGTATGCATACAGCGACCATAACTTTTTTAAAATTATGAAAAACAAATGCATACTGTTAATATAAATTAAGAGTGTATACAGCAAAAACAAAATTATTATGATATAAGTACTTAGTTGTGTGCATGCAGCAATTGAATTTTAATAAATTAACAAAATGCACATAGTTAAATAGTACATACAGCAAACTATTTTTTAAAATTTGGAACTAGTATGTAAACAGCAATTATATTAATGAAATTTCATGCTGATTTTGCAATAAAATTAATTTTATACTATTATTTGTTATAAGATTTTTATTATAAGCGAAACAATATATTTAAATATATTGTTTCTAATTAGCCTTGAGTGTTCATATATATTTACATAATAGAAATTTTCTTAACTTGAAATTATGGTTAAGAAAAATAAAAGTTCAAAATCTGGAGACTAAATGTTAAACATACTTTTATAACTTATTTTAAGTTTTCAAGATTCTCTACTATATTATTATAAATTTTCTTACTACTTTTTTATCTTTAGTATCTATTTTAATATAAATTTATATATAAAAATTTTCTTAACCTTAATTTTAGGTTAAGAAAATATATAATCAAAATATGCATAGTATTTTTTTGCTACGTTCACATTTTATTTTCTTCTTTATTTTCTTCTATGTAATTGTCACTTTCATATTCTTCTAAGTATTCATCACTTTCATCACTTTCATCACTTTCATCACTTTCATCAGAGTGATATTTATGATCTATTAAATCTTCAAGTACTTCAGAGAAATTATTTTTTTCTTCTTCATTTATTTCTAACTCTATATCTACAGAATTATAGTTATCATTAATATCAGAAAAAATATACCCTTCATTATTGGTAATAAATGATAATTTTTTTGTAGCAATTTCAAAACATATAGAAACAGAATTTTTTTTTGAATCAATTAAATTTAAAATACAGCTTTTTTTTGATTTATCAAACTTAGATTTAAATTTTTCAATTGTTCTAATATCAATATTATTTACATCTGCACTAAAGTTTATTTTTAAATTATTCATTTCAAACTTTAATATTATATCAAAACATTTCGAATATTCATAATTTTTAAATTCAAACTGAACCATCTTCAGTAAATTAAAGCATAAGGCTCTTAGAAAAATCAATTTTAATTCATATCTTATTTAAGGTATTTTAAATATGTTAAGTATTTAAGGTATTTTAAGTTTTCAAGATTATCTACTATATTATCATGACTTCTTAATTTTCTTACTACTCTATTACTGCGTTCACGTCTTATTGAATTACGTCTTATTGATCTACTTCTTACTGGATGTTGTATTCTTATACTTGTTATATTACTTCTTCTACTACTTCTATTTCTTATATTTCTTAATATTTTTTTAGGTTTTTCGATATTTGTAGTTGTATTTATATTCAAATTTTCATCATATTTAGATTCTATTTCGTAAATTCCAGTTAGACTTCCTGAAGATTGAAATATTTTTGGAAACATATTAAATATTGTTTGTAAATTTTCTCTGTGTTTATCGCCTACTAAAATTATATATTCCATTTTTTTATCTTTAAGTAGTTCTTTAAGTATAAAAAAATCTGCAACTTTAGCCCATTCAGAAACAAGTTGTTTACTTATTTCTTCAGGAGTTTTAAATAGTCTTTTTTCAATAGGATATTCCATTTGAGCACTATAATATTCAAAATTACCCTTAATTAAATCTAAATATGTAATAAGATAATCATACGCTTCTTCATTGTATACATTTTTATTCAAATATAATAAATCACTTCTTTTATTAAAATATGGTTCAATATAATATTTACGTATTTGATTATTTGTCAGTTTTCGAAAATTATGTATATTAAATAATATAGGGTATTTTTTAATATCAATAAAATGATATCTACATTCAAATGGTATTATCTTATCAAGTAATTTATGTGATTTTAGTATTTTATATGTTTGATTAATATTCACAGATCCAACTGTTTCTGGATCTTGATATTCGCTATATTCAAGAAAAATTCTAATTGAACTATTATTTCGTATTCTATCTAAAATAAAATTACTTACTGTTATGGAATTTTTTTTATTATATAATCCTGGTGCAATTGAATGAAACTCACCAATTAAAGTTATATAATTATTATGAATATAATATTGGCTTATATTACTAACATCTTCTATTTTTTTTATACTTTTTGATTTAACATATTTCATTTATTATATCAAATATTTTATTAAATTTATAATCAAGTATAATATCAATTATATAATTTTATATATTAAATACAAAATAACCTATTAATTTGTTTTAAGTTAGTTTTTAATTGTGATTTAAAGACAAGAAAATAATAATTGGATACTAACAGCTAACTAACAAATTTTAAACTTTAATTAAAAAATACAAATGTATCCTGTCGTATGCTAACAGTTATTTATTTTTAAATATATAAAATCAAATGCATACAGGTAAATTTGCGAACTATAAATTCACAAATTTATAGTTCGCGTAGTGAAACGGTTATCACACGGGTCTTATGAGCCTGCATTCCGAGTTCGATTCTCGGCGCGAATATTTTAAACTTAAATATAGTTTAAAATATTTTTAGTATTTCTAATTTAAAAATAAGTTAATGTTAATTATAAATGAGTATTCGATTATTATTTGATATACAAAGAATCATATTTATAATAATATTAATTTTAAGTGGTTTATATCTTATTTTACATTTATTGAAAGAAATTATTTTACTTTTCAGAAAAGATCCAAAGAAAGAACAAAAAGATGTAATTGAAATTACAAAAGAACAAATAAAGTATATACCTAAAAAGAATAAAGATAAAAGTTTAATAGAAATAGACTCTAAAAAACGCAAAACACCAAAAAAGAAAAAAAGAAAACAGATATAAGTAATGTAGAAATTAAACACATATCATTATATATAAATATATATAATAATTAAACTATATTTTCAACTGTATTTGTTATTATATCTCCATTATAAAATGTATTATTTTTATCTTTAGCATAGCCAAACCCTAAATCTTCAAAAGTATTAATATCAGCCTTAATATATTTGCAATTCCAACTAATATATGTACTATGTTTTGCATATCCAGTACTTTGTACGACGGTCGCTTTCGATTTTGAATATAAATTTCCCATTTATAATTTATATTATACTTTTAAGTTAAAAATTAAAAATGAAGGTGTATATGTATATTGTCTGGAATTTATATATTTGATATACTCTTTCTAAAAATTACAAATAAATAGATTATATAATAAAAAATCAATTTAAAGACAATATTTTTATTATATGTCCGTATAGTTCAATTGGATAGAATTGTTGTCTTCTAAACAATAGATCCGGGTTCGAGTCCCGGTATGGATTTATCAAATTTTTATTACAAAAAATCGTAATAAAAATATTTAATATTTAATAATTAAAATAAAAACATTAATAAATGATTCCTATTAATAGAGTTTTATATAATAGAGTTAAATCAAGAGCTAAACAGAAATTTAAAGTATGGCCATCAGCATATGCAAGTGGATGGCTAACTAAAGAATATAAAAGACTTGGTGGAAAATATAAAGAAGGATCAAAGTCAAAATCTAGAGGTTTAAGTAGGTGGTATGCTGAAAAATGGATTAATGTTTGTAAACTACCAAAAAAAGTACCATGTGGTAGAAAAAAATCAAGTAAAAAAAATTACCCATATTGTCGACCAAGTAAAAGAATTACAAATAAGACCCCTCGATTAGCAAGTTCATTTTCAAAAGAAGAAATTAAAAGAAGATGTTCGAGAAAAAGAAAATCACCGATGAAAAGAATATATTAAAATTTTAAACATATAGTTAGTTTAAAATTATAAATCACTATCTTTAGTTTTCTCTTTACTTTTTATATATAAATCATTAATATACATACCTTGTGCTAATGGATTAATACTATTAACAATATCTAATTCTTCAGGTGGTATAGTAAATATATTATTACATTTATTAACATTATCTATAATTAAAATCTGTGTATTTTCATTATACTTATAATCATCTTGTAAATTCACATTTATAGTTGCAAATATTTGTTCTGTTGATTCTAATTTAAGTTTTGAATATTCTTTATTTTTTTCTTTCATTCGTGTATCAATAACTTCATATAATATACCTTCAATATTCTTAGCAAGAACATACATAGAACATAATAATTTTTCAAAATGAATATTTTTTGGAACACAAAACTTAGTTATTTTATTCAATGAATCATAAAAACTTCTTCTGAATATTCCGACAGCTTCTTCTTTCGTTTCAGAATTAATATATTCAGGTCTAACTAGTCGAGCGGTATCAACTATTTCTTTAAGTATATATATATTATAAAATTCACTTGTTATTTCATATTCAATTTTCACCCATTCATTTAGAAACATTTCATATGCTTTTTTAATATTTGAATGATCTTGTGGTTCAAGAGGAAGAATTATTAATGATTGTAATATATCTAAACAATAATAATCATATTCGTCAAACAATTTTGAAATTTTATTATATTTTCGTAATATGTTTGCAACATAATCAACAGCACCTTTTTTAACTCCTTCATCCCAACCACTTTCCCAATCAATTTTTAAAGGTTCAAATATATTTCTAACAATTCTTCTAAGTTTTTTGGCTTTTTTAGTCCGTCTTTTATCTTTAATTTCATCAGATACTGTAACTAAAAATAATTTTGGATCTGAAACCCAATCAAATCTATCAGATATAAAACCAACATCTGTATGACATAAACTTGTATATAATGGACTATCTTCCATATCTGATATATAAGAAAATCCATAATCTATTATAACACAATAATATCCTAATGTCGGCACACAAAAATGATTATGTTCATCTAAATTATACAAAAATACGAGATCCTTATTACATTTTTTAATCATTACATTATTAGAATGAAGATCATAATGTGTAAATTGTTTTTCCTTTTGCGCTATACAAATAGCCATTAAAACCTGTTTTATTATAGAATACAAATTATCTTCATGTATATTTTTCGATTTTATATAATTATAAAATTTTGAACTATTATTTACATACTCGCATAATAATATTTCTTTTGTAATTGGATATTTACTTACAATATCAAAAGGATTTTCTTTTTTTCTAAATCTAGGTTCAACTGGAAGTTTCAATATACCATAACCTTTTAAAAAATGAGGGCAATAACTGCAAATATTTTTTAAACCTTGCATTATTATCATTTCATGATATGCAAGATGATTAGTATATTGTGATAATTTAAAAACAAACATATCATCTCCATTAGTTTTATCAATTTTTTCAAGATTACTTTCTAATGTAGATATAATTCTATCATCTCCTTCTAATTGTATATGATATGAATTATCTAACTTATCTATTTCAACTATTTTTACTGTTACATTTCTTTTTTTATAATATACTTCATCTCCAACTTTGAAATTATTTTTTTTCTTAAATAAACCAACAGCACCTTGTTTTCCTTGATTATTGAAATATTTATCAAAAACTAACCATTCAGTCCATTTTTTGTTTTTATTTTCATCAAAATATTCTAAGAGTTCATGATATTTATTCATTTCTATAATTTTGTAATTAGTATTAAGTATTTAAATAAGAATTTAAATAATATTCAAACTATATTATTAGGTTTAATTTTATTTATTTAATTTTAAAAATCATATTAACCAGTAATATATGTAAAATTTCTTTTTTTCTTTATAATAAATGAAAAGAATAAAACGAAATCCAAAAAGTTCTAAACTATCAAACCGTAGTCGAAAATTATTTAAACGCAGATCTAAAATAAGATCTAAAAGAAGATCTAAAATAAGATCTTTGAAACGTAAGTCTAAAAACATATATGATGGTGTTAATAATGGTGAACTTAATGATTTTATAGAAAAATACATAAAAGTTCAACATACTGATAGTATTAAATCAAAACTTCCTTCTATTAAACTACTAAATAATTATGAAGAATTTATAGGTAAATTTATGAAAGATTATATTGATATAAAAGGTGTACTTTATAAAGAATTATTTAATATTATAAAGTCAGAAACTATACAGCAAAAAGAACTTGATGATTTTATAACTAAATATGTAAATACACAAAATATTAATGATTTTAAATCTAAATTAAATCTATTAAAATATTTAAATATACAATTTTGCGAAGAACTTATGGGTAAGTTTATAAAAAATTATAATGATATAAAAAATATACTTTATCAAGAATTGTTTGAAATAGTAAATAAAGATCAAGTTTCAAATCAAATAATTAATATGAATCAAGATGCAAAAAATATAAAAACTGTTAAGAACAATGCATTTGATATTTTAAATAATACTCAAAAATATACACTACCTGCAACTTCAATACTTGCATCTATTGCAATTCTATTTGGTATAAGATATTATAATAAAGCTTATAATTATATACTTAAAGGAGATCTAAATTCGTTAAGATTATATGCAACAGAATTATTAAAAGATCCAAATTTGATAAATATGACATTAGATATTAGGAAAAATATTACTGATTTTTTTAAACCAAAATCAATTTTAGATTCTAAAGAAGAAGATACAAAGATTTAAAATTTTAAACTTTATTAACAGTTTAAAATTTCATTTTAATAAACAATTATAAAATTATAGTGTAATTTTTACAAAATATTTTTTTTCTACGCTTTTATATTTTTGGTTTATTTTTTCTATATGTCCATTTGTGTATATAATAAGTTCATTAACATTTTCTATAAACTTATCTGTTTTTCTTTCATGCACAAGTAAATGAAGTAAATCATCCATAACATTTATAAACATTCTTAATATATGATATACTTCATTTTCTCTTTTATCTTTTTTAATTTTCTTTTTTAAAAGATATTTCCATTTTTCATCATCAATATCACCTGTTAAATATTTAATGCATAAATCTGAATTATCTATTCTACCAATTTCATTAGGTAATTCCGCTAATTGAACAGCGTTAACATGTTCCGTAAGTCTAAAATATTCTATACATTTATCTTTCAACGGTTCTCCTCTTAATGCATTATTAACTGTATAAAAACTAATTCTACCTCCACATGGATCATCTCCATTTTCTCTTGGAACAATACCATTATTTGTACGTCTTATATAGTCATAATATTCAGGACTATGAATACGTTCATTAGTAACTAATTTCATAGTATCCCAATAAAATGCTATTTTACAACAAGGTGTCCAAACCTGAGTACAACCAGTATATCTATCTATCGGCATTCCACATTTTGGACAAGGTTTTGTTTCTTTTTTAAGCATTGCAACAGTTGCTTTTTCATTTTCATCACATATATGTTCAGTATCATCTCTACATTTTTTCTTTGCATGACACATATAACAAAAAAATTCTTCACATAATCCACATTTCCAAGCAGAACTTAAAAAACCTCTACAATTTGAATCTGGACATTTTTTTAAAAATCCCACCTCTTTTTTAACAATTTTTTCTGTATATACCGAATCATTACCATATTTTATATTGTATAATCCGTAAATATGTGTATTATAATTTTCATTTAATTTAATTTTATTTTTTATTAAAGATATAGCTTCGTTTTTATGTTCTAACATTTCAGAACTATTTTGTATTCTTTTTTTTGGTTTAAAAAAATTATTAAAAAATGAAATAGAAGTCATGTATTTAATTTCATCAATTGTAAATTGTTCTTTATTACATAATATACATTTTGTATCATTTAAAAGTAGACAGAAATTTGTACACATTTTACATTTTTTAAAGCCGCATTCACATATATTTAAAGTATCTTCTTTATCACAAACAGAACATATTATAAGTTGATTTTGTATCCATCTACTCCAATTAATATAATTAAAATGGTTTTTTGAGAATTGATTTCGTTTTGTTTTGAAAAAGATTGTATATATATCAAACAATAATTTTTTAACTTCATATATATCATCATTTATATTGCGTAATAGTGACATTATCTTATTTTCTTCAATAATTAATTTTCTGTTTCTAAGTATTATATTTGCATCTTCTTGCCATTCTGGTAGTTGTTCTTTAATTATTTCTAATCTAAGTTCTGTTGTATGATTAATATATTCTTTATATTCTTTTTGTGTTAAATTTTCTTCTAAAAAATCAGATGAAAAATCTTTTTTACATTTTATACAACATGGATTTATACCAGAATTCATTAAATGATATACAAAACATATTCTACAACACATAAATTTGCATATATCAATAGGGCAAGTAATTTGTTTGTGTTTACTCTTATTAATTAGTTCGCAACAAATATCGCATTCTATATTCATTTTACTAGTCATGTCTACATAATTTATGTTTTATTATTCATTAAAAATTCAATTTTAAACCCATATTATAGTATTAATGTTTAAAGTTAAATAAAATTTTATTTTTTTTAAATAAATTATAATTTATATTAATAAATGAATAGAAGTAACTATGAAACAGCAAAAACTGTTTGTGCAACTTCAAAAAAAAGCGATCAATATAATGCTAGTCCTATTGTAAATTCTGGACAAGTTAAAGTTGCAAAATGTCCACGTAAAAATTATATTAAAGAAAGAAAAGAAGAAGACTATGTATTTTTATCTGGAACATTAAGACCCCCTTTTGAAAGAGATTTTGAATTACAAGGTGTAACTTGATATAAATAAATAAATTTTTAAATTTAAAATTGAATTTAAAAACACGTATGGTATATTAAAAATAATAATTATGTACGTAATCAAAAGAAATGGAAAACAAGAACGTGTTATGTTTGATAAAATAACTTCAAGAATAGATAAAATTCTTAATGATAAAAAATTACCTATTATTTCTGATATAGATCCTATTTTTATCACTCAAAAACTAACTACACGAATTTATCCTGGTATTACTACTCGAGAATTAGATATTTTAGCATCGCAAATTTGTATGGCTATGGTAATGGATAATCCTAATTTTGGAGTTTTAGGAGCTAGAATTGCAATTTCAAATCATCAAAAGAATACAGATAAAAGTTTTCTTGATGTTGTAGAAAGTTTAGCAAACAATCGAGATATTAATAATGATCTATCTCCTCTTATTAATGAAGAAGTTTTAAAAATTGCAAGAGAACGAAGTCTAGAAATTGAAAATATTATAGATATGCAACGTGATTATCTACTTGATTTCTTTGGTTTTAAAACCCTTGAAAGATCTTATTTACTCAAAGCAGGTACAGGAAGTAATAGGAAGATAGTAGAAAGACCTCAACATTTATTTATGAGAGTTGCGATTGGAATTCATGGAGATGATATGGAAAATGTTAAAAAATTATATGATAATATTTCTTTAAAGAGATATACACATGCAACACCAACACTTTTTAATGCAGGTTTACCAACAAGTCAATTAGCATCGTGTTTTTTAATGGGTACAGAAGATAGTATCGAAGGAATTTTTGGATCTATTACAGAATGTGCTCAAATATCAAAATGGTCTGGTGGAATTGGAGTGCATATTTCAAATATTAGAGCTAAAGGATCTTATATTCGAAAAACAGCTGGAGTTAGTGATGGAATATTACCAATGTTAAAAGTATATAATGATACAGCTCGATACATAAACCAATCTGGTAAACGAAATGGCTCTTTTGCAATGTATTTAGAAGTCTTTCATGCTGACATTTTTGAATTTTTAGATGCTAAGAAAAATATTGGTTCTGATGAAATTCGTGCTAGAGATTTGTTTTATGCTCTTTGGGTTTCTGATCTTTTTATGGAAAAAGTTGAAAAAGAAGAAGATTGGTATCTAATGTGTCCTAATCAATGTCCAGGATTACCTGATGTTTATGGAGAAGAATTTAATGAATTATACATGAAATATGTTTCTGAAGGTAAGTATGTAAAGAAGATTAAAGCAAGAGATTTATGGAAAGCGATTATTGCAACACAAGTAGAGACAGGAATTCCTTATATTGGTTATAAAGATCATGTTAATAGAAAAACAAATCAAAGCAATATTGGAACTATAAAGTCTAGCAATTTATGTGTATCTGGAGATACAATGATATTAACAAAAGAAGGATATTATCCTATAAAAGATTTAGAAGATGTAGAAGTTGAAGTATGGAATGGTGTTAATTGGAGTAAAACTATAGTAAGAAAAACAGGAGAAAATCAAAAACTTATAAATATTGAATTATCAAATGGTTTAATTTTAAAATGCACAGAATATCATAAATTTTATATTGAAACTGGTAAACGTCCAGCAGAAAAAAGTAAACCTATTATAGTAGATGCAAAAGATTTAAAAGCGGGAATGAAAATTATAAGATATCACACTGAATTAGTTCCTGATAATAAAAAAGATATAAATTTTCCATATACACATGGATTATTTTGTGCTGATGGTACATATTCGGTTCCTGATGAAATTTCTAAAAGATGTTTTTATAAAAAAATTAATAATACTAATTTTTGCGGAAGACATCAGACAAATATTAAAAAATATTCTATTGATGATAATATTTGTTGCGCTAATACATATGAAATAAGACCTATTTTAAGTTTATATGGAGAAAAAATATGTCTAAAAAAATATATAAATTACGATTCGGAAGGAGGATATATAGAAAAAAATGATAAAATAACGTTATCATTACCTTTTGATATTAAAAATAAATTTTATGTTCCAATTAATAACTCATTAGATTCTAAATTAAGATGGCTTGAAGGTTATTTAGATGGAGATGGTTGTATTATTGAAAATGATGGTATTAAAAATATTCAATTTGTATCTATAAACAAAAAATTTATGATTGATATATTATATTTACTTCAAACATTAGGTATACAATCACAAATCAAAACAGCAAAAAAAGAATCTAAAATATTATTACCAGATGGAAAAGGTTCTCTTAAATATTATACAACCAATCAAATATATAGAATGTCTATAGATAGCGAAGGTCTACATAAGTTAATTGATCTCGGATTTTCACCAAAAAGACTTAATATTTCTAATTCTCGAAAAAGACATCATAAAACTAATATGTATATTAAAATAACAAATATCGAAGATAAGAATGAATTTGAAGACACTTGGTGTTTTAATGAAGAAAAAGAACATAAAGGTATTTTTAATGGAATTTTAACTGGGCAGTGTATTGAGATTAACCAGGTTTCAAATGGTGACGAGACCAGTGTGTGTAATCTCTCGTCAATCTGCTTAACTTCTATAATTAAAAAACCAAATGTAAATAATGAAGTAGAAACAAAAGAATGGAAAAATACTCTTCTTGTTCAAAATAAATTAACTGATTATGTTTTAAAAGGTGAATTAAAATTATTAACAAAAGATGATTGCCTTTATTGTAAACTTCTTAAAAATCTTTTAAAAGAAACTGGATTAAAATATGAAGAGATCACAGTAGAAGAATCTGAAACTTATAGACTTCAATTAGATTTAGAAAAATTTGAAACTGTTCCTCAATTATTCAGTGTATATAATGGTGAAGTGTATCACATTGGAGGTTATGATAATACTTGGGATATTTTAAAACCAAGAATTGATCACAAAATGTTGTATAATCTTTCTTATGAACTTATTCAGAACTTAAATAAGGTTATTGACAAAAACTTTTATCCAATTGAAAAAACACGTGTTTCAAATATGCGTCATAGACCTACTGGGCTTGGCGTTCAAGGTTTAGGAGATTTGTTTATGCAACTTAAATTACCTTTTGATTCCGATGAAGCTCGTTTGATTAATAAAGAAATCTTTGAAACAATGTATTTCGGCGCAATGAATGCTTCTTGTGATCTTGCTATCAAAGATGGTCCTTATTCAACTTTTGAAGGAAGCCCTCTTTCAAAAGGTCAATTTCAATTTAATTTATGGGGATTAAAAGACAGAGATTTGTCAGGAAGATGGGATTGGAATACATTAAGAGATCGTGTAATTATAAATGGTGTTAGAAACTCGCTTTTGATAGCTCTAATGCCAACTGCATCTACTTCACAAATTATGGGAAGTTCTGCCGAAGCATTTGAACCTATTACTTCTAATTTATATGCAAGAAGAACACTTGCAGGTGAATTTACTGTCATTAATCAATATTTAATTAAAGATCTTATCGCGCTTGATATTTGGAATGAAGATACAAAATCAAGATTACAATATGATAGAGGTTCAGTTCAAAATATTAAAGAATTTCCAAAGTTTTTAAAAGATATATATCGTACAGCATTTGAAATTCCTCAAAAAAGTATTATTACCATGAGTGCAGAACGCGGTCCATTTGTATGTCAATCACAAAGTCTTAATTTGTTCTTTGAAAAACCTGATTTCAAGAAACTAACAGCAGCACATTTTCTTGGATGGAAATTGGGATTAAAAACAGGTTCTTATTATATTCGTTCAAAACCAGCAGTTAATTCACAAAGATTTGGAATGGATATTACAAAAGAAAATAAATTAAAAGAAGAAGATAACACAAGAGAAAATGAAGAATGTTTAAATTGCGGTGCTTAAATTTTTAAAAAATTAAAACTAATTATTAGTTTTAATTTAGAATTATGTTAGTTATAGTTAAATCTTCTTGTAAAATATTGAAGAAAAATCGATAACTAATAACCTTTAGTCTCTAAAAACGATGTAATTTTATATCATTTTTAGAGACTAAATATTAAAAAAATTCTAAAACATTTTAATATAATAAATGAATAGATTAATTAAACGCAGAAGTAAGAAAAACAGCAAAAGTGTTAGTAAAATTAAATCAAGAAGTAAATCAAGAAGTAAATCAAGAAGTAAATCAAGAAATAAAAGTTTTAAAAAACAAAATGATGGTATAACTTCAAATAATATTATAAAATATGGTAAAACAGCTTCTAATTGGACTCTTAATCATAAAAAAGAATTAAGAGCTTTATCAGGACTTATTAGTTTGGGAGCGTTAGCTGGATATTCTTATAAAAAAAGTAAATATTATAAATTGTTACAGCTTAAAAACCAATTAAAAAATGAATTAATAAAAAATTGTAACCAGGAATATGTTGAAAGTTTTTTAAATGAAATAGCTAATGATATATTTTCTAGTGCATATGCAAAAGATAAGACGAAACTTAGAGAACAATTAAAAAAATTAAATAAATGTAGTGGATTAGTTATAAATAATACTGACAAAATAAAACCAGAAATAACTAGTATAATACGCAATATTCTAGAATTTAAAAATTGAATTTTAAATAAAGTTTCTTATCAAATTATCAGAGATATAATGACTGATGCTAGAGAAGTAAATATATATTTTAAAAACCAAAATGATACAGAAAAAGTTTTTAGAGATTTACCATCATCATCTCATGAAAGATATATAATCTTGATGAATGAAACTTTACAAACTGAAAATAGAGTTTTAACAAAAAGAAATAGCGAATTAGAAAAAAGAATAGATGAACTCGAAGAGGAAAATGAAAATTATGATACATCAAAGAGATATACAAGGGGACTATTAAAAAATTTTGTAGAATTAGAAAGATTGCATTCTAAGATTTCTGATAATAACAAAAAGACTCTTGTTGATGTTAAAAAATACGTAAAAAATTTTATAGAATCTTGGACATTTAAACTAAGAATAGTTGAATCAATAATTATTTTGGTTCTTACAACATCATTTTATTATGAATGTTGTAATTATATGAAATTGTAATTATTTGTTTAAATTTATTACCTATTTTATTATTTGAATTATTCTTTTACGAATTTAAAATACCAAATGATTATAAAAAGGATGACGAAAATTGTAAGAATGAAGAAATGATTAAGAAAATTTCTGATTCTTTAGATTTTTTAAATCAATATATAGATAATATTTAAAAATAATATATCAAATACTTTTTTAAACACAAAATATGTTTAAAAATAAAATTCCTATCTTTATATAAATGAAACATTTTATAAATTATAGTGGTATATTGAAAGAATTTATAATATATAAAAGTTCTATAGATTATGAAGACATTTTTAATAATTTACCAAACGATACAGCAGATGAATTAGATGCTCTTACTGAATATTATTTTGATTATTTATTTAGAGAAATACAAAATATAAATGTAATTTCAACTAGAATTCATTCTATAACACATATTGATGGTTTACCGGTTATTGCAAATTTATATATAACAAAAAATTTTAGACAATATTTATCTATTGTACCTATAATTAATAAAATAGGTATAAATATTAGTTTACCAATTAAAGATTGTATAATGAAAAAATCATCTGAATCATTACAACATATATATATAATGAATTTTGATATTGAAAATGAAGATAATTTTAAAAATTATATTTATAATATTTTATTTTATACTTATATAATTATCCATGATTTTAAATATAATCCTTTACTTAAATATCTAAATCATAAAAATGAAATTAATGATCTAGTTAAATTACAGTTATTACATTTAAAATTATTTAATATAGTAAATGAATGTTCTGTTTGTTTTGAATCTACTATTACAAAAACAATATGTAATCATGTTATATGTCAAAAATGTTATTGTTCTTTAAATAGTAAAATATGTCCAATTTGTAGGAAAGTATTGCATACCGATATTGAAGATATTGAATTTATACAATTTTTAATTAATTAAAATTTTAAACTATAATACGGTTTAAAATTATGAATTACATTTTTACATTTTAATTTTTTCAATAAATTTTTGTAAACTGCCAGGTGTTTTAAATTTCTTAACTTTTTTACCATGTTTAAATGTTGCTCCAAATTTACCATTTACTTTATCAATTTTTACCGTAGATGAATCTGAATCGCATTTACCATTTTTACAAACATAAACTGATTTAGTTATTACAGAATGTTGATTAACTACACCATCATATTTTCGACTACGTTTACGACTACGTTTACGACTACGTTTCAAACTATGTTTATGACTACGTTTCAAACTACGTTTCAAACTACGTTTCAAACTACGTTTACGACTACGTTTCAAACTACGTTTCAAACTACGTTTACGACTACGTTTCAAACTACGTTTTCCATCACTTTTAATATAATTAGGTTTGTTTTCGTAATTACATTCACCATCATCACGAGTATTATATTTCTTCTCCTTTTCTGTATATGAAGTAGGACAGCCTCTGTAATTTTCGACAATATCTTTATTATTATTCATTTTAATATTGTACAATATTATTTAAAAATAAAAAATATTTATTAATAAATGAATTTTAATCATTTACAAATCGCAAAACAAAGTTATACTGAACATTTTATAGATTCTTTTTATTATGCATTTATGTCTATGAAAGCATCTATTTGTTTTTTAATACATGCTATATATCCAGATATATGCACATCTTCTGGTTCAAAAATAATAACAACTTTAAATAAAGATATTGAAAATAAATATAAAAAAATATCTAACTAAATTTTAAACTTATTTATAGTTTAAACTTATTTTTTTAAAGTATTATAATTTATATTTTTAATATAAATTATTTCTATATATGTTCTACTGTAAAAATAGTTAGAACAAAAAAATAAAGTCTTGTTATAAATAAATTATGCCAAGACCGGAAATTAAAAAAGACACAATATTTGTATCTATAGCAGCATATAGAGATCCTGTATGTACTCAAACTGTTAAATCTTTATTCGAAAACGCTAGTAATCCAAAAAATGTATTTGTAGGAATTTGTCAACAAAATAAAGCAGATGAAGATGAAGATTGTCAAGTAAATAATGAAAATAATCCTAATATTAGAACAATAAGATTAGATCATTTCGAAGCTAAAGGACCGACATGGGCTCGTTATTTATGTTCAACTCTTTGGAATGGTGAAGAATATTTTATGCAAATAGATTCTCATACTAAATTTGTAAAAGATTGGGATACAAAATGTATTAAAATGATAAAAGATATTATAGCAAGTGGTGAATCTAAAAAACCAATTATAAGTCATTATCCACGCGAGATTACAGATCATGATAATTATAAAGAAAGTGATAGATTTGAAGTACCAAGAATGTGTAAATCTTTTTGGAATAATAGAGATATGTTATCTTTTATGGGCGCTGAAACAAGAAATACAGGAGGTAAACCATATATGACTCCTTATATGGCTGGAGGAATGATATTTTCTAATTCAAATTTATTAAAAGAAGTTCCTTATGATCCCAATTTACCATATTTATTTGTAGGAGAAGAAATTGGTCATAGTATTAGAGCTTGGACACATGGTTGGGATATGTTTACTCCATCTGAAAATATTGTTTTTCACGAGTATACTAGATCAACAAAACCAAAGATTTGGACTGATAATCCAACTTATTCTGATATGCCAGCATTTGAAAAAGTAAAATATTATATAGGAATAATTGATAATAGTTCAAAATTAACACCTGAAATAAAAGTTAATTTAGATAAATATGGACTCGGTAAAGAAAGAACTCTTCAACAATATTATGATTATGCAAAAATTGATCTTAAGAATAAAACTGTCAGTTCAAATTTTTGCAGAGACAAAAATGAAGCAACAGAAGATGATATAAAACAAAGTAATGAAAAAAATCATGTTAAAGAGAATTTTACATATCGTACAAAAAAAAAATGTTCTAGTTTAATAAATATAATAGCTATTATATTAATTTTATTTGGTATATTTTTTTTGGGTAAAGTATGTTTAAATTAATTTAAGTATAATAATCATTATATTTATAAATATAATGATTATATAATTTTTAATATTAACCCCCAGTCTCCAGATTTTTTGATTATATTTTTTTTCTTAACCTAAAATTAAGGTTAAGAAAATTTCTATGATGTAAATTTATATCAAAATGAATCCTAAAGTTATATCTCAAATTTACACATTGGACATTTTTTATTTTCTATAAACCATTTATCAATACAATTAATATGATAATTATGTTTACAGTCTATAATTCTTATTATATCATCAATTTCAATATCATCTTGACATATTACACAAAATGATTTTTTATCACATTTCCCTATTTTTGATTTATCTACGAGATTTTTAAACTGAACTCCAACCTTAACGTCTTTTAATTCAGACAGTATGTTATATGATGGTATTATATTTCTATAATATATATCATATGAAACTTCTAAATGTATTTGTGATTGATGAATAGTTCTTCTTTGTCTTCTTAATTGTTCAACAGTTGGTATCCTGGATTCTCTTCTAGCTGTTTGTATATTTAAAAGATGATTTGAATATGCTAATCTTCTTTTTCTACCAGGAGGTAAATTAATATAATTCATTTATATAAACAAGTTATATTTTTATATTTTTATTTTTACAATGTTTTTCATGTTCTTTTAAATATTCATCTTGAATAAAAACTAGATTACAGTTATTACACATTATTCCAATTCGTGGTTTATAAGTTTTTATCCATTCTGTATATTTTGTACATTCATATTGTAAATGTTTATTTAAATTTGACGTATTCATATAGGTAATTGTACAAGCAGGGCATGCAAAATTCATTTATTATAATACTTTTATATATTTTAAATAACTTCAAATGATGATTTTTCCGGAAAAATATTACCCATAAAAGTATGATACTCTTCTATATTTGGTTTATTTATTTGATTTATGCACATAAATTGCCATTCTTTAATATCCATTTTTTCTAAATCTTTTAAGTTAAATACTGTCTGAAATATACAAGATGTTTTCTTCATTTTATTACCAAACCAATATTTATATAAATATTCTTTTAGAATAGATACTAGATATAAGTTATAATTTTTTCTAAATTTTGACATACCTGTTTTATCATATATATTAATATCATCATCATCTATAAAATAATTTCTAAATTTTTGTTCTATTTTATAATCATAGTTTCTATTAAATATTTTTGGAACATGAGATACATTATATCTTCCATCTTTCTCTTCTTTTGCTATAGAATCTAATATAAAATTATTAATTGCATATCCATCTTTAAAATTATAACTGTTCAAATCTATTTCATACTCATTTATATATTTATATTTGATATCAGACGTATACAAAGGTGTAGGTTTATTATTTGAATCTAAAAAATAATTTTTATCTATCGGTTTTAAAAATATAAAGTCATCATTCAAATAAATATAATTAGTTGTTAAATTAGGTATATGATGTAGATAAAGTTCGATTGTCATCGAATTAAAAGTAGGTAAATAATTATTAGGAACAATCTCAGATTCTTTTATAATACGTATTTTAGGATGATCTCTTTTAATATATTTCGGAAATTGATAATCTTTTACAATTAAATATATATTGTTATAATTTTTAAAATTTTTCTCTATACTTCTTAATAAATATTTTAATTCTTGATTATCTACACTCCTTCTCTCTAATTCTTTTTCATTTATTTTATTATCTTCTTTTTCTAACCAAAAATTTTTATCTTCAATATATTTATCATCACGTTCTACCCATGATATAACAATATCTATTTTATCACAATCATCATTATAGAATAAATATTGTATTAGACTAAATATTATGAATAATGACAAAATACTCAATATTAAATAAACTAATATCATTTTATAATACAAAATATATTTAAATTTTATATTTTTTAACTGAACTTATATTTGTTATAAAAAATATTAACATCTAGTCTCCATTTTCTTGTAAATTTACGTCATAAAATTTTTCTTAACCTTAATTTTAGGTTAAGAAAAATACAAGTTCAAAATCTCTAGTCTAGAGATTGACATATTTAACTAAAAAGTTGTTCCCATTTTTTTTCTTCGATTCGAATTGGATGCGTATCTAATGAACCAAGATTATGATATTTTATAAGTTCTTCTCTAAATATCTTTATTTTTGGTAAAGAATTATTCCACCATTCTCTATCTCTTTCAATTGTTACATAATATAAAATACCCGAACTTTCTGGTGCATCAGGTTTTATATAATATTCTACATATTGTGTATATTCACAATCAATCATTTCCATATAAACTTGACATTGAGTCCAATAATACTTTGGTATTTTATCAATAGTTAAAGGATCTTCTCTATCATTTTTAAGAGGACATTTGATTTCAATAACACACTCTGACTCAATCTTTCTTTTTTTATTATCTATATTAGTAGATGTTTTGAGAATTGATGTACCATCTAAACGCCCTGTTATCCAATCATAATCTGGATGTTTTATATTATGTTGATCGCAATCGACCTTATTTTTACTTTTCTTCTCATAAACTTTTAATGCAATATTTTCGTATCTATTTCCATGTTCAGTGAATCGGTTTCCAAAAAATGGAAATTTATTTTCAAGTTTTTGTTCTAACAAATTAAAAGGTGTTTGATAAGGGTTAAGATTCAGTATAGTTGCAAAATCTCTGGCGTTAATATTTGGAATCTTTTTAGACATATTTAAGAATAAAAAATTACATTTTTAAATTAAAAATTCTTTAATATAAATAAATAGAATGAATAGATACAAAATGTTTAAAGATATAAGTGTGCCTTTATATACAAAAAATAATCCAAATACTCAAATAAAAGAAAATTTTGTTATGCAATATCCAACATATACACAACCTGTTATAAAAGAAAATTTTGTTATACCAAATCAAATACCAAATCAAATACCAAATCAAATACCAAATCAAATACCAAATCAAATACCAAATCAAATACCAAATCAAATACATAATCAAATACCAAATCAAATACATAATCAAATACCAAATAAAATACATAATCAAATACCAAATCAAATATATAATCAAAATCCACAACCTATTATTAAAGAAAATTTAGAATTTACTAATAAAGAAAAAAATAATTATAATACATCTAGTCCACAAGTATTTGGTCCACCACTTTGGTTTTCTTTACATAATGCTGCAGCTCATTATCCTAATAATCCATCCCCCATTACACAAAAAAGAATGAAAAATATTATAATATCATTACCAGTTTTGATACCTTGTAAAAAATGCCAAGAACATGCTACTGCATATATAGAAAAATATTATGATGATTTAGATAAAATTTGCGCATCTAGAGATTCAGTATTCAAATTTTTTGTTGATTTCCATAATCATGTTAACAAAAGATATAATAAACCAGAAATGTCATATGAAGATGCTTATAAATTATATCTTGGAGGAGTAAATCTAAGCCCAATTAGTTATTCTTAAAATAATTCTTAAAATAATTCTTAAAATAATTCTTAAAATAATTCTTAAAATAATTCTTAAAATAATTCTTAAAATAATTTTTAAACTTAATAGTTTAAAAATCGGTCGATATAGGGATTGAACCTATGACATCTACGTTAACAGCGTAGCGCTCTAACCAACTGAGCTAATCGACCCCTTTCAGGATATATTTTGATTTTTTGACATAAAATTTTTGTATATTGCTGTTAATATCCTATTCATATATTCTATGTCTTTAAATCATTTTTAAAATATACAAACTATTTTTTTAAACTAAAATACAGTTTAAAAAATTTAATTTTAAAAATTATATAATTAACCTAGTCCAGGTCCAATAAAATAAGAAACTACAGCACCTAAAGAACCTGAAGTATTAGTTTGGTTAAGTGCTGCATTAATATAGTTATTTCCTGAAATTGCTCCAGCGTTTACAGATGCTACTGTAGTACCAGTATTAATATTTGCTTGAGTATTAGCAGAAGCAAGTGCAGTACCAGTCGCATTTAATGAACTACTTGCAACTAATCCTATAGTACCGGCAACTCCACTTGCAAGAGTAGTTCCATTATTTGTTAAAATTTGTCTGAAAATTATAGCTCCATTAGGAACTTTAAGAGCATTATCAGCTGTAACAGTTGCTTGGTTAGGGAATTTAGATAAACTAACGAATGTACCAGTTGCAGCAGTTGCGAATGAAGTGGGGGCATATCCAACAACATTTGTATAACCATTAAGATTGTAATCTGGTCCGGTTGTTAAAGCAGCAGCTTTTAAATTACTAACGTTAAGATCTTGAATTCCGACAGCAGCAGAATATTGGACTTTATTAAAGCCTTGATTTCCATTTATGGGGAGTGACATTTTTTTATTTATAACAAGATAAAAAAAAAATTAAAAAGAAATTATATATTTCAAAGATAATTAACATAATATTTAAAAAAAATTTAAATTTTTAAACTGTGTTTACAGTTTAAAAATTTTTTATTATATATATATATAATATTCAATACTAAGCTAATAAATTAAGCTAATCCTGGTCCAACAAGATAAGTAACACCTACTGCTAAATCTCCAGAAGTTACATTTGCACCACCTGTTGTTACACTGACGTATTTTTGTCCAGCACCATTAACAACACCAGGTGTAATACTAGCAGCATATCCAGCGTTAGTATTAGCTAAAGTTACTGCTGAAGCAATTGTTGCACCTCCATTTCCACCTAATGTTGTGCTTGTATTAACAGTAAATGTTGCACCAGTTCCTGCTATTGTAGTTCCATTATTAGTTAAAATATATCTAACAAATATAGCACCTTTAGGAAGAACAAGAGCATTTGAATCTGTTACAGATGATTGTCTAGGGCTATTTGCTAAAGCTAAAACTGTTCCAGAAGCAGCAGTTGCGAAAGATGTTGGTACGTATCCAAATACAGTTGAATAACCATTTAAATTAAAATTTCCAGCTGTTAAATTAGCAGCTTTTAAATTACTAACGTTAAGATCTTGAATTCCGACAGCAGCAGAATCTTGGACTCTGTTAAAGCCTTGATTACCATTTATGGGGAGTGACATTTTTTATTTATAACAAGATAATTTTTATTTTTTTAAATTAAATTTAAACTTTAGAAATATTTATTTTTTATAAACTTAAATACATACTAATTTTTTACTTTAAAATACAAATTAATTATTACTTATGCAAAAAGTATCTATAAATTTATGAAGAAACTCATTTTCTTTTCCAAATGTAATAAACCTTATACTATTGCATTGATATTTTACTTCATATGATATATCTTCTAATATTTTATATTTTTCATACTCTTTATCCGTCATATTTGAATCAAATTCTAAAAGTTGTTTTTCTATTCTATTATATATCTTATCTGTTATTTGTTTATTTACATTTTCAATCGCCTTAAAAAAATCACTACATATTTTTATACCCCCAATATCATCTATAAATTTAATTTCAATTTGTTCACCATGTTTTTCTTCTATTTTATAAGTCAATACATTTTTATTTTTATCTGAACAATAAACTCTATTTTTAAATACATATTCATGTGCAAATTTTATATATCCATCGATACCTTCTTTAATATGATCTTCTGTTAAAAATTTACTTTGTTCTAACATGTATTGTTGTGTAATTGGAATAAGAGTTTTTTCGATATCATCATCAATAACTGATATAGATGTTTTTCTATTAGTAAGAACACCTAGTCTATTTATAAATTTATTATTATTGGTTTTTAATTCTTTAATTTCAATCATTTTATCAATATATTTACTTTTATCTTCAATTTCTTCAGATTTTTTCAATCCATCAGTCTTAATACTTTCTGATTTTGCAATTACATCATTATGAATTATATTTATTAATTTATCAGCATTATAATCAATTTCTATATCACCATTCTCATTTTTATAGGCAAAATTTCCTCTATTTTTATCTCTACATAGATATTTACTATTTCCATTATCATCTAATAATAAATTATTATATGTAAAGTCTGCTACTCCTCTTTGACCATCTAAAAACATATCTTCTGTGAAATTCAGATTGATTTTACGTTCAACTTCTCTTTGTTTGATTATAAACGGAGTTATATTTAAATATTTATTATTATTGTTGTTTATAGTTTTTGGTTGTTTAGCAATTTCCTGAATACATTCGTGATCTGATTTGTACATTTCAAGTTTTTCTTGAAGATTCTGAATTTTTAACTCAAGTTTTTCTATTTCTTTTTGATGATTCTCTTTTATTTTCTTAATTTCCCGTTGATGTTCTTCTTTAATTTTTTTAACTCTTACTTCTTCACATATTTCTATATGTGTATTCATATTCTTTTTGTTTGTAAATTCTTTTAAACAACCATAGCATTCAAATTTTTTAGTTGGTTTTTTATCTTTTTTTTCTTGTTTTCCAAATCTTAATTCTAAACAATATTTGGCTGTTTTAATATGTCTTTGTAATAAACTATTTGTGTCAAAGGATGATTCGCAGAATTCACACTTATAAGTCATTTATATTATGACATAATTCTTTAAATGAAACTTAAAATTTTTGATGTATACCATCTAACAACATATTCAATTTCTAAATACAATGTTAGTTTAAAAATTTTTATATGTATTAAATACTAAATTGTATTCGACATTATTTAGACATAAATTTTTAGATGATGAGCGTCTAAATTATTTTTAAAAAATCAAAAAAGTTAAGTATGAAACTGAATTATATATTTAAATTATTATTTTCTAACAACGTATGTCGAATAGATAATTCTGTCTAAAAATATTATTTTTCAGATTTTCAAAATGTGTGTGTGTGGACTTTTGAAATCGCAAAGTCACAAAAATCAAAAGTCACAAAAATCAAAAGTCACAAAAATCAAAAGTCACAAAAATCAAAAGTCACAATTTTGTGCAATGACTTTTTGTTTTTCTGATTTTAAATATTTGAAACTCTAAAAATTTTGAAAATATAAAAATAGATTTTGATTTTCTTCTAAATTATCTTTTCTTCTTTTCATTTTTAAATCTTTGGTTAATTAATTATAAATTTCAGTTATTCGTATACTTTATCAAATATTTTTAAATAGTTTTAAATTTTTAAACTACATAACAAGTTTAAAAATCTATTCTTTAAAACATATTCTGAATTCTTCGAAAGTTAGTAATCCTTCTTTTTTCATCTTCATTAATATCTCTTTTTTATTATTATCATTATCTGATTTTATTCTTTCTTTCTCAATCTCTGCATTTGTTTGTATTTGTAATTTTTGAAGTTCAAAAATATATTCATTCTCATCTAATGTTCTAAAATCATTTTCAATTTCTTCTGGTTCTTCTTTACTTTTCATATTATGTTTATCAATTAAAGTATAAATATAGTCTAATTCTTCATATGTACATTGCATACATTCAATTTTATTTTTATATTTGAATTTCAAATCTAAATCTATTACCAATTTTTTAACATATTTTTCAGCTAGAGAAATTTTATATCTAGCATCATAAACAAATATTTTATCTAATCTATAATTTAAGCCATAATTATTTTGTCTTTTTTGAATATCAGATGAAATTCCAAATTCAAAATAATGTATATTTTTATTATGTAATGTATTTGGTGTTAACATATCTTCAATATTCGGTTTAAATTCAAAAATATAAAGTACATCTTTTAATAAATAAGGCTGAATATCAAGACTTAATCTCTTTTCTGTTATATTTTTATTAATTATATTATCACTTAATTCAACTTTACCTGTAAATAATAATTCTCTAACCCATCTACTAACTTGTAGAGCAAAATTAGGAGAACACCATTGTGCAATCTGAATAGCAATATCTGGATGTGCAAATGTACCTTGAATAGATTCTGAGATATTTCCACCTTTAATTATATCTAAAATAGCGATACCTTGATTATCAGGTATCGCTTTAAAAGACGCTAATAACGCTTTAGATTCTTTAGTTGCTTTCCAATTATCTATGCGTTTATTTGATGCTTTACATAATAATGTAACATTAACATAACCATCACTGCGAACAGGAATTGTAATTTCTGAATTATCTTCAAGTGTTAATTTAAAATTATGTATAGAATTTGTATTAATAGGTTGTGACACAATATGTTTGTTTGATTCATTATTTGTTTTGTATATTAAGAATTTTTCTTGTAAATCTGTAATGTCTTTTTTAAGATCATTAATAATATTATCTTTTAATTTTAATTCTTTGATATGATCTTTATTAAGTTCTTCTATTTCTTTGATATGATCTTTATTAAGTTTTTCTAATTCTTTTTTGTGTTCTTCTTTAATTTTTTTAACTCTTATTTCTTCACATATTTCTATATGTGTATTCATATTCTTTTTATTTGTAAAATTTTTTGAACATCCGTGACATTCAAATTGTTTAACTATTTTCTTCTTATCTTGATTTTCTTTTTTATCAGAACGTAATTGTAAACAAGTTTTACTTGTTTTAATATGTCTTTGAAGAGAACTATTTACACTAAATTCTGCTTTACAAAATTCACACATATAACGCATTTATAAATTAAATATATGTTTTTAAACTAATTTCCAATATAGTTTTTTATATTTTAAAAACATTTTAAATTAGATAAAAATAAAAATAAAAGTAAAAATTATAATTATTATATTTAAATAAAATGAATTTGAATCAAACAAATCAACCAAAATTAAATCAACCAGATTTAAATCAAACAAGTGTAGGTAAAACAGTTCTATTAACCATTGTTATTTCAATAGGTGTTATATTTGTAATGTGGTTATTATTTATTTTATTTAAATTGTCAACAATGATTAATGGTATACAGCAAGAAAGAATATGTTCATCAGCCATAATACTTCCAAATGAAAATATCGCTCCAGATTCGACAGTTGCTGCAGTGTATCAAAGTAATATTATGTGGACTAATGGACAAACAATAAGAATTAAATTTTTATCTAAACCGGTATGGAACTTTCCAGTAACATATAACGTAATAAATTATTGGTTTTCACAGAGAGATCAAAATGGAAATAGAATAATTTTTGATCCTTTACAGGGTACATACGAAATGTTAAGTGCGAATGTTTGGTATAGTATTCCAAATTTAATTAAAAAGATTGTTCAAGAAAGATTCGCTAAATTTCTGAATTTGAAATTTGTATTTTATGAATCAACTGATAATTCTCCTGATGCTACTAACGCTGAAATTAGAATTAATTTTGATACCACTAAGGGTTGCAATTCATATATAGGAACTCAAAATAGAAGTATTTCTAAATCAAATCATACTATGAATTTTGCATGGTTTGATGTTGCTACAGTACTTCATGAATTTGGACATGCATTAGGATTATTTCATGAACATCAATCTCCATTTGAAAATAAAATTAAATGGAATTTACCGGAATTATATAAATGGGGTGTAAATACTCAAGGTTGGGATAAAACACAAGTTGATCAACAAGTAGTAAATATGTTAAATCCAAAAATCGTAACTGGTTCTTCATTTGATAGTCAATCTGTTATGTTATACTTTTTCCCCAAAAATTTAACATTAGATAAAAGAGGTACTAGTCAAAATTGCAGACTATCTCCAAATGATGTTAAATATTTAGCGGAAAAATATTCTGGTGGTCCGCAAACTCCACAAGCATTTTATAAAAATGCATATAATATTAATATTTAAAATTTTTTAAACTATAAGTTAGTTTAAAAATTAAAATTATTATTCATCTTCAAAAATATATTCATTTTCTGAATCAGAAAAATCTTCAACTTCATTTTCTTCTTTATCTTTATCGTCTTCTTCAACTTTAACTTCATTTTCATCTTCTTTAACTTCAACTTCATTTTCATCTTCTTCAACTTCATCTTCATTATCTTCTTCAACGATAATTAAATTATTATGCATAAAACATTTAGTTAAGTTTTCAAAATTAATAGTTAATCCTGTTTTAATCATAAATTTTTTTAATTTTTCAAAATTAGGTGATCCGCAATATTTTACATGTTTAATATCAGCGCGTGGATAATTAATAAAAATATCTCTTGTTCTTTTATAATTTAGAATACTTGTATCTAGTTTTGTATTTTTTTCAATTCCATCTAAACTTTTATGTTCTTTTAACAATTTAAAAGCTGTTTGCGACCCTACTTTTGGAATATTTTTATTATAATCACAACCACATGCAATACACAAATCTAAAAATTGGTTATCTGTTATATCAAGAGAATTTAATATATCTGAATGATGTACACGAACACACGTATCTTGAGAAGTTTCTATTTTTGATAAAAAAATAGGACAACTATAAGCTAAAACATCTGTATCTTCACTTAAAACAGCATCTACTAAACCTCTTTTACATAAATCAGAAGCACACGTTTCTGCTTCTAAAGGAGCTTCATACCATGGAATATTTAAAATATCAAAGAGTTCTTTCGTTAATTCAAAATCTTCTTTAGAAATATCTAAAATCTGTCCCCTTGATTTATCAATACGTTCTTTAACAATTTTCATATTAATTTTATCAGTAATTATATCTTTTCTTAAAAATCTCTTAATTTTAACATCATCTTTTAATTTGTCTTCCTTAGCTATTAATTTTGTATGTAATTCTAACAATATATTAGGAATTTCACCTGTTAATTCGTATTCGTGGTAAGCTTCATCTAATTCGGCAACTTTATCACGATTTTTTTGTTGTTGAGCACGTCGTTCTGATCTTTCTCCTTGTTTCTCTGGTACACATCCTGTATCATAGATAAAAATACAATGAATTTCATTTCTTCGCAAACATGATACTAAATTTACGAAAGCAGAAAGCCATCTATCACCACATATAGCTTTAAATTTACATAAATATAAACTAGTATCAATAGCAACTTTTTTAAAAGCATATTCGGATAAATGTATAGTTTCGTAAATATGAGGACAGTTTTTTCTTAAAAAAGGATGTAAATTATTAATACCCATGTTTAGTTTAAATTTATTTTTAGTGATAAATATTTATAAATTAATCAATTTTAAATTATTAATTTAAAATTGAAATTAAAGTTTAACAATTAAAAGTAATGTAAATTATGATTATACCAGTCAGGTGCTTTACTTGTTCAAAAGTTATTGGAAATAAATGGGAAGAATATCAGTTATTATTAGAAGATAAATGCGATGAAAAAATTGCATTAGATAAATTAGGATTAAAAAGGTATTGTTGTAGAAGAATGTTATTAACTCATATAGAATTAATAGAAAAATTTTTAAATTATAATCATATAGATACAACTAATCATATAGATACAACTAATCATATAGATACAACTAATCATATAGATTCAACTAATCATATAGATTCAACTAATCTTTAGCCTCTGATATCCAAAATTTATATCATAGAAGTTTTCTTAACCTGAAATTATGATTAAGAAAAATACAAGTTCAAAATCTGGAGACCTAAAGTTTAAAAATTAAACGATAGGTTATTTTATTTTTATATTTAAAAATAAAATAATATAAAATAAATTGAAACATGCCCCCCAAGAGAAAACTTTTTAATGACAATGAAGAACAATTTATTATCGAGTCTCCTATTAAATCTGTTATTTCAGAAAATAATACAAGAAAAAAAAGAGCACGCATTATTATTGAACAAGCTCCTGCTGTAAATAATATTAAAGATTTAATAGCTCTTGGAAAAACTTTAAAATTTTATAAAAATATTGATGTTATGACACTATGGGAAATAGTTCCATATTTAGAAGATTTAGATAGAATGGTTGGTATGAATAGTTTAAAAGAAACAATATTTTATCAAATTATATATTACTTACAAAATATGCATTCAAGAAACAAAAATCAAGAATATCTTCATACTGTTATTACAGGAAATGCTGGTTGTGGAAAAACTAGTGTTGCTAAAATTATTGGGAAAATATATACAAATCTTGGTATACTTTCAAAACGTGATAATACATTTACTATTGGATACAGAGATGATTTTGTAGCAGAATATGTTGGACAAACAGCTATAAAAACTCGTAAATTTCTTGAAGGGTGTTTAGGAGGTGTACTTTTTATAGATGAAGTCTATTCACTTGGACCAGGTAGAAAAGATAAGGATTCTTTTAGTAAAGAAGCAATAGATACATTAAATGTGTTTTTATCAGAACATAAGAATGATTTTTGTTGTATAGTTGCTGGTTATAAAGAAGAAATAAAAAATTGTTTCTTTTCTGTAAATCAAGGTTTAGAAAGAAGATTTCCATGGAGGCATAATATAGAAGAATATAATGATGAAGATTTGTATAATATATTTTTAAAGATTATTATGGATACAAAATGGGAATTGATTGATGATGTTAGTAAAGAATATATTATACAATTAATTAAAAACAATAAAGAGTTATTTAAACATACAGGCGGTTCAATTGAAACATTTATATCAAAACTTAAAATGGTTCATTCAAAACGTGTTTTTTCATTAGATAAAGATGTTAAATTTAAATTTTCAAAAGAAGATATGGAAAATGCGATTAAAGAATCTAAAAAACATTCAGATATTACTAAAAAACCTAATTATGATTATTATACTTAATCTTTAGTCTCCAGATTTTTGATTATATTTTTCTTAACCTCAATTTTAGGTTAAGAAAAAATTTATAATATAAATTTACATCATTTTCGAGACTAAAGGTTAAATAAAATCTTACTTTTTTAAACTAATTTATAGTTTAAAAATAATTTGTATTTATAATATACTATCAAATTTTACTGGTGAATAATTAATTGATTTTAATATTTTTTTAGTGTTTTCATTATATACTACATAATGTTTTCTATCATCACTAAGTCTATAAGAAGGAGAATCATATCTTCCTTCTTTTTTATAAAATTCAACTGTTAATTTAGCTTCTTCTTCATTTTTACATAATTTACTCATATTTGACTTATGTACAAGATCAAATGCTTTATCACCATCTATTCCAAAACTAGAAAATGCTCCATAAACAACATATAAAATATCGGCCAATGCATCACATGTTTCAATAATATCTTTATTTGCTACAGCAACATTAAATTCTTCTACTTCCTCGTTAATTAACGCTGATCTATATTCAACTAATTTAGGATCGGTATCAAATAGATTATGTTGTGGTTTAATATTATTTTTAACACCAAATGCGATATTAAATTCATCTCTTACTTTTTCAAAATTACTCATTTTATTTATTTTGAACTAAATTTACATAAAAATTCAATTTTTTATTTTAAAATGAAATTTTTTATTTAATAAATGACAGATAATACCTCTAATAAAAACAAAGAACAAAAATATATCGCATGTTTTATTCTTATTGCAGTGTTAGCAATTATAGCATATTTTATATTTGTTGATAAAGATGTAGCATCAATATCATGCCCAAAAAGGCCTACGCCAACTTTAACATGTGAAACTACAAGTCCTAATACAAATCAGGATATAACTACAACTCCAAATAATAATCCGGATATAACTACAACTAAAAGAGTACTATTTAAAAAAATAACTACAACTCCAAATAATAATCCAGATAGAGATACAAATCCTGTCACAACTAAAAGAGTATTATTTAAAGAAATAACAACAACGCCAAATACTGATCCGAATATAATTACAACTCCATATACAAATGAGGATATAACAACAACTATGGTTCCAAATACAAGTCCAACATTATCTCCTGGAACAAAAATAGATTTTATACCAAATTTAGGTTGGTTTACACAACAAATAACATTAAAAAATGATTTAGAATTTCCAAATTCCTTAAATAGTTATTCTAGTGTAATTGCAAACGCTCCATATACTGGTATAATTTCAGGATTAACATTTACAGGAACATTAACAGTATCAACTGCTGTAAATACAGGTTCTCTTTTCCATTTTTTCTCATTAGGTAAAAATTATTATGATCATTCTCATAAATATAATTTATATTTTGAACCAGGAATTACACAACTTACAGATAAAATTATTATAAGTAATTATCCTATCTCAGCTCAATCAAACATATGGTATATAAATAAAGATGATCCAATATATTTAGAAGCAATTAATTTAAGTGGTATTATATCTAATGTTTCTATAAAATTATATTATTCGTCTGTTATTTGTTCTGGAAAAGAAACATTATCATCACCTACGTATATAAATCGTAAATCTATGTAATTAATTTTAAACTAAAAATAAGTTTAAAATTAATTTTCCCAATCTATTAATTTTTTTAAGTTTTCAATATATTTTTCCCAGGTATTTGACATTAATTTTTTTTCTTCTATTAAAAAATGAGAACTATTTGTTTGGAAATCATATATATCATTTTTTAAGATAATTTCTTTATTTTTAAAAGAGATACCATCAATATTTGTAATAACACCATCTTCATATATAATATCTTTTACTGTTATTACTTTAAATACCATACCAATGAATATTAAAGATAATAAATTTCTAGCTTGTTTTACAGTTAAACAAAATTTATTTTTAACATCTATAACATAATTTTCAATTAATAAATCTTTAATATTTTTTTTACGAATATTTGACCAATTTTTACGGTATTCTTTGATATTATTTTCTAATGTTACAAAATCTATTTTCTTTTTAATTTTATCTTTATGAGATAATAAACCAAGTTTTTTAACTAAAAGATCATATATATCATTATACAAAACTTGAATATTTTTTTTCTCTATTTTATAACTAAATTCTTTGTTTTTATAGTTACAACAAAAAAAATCTTTAGAAATATATGTACCATATGGACATTTTCCATAAGCTAAATCTTCAAATACATTTTTCCAAAACGTGTCTTCGATAAGTTCGCAACATTCTAAAAAAATAGGGTACACGATGTCTTTTTTAATAGGCATAAGATTTATTATAACTAACAAATCTTTAAATTTCACTATCAAAAAAATTATTTAATTTTCTCATAAGACTATCATTCTTGGCTAGATTAATTTGGGGAATTTCTAAACTTGTATTTATTCCCGACGTAGAATTTAAACCAAAATCTTTAGATTCTAATATACTATTTGAAGCTACACTTGGTATTTCTATACTTGGTGTAGGTATTTCTAATTTTGCACTTGGTATTTCTATACTTGGTGTTTCTAATATTAAATTAGAGTGTGATGTAATTCCGTCAACTTTATCAGATATTAATTCTAATTTAGGAACATCTACGCTAGAATTTTTTAATTGTGGTTTAGATGGTTTTTTACTTGTTAAATAGTACCATATTCCTAATCCAACTAATACAGCAATACCTATATATATCCATGTCTTATTATTATTATCTTTATTTGGTTCTGCTTTTGATCTAATAGTTTTATATTTCTCATCATAATTTTCTTGTACATTTTTTCTTTGATTCATTATATGTTCTTGTCTAGTTTTCATTAAACGTTCTTGATTTTGAAATTCTCTTTGTCTTTGAAATTCCATTTGCCTTATTTGTTCTTCATTATTAAATTTTTGCAATTCGGCATTAAGTGGAATATCTTTTAAATCTAATGTTACAGTACACTTAATTGTCTTTTCAATATCTGTTTTTAATAATAAAAAATAAGTTTGAAAAACACCTTTATCGTTAGTGATATTTCCAGAAATATATCCATTTAAAACATTTTGATAATTTATTTCATTTCCTGAGTTTAAATCAGTTTCAGAAATAACTAATGCTTTAAAAGGTTCTGAGTTTTCTGATTTTACTTCAAAAGACAAATCAAAATTTGTTTTATTATCATTAAGTTCTATTAATTGTTTAAAACTATTAACTTCATATATTTTAGTACTTATAACCATTTTTTGATATCTTTGAATAACTCTTTAAATTAAATATATTAATAAAATAAAGCTAAAATAAATAACAAACATAGTTAATTTTTGTTATATAACCTTTAGTCTCCAGATTTTGAACTTGTCTTTTTCTTAACCTAAAATATAGGTTAAGAAAACATTTATGATGTAAATTTACATTATTTTTAGAGACTAAATGTTAACACGGAGCATCTCCTCTAAATTTTTTGTTAGAATATTCATCAATTATCATATCATCTAGCGCTGCTCCTGGTGAAACCATGGGTAAAACAGGTTCATCATCAAATGTGATTACATTTGCGACAATTGGACCATCTTCATAGTCTAAAAAATATTGAAGTTTTTGTTCTAAATTATCATTTATGTCAATTTTTATACCTTTACATCCAAGACTTTCTGCAACTTTCTCAAAAGATGGATTTTTCATATCTGTTGCTATATATCTTTCTTCATAGAACATTTTTTGCCACATTGAAACCATAGATTGTTTAGAATTATTTACAATAAGAACTTTTATATTAATTTTGTTATCAATAGCTGTCAATAATTCAACAAAAGACATTGTAAACCCTCCATCTCCGCAAATACATATAACTTTATCATCTTTTGTTGCAATTTTAACACCAATTGATGCTGGTAAGGCAAAACCCATAGATCCTAAACCTCCACTAGTTATAAATTTTACTTTTGGGAAATTAAATTGTATAAATTGAGCAGTCCACATTTGATGACTTCCAACATCTGATAATATTGTATAATAATTTTTAATATCTTTTTGAATTATCGAATTTAATACTGATATTACACATCTTGCATGTAAAACGGTTTTAGATATTGGAAATGAAAATTTAATTTGTTTCCATTTTTTTATTTGATTATGCCAATTTTTATATTTATTAAAAGTTGTAGGATAAATAATTGATTCGTATTTTATAATATCTTCTAACACTTTATAACAATTATCATTTATTAAATAATCTGTTTTAATAGTCTTATTTATATTTGATTTACAAATATCTACATGAATTATAGTTGTATTAGGACTAAATAATTCAGGTTTTCCAGTTATTCTGTCGTCAAATCGTGATCCAAAATTTATTAATAAATCACATTCTTGAACAGCTTTATTTGCATAGTATGAACCATGCATTCCAAGCATATTTAAAGATAGTTTATGTTTTTCATCAAATATTCCTAATCCTAATAAAGTAGTTGTCACAGGAATATTTCTAGAAATAGCAAATCTCCGAAGTAAATCTACTGAATTACTTTGAAAAATACCTTGACCTGCAAGTATTATTGGTTTTTTTGCATTTAAAATAAGAGAAAAAATATTGTGTGGACAAATATTTCTAAGCACTTTATGTCTATTTTGATAATTTATTAAAGTATTATCTAAAGTATTCTTTAAATTATTATCTAAATTATTATCTAAATTATTATCTAAATTATTATCTAAATTATTATCTAAATTATTATTTGATGTTTTAGATACTTGTTTACTCATTATATCTTTTGGTAAATCTAATAAAACAGGTCCATGTCTTTCTTGTAACATCATATTAAATGCAAAATCAACTGTTTTATCAATTACTGTAATATCATTTATTTGATTATTCCATTTTGTACATGATTTTGTTATATTAATAACATTCGCTTCTTGAAATGCATTTGTACCTAAAACACTAGTTGCAACTTGACCTGATAAAAATAAAACAGGTGTTCCATCTGATAATGCATTTTGCATGCTTGTAACAGTATTTAATACGCCGGGTCCTGATGTTGTCATAACTACGCCTGGTTTCTGTTTACTTTTAGCATATCCTTCTGCCATAAACCCAGCACCAAGTTCAGTTCTTGACATTGTAAATTTAATTTTGTCTTGTTTGTAAAATTCATTTAAGACAGGTAGAATAGCACCCCCTGAATATCCAAATACTTGTTTAACTCCATTAGAAACTAGAGAATTAAATAAAACTTTTGAACCATTAATCATTCTTATATTTATTTATCATAACTTTTAAATTAATAATTCAATTATTCAATTATTAATAATTGAATTATTAATATATTAATATTCAATTTGTGTATAATTATTAAAATTTTGATTAAAGTTTGGATTATATGGATAAATATTATTATAATTTTTAATTTCTGGTCTATTATATTCTATATTAAATGGTTTGTAATTTAAAAGATGTATTGGTGGTGCTGATGGATTATAATATTCTAATAAATCAGATGATGTAATTCGAATAATTTTTGTTTTTGTATTAAAAGAATTAACCCAATTATATCCATATTTAACTAAATCTTTTGTAGCATCATATAATAAAGAACCAGACGATTTTATTATAGGTAATGTTTCAGTCAATTTATTTATAAATATAGTTCCAAATTTATAACTAGTATTTATAACAGTATTTGTGCTATCTAATACAAATAATTTATAATCAATTTCTGTCGTTTGAGTTGAAGCATCTTTTTTTTCCATGCTTTTTTATTTATATAAATATAATATTTTTAATTTCCCTATATTCATATTTTTAAAATAATTTATTGATTACAAAGCTTTTTATAGTTTTAATTTTTCTTTTATATAATAAAATATTTAATGGATTTAAATGATATAGAGAGTAGCTTACCATCCGAAATATTAAGAATTATAGCGTCTTTTCACCATTGCAATGAATGTTATATAAAAGATAATAATAAAAAAATATATTGCAATCTATGTAATTCTAAAAAAGCATTTCGACTAAATAAGTATTGTTTAAATTGTAATTGTATTAACAATATTTACGCGAATTATTGCGATCTTTGTGATGATAAATTAATTAAAATAATATACTGTGATTCTTTTACAAAATCAATAGTGTCAAATAAAATAATAAATCCTTTACATTGTTATAAAAATTATAACTGTAAAACATGTAATATTTTAACATTATTTTCTTAATTAACCTTTAGTCTCTAAAAATGATGTAAATGTATATGATTTTTTAGAGACTAGATGATTAACCTTTAGTCTCCAGATTTTTGATTATATTTTTCTTAACCTTAATTTTAGGTTAAGAAAATTTTTACGACGTAAATTTACATCATTTTGGAGGCTAAAGGTTAAGTATCATAAAAAATTGAATTTATTAATTTAATTTGAATTAAAAAATATAGAATGAATGATATTGATGATAAAAAACTATTAGAAATTGAAATATCACATGACCCTAATATCAGAAAAATAAAAAAAAGTAAAAGCTGGAGTTTTGCTATAATGTGGTTTAGAAATGAATTTATTGATATTTTAGTATTTGTTACTGAGAAATATATTTATATTAGACCACTTCAAATACAGAAAAGTTTTGAATTTGAAAGGTTATTTGATTTAGAAATAAACAGCAGTAATTTCAATCATAAAATAATTACTAAAATTAAACATAAAAATTTTCCATTACATCCATGGGGACACCTTGAAAACATAACTACAATTTATGATCATTTAATTAGAAAAGAATTTTATCCCGAACTCATTAGTAAATATAATTTATTTTAAAGATCAAAAATAGTCAAACTAAATATATATTTTCTCTAATATTTTTTAAATAACTTAATATAACCTCTAGTATCTATATTTTTGATTATATTTTTCTTAACCTTAATTTTAGGTTAAGAAAATTTTTATGATGTAAATTTACATAATTTTAGGGACTAAAGGTTAAAATTATATATATTTTCTTTTAGTACGAATTTTATTTGGTTTTGGATTCCACCAACCTTCACTATCTTTTGTATAATTTTTAGTACTAAAAACAGGCCATGGAATTGGATATAATTGTAAATATGTTTGCATCTTGTTTTATTATATAAAATAAGTCTTTAGATTTCTATTTCACATAATGATTTTCTCATATTTTTAAACAGATATGGGTCATTTACCTCTGGTAAAATTTTTTGTATTTCATTAATTCGTTTTAAAAATAACTTGGATTTGTACTTACTATTTATTAATTTACAAAATTCTAATTGTCTATATATAGAATTTGTGTTATCGAATTGTAAAATATTGGTGTTATTTACAGTACACCATTTAAAAAAATCTTCATAATTATTTAATAAAATTGAACTTATAACATAATAAGATAACATATTTGTTTTTTCTTTATATAATTGTAATTTAACTTTATCATCAGATATTATATCTTTATATGTTAATCCCATATGATTAAGTATTTTTACTGTTTGAAATATAGAAAAAGCCATTTCTAAATTCATTAATATATTAACATCATTTATAAAATTTTCTAGATCTTTATTTAAAAAATAACTACATACTACAACATTCATAATTTTTGCCCATGTATCAGTATATGCTTCATATAAATTAACTTTCGATTTTACCTTAAATAAATTTAAAATATAGTCTGTTGATTCATTTATTTTATTACATGAAAAATCTAAACCTAAACTATGAAATGTTTCATGTATAAAAACTTTAAACCATTCTTCTTTTCTATAAATTATAATTTCAGAATTTTCAACACAAGTAATAGCAAATCCTGTATTAATATGTTCTTTTTCTATGGTTGCGTATTTATCAGGTAAAATTTTTAATTTTTTTGTAAAATAAACATAAAGAGTAAGTTTTTGTGCTACATTTTTATTAATATTATATTTTGTAATAAAACATAACCAACATAAAATCATGTATATATATTTATCTAATTTTTTTAAATTTAATTTGGTACTTATAAAATAAATTTTAATATTCTTCCCAAATAATTTTTGAAATGTATAAACAGTTTTAAAATTTGATATATTCTTATCTAGTATATGTAAACGTATCGGTTCTATAATATAATCAAATTCTTTTGATTTTGGTATATCTTTTTTACTTAAAATATTTTCTACTTTCCTACTGTCTTTAATATTAATTTTTGAAACTATATTTATAGATTCTTTTAAATTATTATAAAAATCTTCTAATATATTACGTGTTAATTTCGTTTGATCTTTATCTTGTTTTAAACAGTAATTTAATAACATTTATTATATATGATTTTAATTTTTTAAAATTAAAATTAAACTTACTTATACACTTGTTAATTTTATATTTTTATAACCATTGTTATTGTATCTGATAGATTCATATCGTAACTGTAAATTCTAAATATGAATCATCTTTATCGCTTATATTTATAAGTTATCTAACTAACCTTTAGTCTCTGAAAATGATGTAAATTTACAATCGCAATTGAGACTAAAGATTATTTTTTTAAAGCTTAAAATAAACTCATAATCAAATTATTAAAAATATGGTTTTCTACATGTTTTTAATATTTTAATATTTATTTTAGAGTTTTTAAAGTTGTCTAGTTCTAAGTTTTCTATATTTGACTCAATAATAATTAAAGTATCTAATTTTGGACAATTTTTTAATAAATTTGTGAATATATTTATTTTATCAACATAAACTATAGTTAGTTTTTCTAAGTTTGATGCCATTAAAGATTCAAAAATGATATTTTTATTTCTACATAAATCAATATGTAAATATTTAATATTATCATTTTTAATATTTACATAACTCGTTCCAAATTTATATTTACAACAAATACACCCATATGATTTACATATAGTAATATTTTCACACATATTAGGTATGTATTTTATATTTTTATAACAACAAATTCCATTTTTAATTTTCACATTTCTTATAAAAGCCCACTTACAAATTTTATATATTTTTATATTTTTTATTACATTTAAAAATATAGCTCTTAATTTATGTGAAGTTAAAGCCGAATCATAGTTTATAATATCTTTTAACTCTAAAAAAGATAGAATTTCACTTATCATATCTATTGGTATAATATTCTCCATGTCAATGTATAATTTATATTGTTGCATTTTATTTCAATTTTAAACTGATTTTATACTTTAAAAAATAACTTATATTGGTCCTATTATAATAATTTCAAAACTAATTTTAGGTAAAAATTCTCCTGAAATATTGAAAAACTTATCAATTACGACATTTAGTTTTTTCATATTATTTTTAACCTTTAGTCTCTAAAATGATGTAAATTTATATCATAAAAATTTTCTTAACCTTAATTTTAGGTTAAGAAAAATGTAATCAAAAATCTAGAGACTAAAGATTAATAGCTACTTATTTCTTTTACTTTTATTTTTTTTACTTTTATTTTTTTTACTTTTCTTTTTCTTACTCTTATTTTTTTTATCTTTTAAAACTCCTATAATTCTACCTCCGTTTGATAATAAAAAAATAGGAGGTAATGACTCGAGTTCTGCAATAATTTTTATTCCTTTTGGCAAAGGCCAGTTTTCTTTTGGGAAATACTTTGGAGCTAACATTGTTTATTATAAGTAATTATTAAAAATACTTAAATTAATAAAAGTATATTGTTATTTTACTTATAAATTAATTTTATGAAATTATTATTTTGTACTTTAAGATATTATATAAAAAAATTTAAAATTAATATCATAAATTTAATAAATGGATTTTAATATTTCAAATATATATATTGATGCAGCGGTAAATAGAATTGCATATCTTATAGATACTGGTGAATTTTCTCTTCCTCTAAGTGGAACCGGTACAACCGGATCAATTGGACCTACTGGTTATACCGGTTTTACAGGTTTTACTGGTCTTCCTGGTAGTGCATCAAATACAGGTGCAACAGGTGGTACAGGTTATACTGGTCCACAAGGTAAAACAGGTCCAACAGGTCCTGCAAGTAATGCTACAGGACCAACAGGTCCATCAGGAATTCTTGCATCTGGAGTTTATACAAGTGATTATTTATATTGGTCTTCTACAAATCCTGGTTTTACAGGAGTTGGTACTTGGAAAACAGATGGTTCTAATATTCATATCGGTTCTAACGCAGGATTAAACAGTTCAACTGGATTTTATAGCATAGCTATTGGAATTCAAGCAGGGCAATATACACAAGGTCCAACAACAATAGCAATAGGAGCTCAAGCAGGTCAATACTCACAAAATACAGAAAGTATTGCCATAGGAGCTCAAGCAGGACAAACTGGTCAAAAATCTTATAATATAGCCATAGGAGCTCAAGCAGGACAAAATGATCAACATTTAGGAGCTATATCTCTTGGATATCAAGCAGGGCAATCAGGTCAAGGAACTCAAGCAATTTCAATTGGATACAATTCTGGCGTTTTGTCACAAGGACAATCTTCGATAGCAATTGGTTATCTTAATGCTCCAAATTATCAATCATCTCGTGCTATTTCAATCGGAACTCAATCAGGATTTGCATATCAAGGTCAAGAATCAATCGCAATAGGTTTTCAAACAGGCGTAAATACACAAGGAACACAAGCAATTTCAATAGGAACAAATTCTGGCTATAATAATCAAGGTAATCAAAGTATAGCTATAGGCTGTCAAGCAGCAACAAATAATCAAGGTATACAAAGTATCGCAATCGGATATCAATCGGGAAGTAGCAATCAAGGTTCTGAATCTATATCAATAGGTTATCAATGTGGAAATGCATATCAAGGAATTAATAGTGTTGCATTAGGATTTCAAGCTGGTTTCGTTAACCAAGGAACACAAGCAATTTCTATAGGAAATTTAAGCGGAGCTAATAATCAAGGAACAACAACAATTTCAATTGGAAATAATTCTGCTTATAATAATCAAGGTACATCTGCAATTTCAATTGGAAATAATTCTGCTTATAATAATCAAGGAACATCATCAATCGCGATTGGAAACTCTTCTGCGTATACAAATCAAGGCGCTCAAAGTATCTCAATAGGTTATGGTGCTGCATACACAAATCAATCAAATAATTCTATAGCTATTGGGTCAAATACAGCTTCTAATAATCAAGGAACACAGGCAATTGCGATAGGCTCTAACGCTGGGCAATCTAATCAAGGTGCTAATTCTATAGCTATAGGAAATAATGCAGGTATATTAAATCAATATCAAAATTCAATTATATTAAATGCAAATTCAACTCCATTAAATTCTTCAACTCAAGGATTTTATGCCAATCCTATAAGAAATGATAATATTCAATACACAAATGTATTATGTTATAATACAACTTCAAATGAGATAACGTATAATTCTATTTATGTAGGTCTTACAGGATATACTGGTTATACAGGATATACAGGGTATACAGGATATACTGGTTATACAGGGTATACAGGATATACAGGATATACAGGATACACAGGATACACAGGATACACAGGATACACAGGATACACAGGTTATACAGGATACACAGGTTTTACCGGAGTTACAGGTTATACTGGATATACAGGATATACAGGTTATACTGGTCCTTCTGGAGGTGGAACCGGTTCTACTGGACCAACTGGACCTTCTGGAGGTGGTACAGGTTCTACTGGATATACTGGTCCGGCAGGTGGTGCAGCAAATACAGGTTCTACTGGTACTACAGGATACACAGGTTATACAGGTTATACAGGTTATACAGGATTAGCAGGATCAGCAACAAATACAGGTTCTACAGGATCTCAAGGTAATACAGGATACACAGGATATACAGGATATACAGGATACACAGGTTATACAGGATACACAGGATATACAGGATACACAGGATATACAGGATATACAGGTCGAACAGGTTATACAGGATACACAGGATACACAGGATACACAGGTTATACAGGTTATACAGGATACACAGGATATACAGGTCGAACAGGTTATACAGGATACACAGGATACACAGGTTATACAGGTTATACAGGATACACAGGATATACAGGTCTTCCTGGTGCTGCAACTAATACAGGTGCAACAGGATATACGGGTTATACAGGATATACAGGATACACAGGATATACAGGATATACAGGTTATACAGGATATACAGGTCGAACAGGGTATACAGGATACACAGGTTACACAGGATATACAGGGTATACAGGATACACAGGTTACACAGGATATACAGGTCTTCCTGGTGCTGCAACTAATACAGGTGCAACAGGATATACAGGATATACAGGATACACAGGATATACTGGTCTTGCAGGATCAGCGACAAATACAGGTTCAACAGGTTCAACAGGATATACAGGATATACAGGTCGCACAGGTTCAACAGGATATACAGGATATACAGGATATACAGGATATACAGGTCGCACAGGTTCAACAGGATATACAGGATATACAGGATATACAGGATATACAGGTTATACAGGATTACAAGGTCCTACAGGATATACAGGTTATACAGGATTACAAGGTCCTACAGGTCCAAGTACTGGATGGTTATTAACTGGTAATTCTGGAACAACAAATAGTAATTTTATAGGTACAAGCGATAATCAACCTTTAAATTTAAAAATAAATAATACAAAAGCTGGATTAATAAGTAGTACAAATTCTGCAATCGGATATAATTCTATGTTTAATATAACTACAGGACAAAATAATTGTTCGTTTGGTTCTCAGTCTTTATATACAAGTCAAACTGATATTAATAATTCAGCATTTGGATACAATTCGATGTATGGCTCTACAGGTTCTTATAATACTATTGTTGGATATCAATTAGGAAGTACTGGTGCATATTATAATAATGTTATCGCGATTGGATATAATGCAGAAAATTTTATACCTTCTTATAGTAACTGTATTCGTATAGGAGATAATCAAATCAGTTCTGCAACAACACAAGTTGCCTGGACAACATCTAGTGATAAAAGACTCAAAGAAAATATTACAGACAATAATCTTGGTTTAGATTTTATCGATAAAATAAAACCAGTATCATATAATAGAAAAAACGATGAAGATAAAAAAATAGAATATGGTTTTATAGCACAAGAAATAGAAACCGTATTAGAAATTTCAGGTATAGAAAACACAGGAATTATAACAAAAGATAAAGAAGGAACATATGGCCTAAGATATAATGATTTTATATCAATATTAACAAAATCAATACAAGAATTAAAAAATAAATGCGAAATACAACATGAAAAAATAGAAAAACAACAACAAATTATAAATACACAACAACAAACTATTGACAAAATAAAGAAAAAATTAGAAATAGAATAAATAAAACAATTAAAGCAATTAAAACAATAGAGAAATAATAAGTATATTTTTAAGTTTAAAATAACTTAAAAATATTAATTTGTTTTACATTTATTTTATATAATTTTAAAATAGGCAAGAAGAAGTGTATTATTTTTTTCAAAATCATTAATACTTCCCCTATTAACAAAATTATATCATATATAGAATTTATTTACTCTTCTCAAGATTATCAACTAATAATTAATAATCTAAAAGAATATTGCAAATTGTATTTATAAAGTAGCGGACCTTACACGCAATAGTATTTTTATAATAATATATATGAAAAGTTAGTTCTAATATTTATAACTTATCTGTTCGATACAGATACACATTAATGGGCTTAGAGACATGATGTTAAAAACTATATTTTTACATAAAATTATTTTGAGTTATGTATAAAAAATATTATATGTTTATATAATATTTTTGAACTATCTTTTTAGTATACTCTTCTATTTCCATATCATTCTTAAATGTTGACATAAATTCTACTTTAATTTTTATCTTATCCAATACTTTTATTCTAAGTATCTACTAAAAGTTTTATAAGTTCTTATAAAGTAAGATATAGATATTTTTTTTATGACTTAAAGACAAAAACATTATAATAAAAAAGACTATCTATGGAAAAGAAACGTATGTCAAATCCTAAGAATTTCTGCGAAGAAGCTATAAAACTTAATATAAGATACGAATATTTAATCGAAGCACGAGAATGTATCGGTGCTCAAAATTTAGCCAGAATGTTTTACGGTAAATCATCAAGAGGTGGTGGTGGTGCTATTTCTGCATCAACCATGGATACTTGGTTAGAAACATTCAGATATGTAAAAGAACATCCAGACGAAGAAGATAAAGATCAATATACAGCTAGAAGATTAGAACCAAAACAAGAATATTATGATTATGTTGAACTTATTAAAATTCCGATTCCTGATGATATAGTTAAAAAATGGTCTGGTTTATCACAAAAATCACTAGGAGATGCAGCCGAAAAATATGGTATAACACTTGGAATACGAAATTCAAAAGCAATAAAAACTTTACTCCAGAGAATGCTTATTATGGTCGAAAGAAGAAAACAAAATATTTGGAATGCAAAAATAGAAGAAATATTACAAGAAGACAAACCAGTTATAAATTATAGATTAACAAATGTACCAGAATTAAGACGTATTTGTAAAGAAAGAAATTTAGTAAATGCGCATATAAAAACAAAAGAAGGTTTAGTTCAATTATTAGAGAGAAATCCAAATATTATCATTGAAGAAGTAGATGAAGATATTATTGATTATAATAAAATGACTACAAAAGAACTTAAAAATTTAGCAAAAGAAAAAGGATTTACAGTATATAATAATTTAAGTAAAACACAATTAGTAAAATTATTTGAAGATAATGATAAAGAAGAAGTAGAAATTATAGTTGAAGATGATGAAGCAGAAATTATAGTCGAAGAAGAAGATGAAGATGAAAAGAATAAAGATGAAGAATCAAATAAAACAGAAAACATAGTTATAGCTAAAGATTTTGAAATAAAAGAATATAATTTGAAATTGAAAGATGGAAATGATTTTATTATACCAATAAGAAAAGATGGATTTATTAATGCTACATTATTATGTAAAGCAGGAAATAAAGAGTGGAAAGATTATAATAAAAGTAAAAGATGTAAAACTATTGTTGACGCTTTAAAAAACGAGGTGATAAATTCTCACTCCGAAATAATTATTACTAAAATTGGTGGTAATATAAAATTACAAGGAACATGGATACATAGACTTCTTGCTATAGATTTAGCATCATGGATTTATACACCATTTGCAGTACAAATTTTAAAATGGACTGACGAATTACTTAGAAAAGGTGAAGTTAAGCTTCAAAGACCTATTAAACCGTTATTATTATTAACTGAAATTGATATTGAAGCTGAAGAACTTGAACTGAATTTTAATATCTATGAATTTACTAATAAATGTGTTTTATATATGGCTTATATAGGTAAAGGTTTAGTAAAAATTGGTTATTCTGATTGTAGAATCATTGAAAGAGAATCAAAACATGTAAGTTGCGAATCTGAATATGATCAGTTTAGAATGTTAAAAATATTTGAAATTTCAAGCAAAGTTATTGAAGATGTTATTAAAAAATTACTACAAAATTACAAAGAAAATTTTGGAAAACAAAATGAAATATTTAGACCTCCTGGTACTTTGAAAAATTTTATTGAAATTGTTGATAAAATTCTAAAAGATAATGACCTTAAATTACAGTTAGATTTAGCTATTAAAGAAATATATGAATTAAAATTAAAAAATAGTGAATTACTTGCTGAAAATTTAAGATTAAAATTAGAAAAATAATTTATTTTTTAAACTATAAATAAGTTTAAAAAAATTAACTATTTAATTTTATTATTCATCATCCTCAAATATAAATTCATAATTTTCAGTATTATTTTTCTCTATTTTATTATATGGAATTTGTATATTTGATGATGTTGAACTATATTTACTTGAATAATCTTCTGTTTCTTTTTCGTTCTTAAATTTCCAGATAAATTCTGCTTTTGAATTTTTTTTTCCTTGCGCAATTACTCTTATTCTATGTTCTGGTTCTTTACTTTCTCTTGATGCGTCTGCTATTGAAATATATTCTTTAATAAATTCTCCTTTTAAAGTAAACTGTAAAACATTTCTTACTTTTTTATTCAAACCCGTTGTATAAGAATGATACATATTTTCAGAACCACTAGACCATTCTAAATTATTAGCATTATTATTAAGAGTATTTCCATCTTTGTGATTAACTTGAATTCTATCATAATCAGAAAGAATGTTTTTACCTTCTATAGGATTAAAAGCAAAACAAATTAAACGATGAACTTTATATGTTTTTCCTGTCGTATTTAATGTTAAATATTTATTATTAATTTTGCTAAATGTTAAAAATCGAGTACTATTCCATACTTCACCATTACGATATAAAATATGGTTTGGTAATTCTGAAATAATTTTACTTTCGATATCTTTGAATTTATCTATAGCCCACCATGATTTTTCTTCAAATATTTCACTTTGTCTTGGTAAATTAGTTGATAATTTTTCACCTTGTAAAATAATTTTAATATTATCTACTGTAAATCCATCATCATCATCGTTTATTTTTATAACTATGTATTTTTTATCATTTAATTTTTCGTAATTTTCAATTTGAAATGCTTCTGCTAATAATCTAGTTACGTATTGATTTTTTCCACCAATATGATATCTAAATTTTGTAGGACACAATGTAAGTTCTTTTTCAAGACTATTTTTAGCTTTTCCTAAATTTGATATCCAACCACCTACTACCGGCTTCCATATTTCTCCAGAATCATCAATATATTCGTAATCAGGTTTCTCTTTTAATTTTTTATTATTACATGTTTTACATCCTCTTTTTATAAAATCTTTATATAATTTTAATTTTTTTTCACCACATTTACAAATATATTCTATATTTTCTGATTTAATAGTCATATTTATAATTTTACAACCTTTACTTTCAAAAAGGTCATATACTGCTTGTTTATCTTTACTGGTCATTTGGAATTTTATTAATCTTTTATTAATAAAATTCATTTTTTTAAATAAGAAATCCGAAAAATAATATAGTACGGAAATCTTAGAGTACAGGAAAACCAAGGGCTCCTCCTGATATGCGGATAATATTATTATTAATAGCAGTGACAACAAATTGGTAAGTTTGTCCCAAATTGTATGCAGTGTAACTTCCGGCAGCAGCATTTTGTGCGTCAGTAGAAGATTCAGGTACAATACTAACGTTGGTTAATTTACCGTAGTTAGTACTCCCAAGAGGATCTAAACACAAGAAGTCGAGAGAGTACGAGTAAGCATGGTAACCAGTAGCAGATGGGATAGTTGGAGCATTATACCAGGGGTTAATGAGAGAGAAGTAGTCAGAACCCATTTGTTGAAGACGGTTAGTATTTTCATAGATGAGAGAAGTTTGTAAAATAGGGTCACTGGATCCAACAGGATTGTAAGAAACAATAGGACCACTTACACCACTAGTAACTTGAGGAGAAACAGTTGTGTAATTAGACCATTCAGATTTGCAAGTATTGTTTCTAACAGCAAAGAACAAAACTTTGATAGCATGAGAAAATCTGATATCAAAAGTTTGTTGGGTGTTAGTTGCCGGTGTGAATGATTGAAGAGGAGCAGTTTGTACTTGTTCAACCAAGATATCACGAGGTGCGCAAGCCATTCTCTTACGTTCATCATTAGAAACAATGGCATAGTTAGACCAAACTTGACATTGTCCAATGGTAGGAGTACCAGATTGAAGATTACCTAAAGGTACAGCAGCATTAATGGTAGAAGTTCCACTTCCAGTAGATTGGATTAATAGATCAGACCAATCACGGAAACTGAAGTTAATACGCATTTCATTGTAAGGAAGAGCTGCAGTAGGAAGAGCAACACCACTATCACGAGCGTAAAAGAATGGAAGAGGAAGATTGAGAGTAGCTCCTAATAAAGATCCTCCAGGGTTAACAGGATTGATTAATTCATTAAGATTTCCAATCATATTTAGATATCCATTTTGTTTAGAGGCAGGTACAGTAAAAGCAGCCCAGAAATCAAGATGATAACTATCGAAACGCGCGGCAACTAAGTCGTTAAATGTGATAGCACATTCACGAACAATGTTATGCATGAAGTTTCTAGTCCATCTGATACTTGTTCCAACAGCAACGGAAGAAGCAAGTGTAACAACTGGAACTTGTAGACGAAGCCAAGATTGAAGTAGATAATCTCCAGCACGAGAAATACTTACTGACCATTCTTGGTTAAATTGGGGTGAACCAGAGGCTCTTGAAAGAACGACTGGTACTTGTGTGAACCATGTAGATTTACGTGTTTCTCTGACGAAATAAGCAGTGGCATCGGGACCACCATACATATACTTTTCAATTTCATCGAAAGTGGCAAGATCAATAAACCCAGAGGTTACATTAGAAGTGCATATAGAAGACATTTTTATATTACGACAAGAAATAAAAAATTTATTGAAAAAATATTAAATAATGTATTAAAGAAATTTTTTCTATTTTTCTTTGATAATATTGATTTAAAAATAACAATTATATGAAAATTTAATATTAATACGATAAAAATCTCAAATTTACATTACAATTTAATAAACTCTTAATCTCTAATCCCCGGATTTTTGATTACATTTTTTCTTAACCTCTAGTCTCCAGAATTTGAACTTATTTTTTCTCAACCTAAAATTAAGGTTAAGAAAATTTTTATTACGTAAATTTGCATCAAAATTTAAACTAGATGTTAAAAACTTTTTTTAAAAATATAATTTGTTAGAACTTATATGAGGTATTGATCAGCTAAAATTGTATATACATGACTTTAATATAAATGGTTATATGATATATTTATGTGATCATAAAGTTGCCGAATCTTTATTATCCATTTTTAATTTTTGTTCGCAATATTTTTTATTTGCACCACTATATTCTAATATAATATGTATTAAAAATCCTGATATAAAGGCACCTAAAAATATTCTAAACCAAAAATGATATTTCGCTAATGAGAAACCAGGTTCTATAAACATTAATAAAGTAGCGATAATAAAACCGACTATACCAGTTAATAATCCTATAGAAAGTCCTTCAATTAATATGTTAGTCATTTTATATATACGAGTTTATAAAAATAAAATTATTTTTATAAATGAAATGCAAGAATGAAAATTGTGATAATAAAATTTTAAAAAATATAGATATAATACTCAATATCAACTTAAAAATATATTAAAAATATAGAAGTTATATTTACCTTCTGAGGTAATAAATATAATAAAATATTATTATCATTATTCTGAGTGTTTAAAAGAAGATATGAAAATCAAAAAAATATTGTAGTATACATTGTGAGAGATAAATATGAGCATAATAATTATTGTGAAAAATGTAATAAAAAATTCGCAAAAGTTTTAATCTTCAGTCTCTAGATTTTGAACTTTTATTTTTCTTAACATTAATTTTAGGTTAAGAAAATTTGCATCAAAATGGACACTAAAGTATAACTATTATAACAATAAATATTATTTATAAATTACTCTAAATCTATTGGTAAATATTTCCACCCTTGTTGTATACATAATTGTTTCTTATATTTTAATTCTTTCTCTGCATCTTCTTTTAACCATCTTTTTCTTTCTAAAAAAGTTTCTTCTGTTTCTTCATCCATCTTTACAGGACAAAACATATCCATCATTATTTTTAATGAATTTGGTTTTCTTACTGGTTCTCCACAACCTGGAAAATGCATTATAAATTGTCCATATTCGTATTCAAACCATACAGGATTATATTCTCTTTGATCTTGTGTTATTTCAATAATTGATTGACAATTATTCCAATTCATTCTCCATAAATAGTCCATAGCACCTTGCTCTCTACAAATTTGGGTTGTATGGTTCCAAGATTCTGTAAAATAATCAAATGCTTCTTGTGTGTTTTTAATAAATATTACACCATTATTAACCCAACCTCCAAAATCTTTTGAATACATTACATGTTTATTATTCATTAATCTTTCAATTATACTTTCAATTGTAATATCAGGATTCATAATAAAAATGTCAGCATCAATCCAAACTAAATAATCATAATAAGAGTTTTCTTTTTCTTCTTTAGTATATTTTAAATATTTTTTAATTAATAAGATCTTGGTCCACTGTATAGGTCTATCATGTTCTTTAACAAGTGTTTCATCATCAATAAAATCATAATTATGTTTTTTGCAATAATCAACTAAAACACGTCTTCCATATTTAGTATCATTAATAAATTTTTCACCAGAGTAGAAAGTTAGTATACCAATCTTCATTTAATTAAAAATGATCAAGTTTTTAAATTATATTTCTTTATTCAGTCTCCATTTTTGTATAAATTTTTTTAAATTTCTAGTTATTATTATAGCTTCAAATATAAAAACTCTTGGAGTTTTAGTTACAAAAAGCATATTATATGCAATTTCTAATCTTAAATATTTTTGTCGATATATATCACGATTATCATCATCTCCAACTATAAAATTATCAAATAAAAAACATAATTCACAAATACCATCCATATGTGTCGAATTTTCTTGTTTATATTTATCACATGGAGGAGTTTTCATATTATTTAAAAATTGCAACCAGGAATCAGTATACAAAAGATTTATATAAAATGGTAAAAAAAATCTTAAAAAGACCAAAGTATCTAATGAATATTCTGGTATTGGTTTATAATACTTAATTATATCTTTTGATACATTTGCAAAATCAATTATTTCATCAAACATTGTACCTTCTTTTAACATGCAATATAATATAAGATATGTTTTTGAATTCATCTTTATTTAAATCTATTTTGAATTTAAATATGTTTAGAATTTATATTTATTTTGTAAATATTTAATATCACGTGTATATATATTTGAATTTTTTGGAGATTTATTTTTAGATAGAATTCGTATTGCATTTATTTTTTTAATAAGAGTAGAATAACCATATTCTTTAATTGCATTATTTAAAGCATTATGTCTAATTTTAGCGGAACTATGAACTGAATATCCATATTTTATAAGAGAACCTTTTTTAAGTGTAAATAATTTTCTTGATCGCGATTTACTTTTTTTACGTGATTTACCCATTTATTATATATAATATTTAATTATACCTTTGAAATTATTTTCTTGTATATTATTAAATATGAAAATGATATTAAGAAAAAGATCAAGAAGAAAATCAAGAAGAAAATCAAGAAGAAAATCAAGAAGAAAATCAATAATAAATAATTTAAAACCATCTAAAAGATCAGGAGATTGTGTTTCTCGTAGTAAAACACAACTTAAAAACTGGCAAAAAAAAGTTGTAAAACATATGGATAAAAATGATTCATTATTAGTTGTACATTCTACTGGATTAGGTAAAACTTTAACGGCTGTTGCTGTATCTGAATGTTTTTTAGATAAAAATCCATTAAATAGAGTTATATTTGTTGGACCGCCAGGATTGATATCAAATTTTATAAAACAACTTACGGAAAAATATGGAGCTGATGAATATGATAGATATACTTTTTATTCATTTGATAAATTTTTTAGAGAAGAAAAGAAGCATTCACCTATTATATGTGATAAAAATACATTATTAATAGTTGATGAAGCTCACAATCTTAGAAATCCAAAATCAATAATAAATAAAACTACAAAAAATGAAAAACTAACAAGAGTAAATTCCATTTTACATTGTGCTATGAATGCTTCAAAAAGATTATTATTATCTGCAACACCTTTAGTTAATAGTATAGAAGATTTTATACCTTTAATAAATATGTTATATGGTAGAAGAAAAGTTGGAACTTATTCACAAGTAAAAAATGGAATAGCAGAAAGTCAAATAAATATACCAACTCTAAAAAAATTATTAAAAGATAAAATTGATATTGTTTCGATAAGTGAAGATAATGATAAATTTCCAAAAAAATTTATATATCATGTCACTCTTCCAATGTCAAATGCGTATTTTAAAAGATATAAACATACAATTGAAGCAGAAATAGATGAAGAAGAAACAGATAAATTATTTACAAGTCCAAAAACATTTTATAATGGACATAGAAGAGCTGTAAATAATGCTGGAAAAGAATATTTTAGTACAAAAATAGAAAAGATGATACCAATTATAAAAGATGAAAAAGCTGTCATATATACAAATTGGTTAGAATTCGGTATACAACCAATAGAAGAAACTTTAGAAAAATTAAAAATAAGTTTTGAAACAATAACTGGTAGTACCACAAAAAAAAGAAGACAAGAAATAGTAGATTCTTTTAATAATAACGATTTTCAAATCTTAGTTATAACGCGTGCAGGATCTGAAGGACTAGATCTACATGAAGTAAGAAATATGGTTGTATTAGATCCTGTGTGGAATTATGCAGGATTAGAACAGATCATAGGGAGAGTTGCAAGATATGAATCACATTCTAGATTACCAAAATCGCAAAGAAATGTGAATATATATCTATTAATAAGTACAGAACCAGAAATAGTAGAATGGGAATCTAAAAAAGGCGAAGAAATAGTCTCCGGAGATAGAATATTATATAATATAATTGCAAAGAAAAAAGTATTAACAGAAAATTTGATGAAAATTTTAAAAGATTATTGCAGTATATAATATACAAAATTGAATTTTAATCTCTAATCTCCAGAGTTTGAACTTGTATTTTCTTAACCCGAATTTTAGGTTAAGAAAAATTTTATGATATAAATTTACATCAAAATATAGACTAATGATTGCGTTGTTGCCTTTTTCGATGTGTTTTAGTTTTACTCTTACTTCTTTTTTTTCGATATACTCTACTGTTACTTCTTTTTTTTCGAAATATTATATTATAATTTTGGTCTTTCTCAGGTATAAGAATATTTTTTTGAGATAATAATTGTTCAATATAACTATTAGCATCATATGCAGCTTTAAACCATTTTTCTTTATATGTAGGATCATTCATCATTTTTATTTTCATTTCTTCAAAATCTAGATTAAAATCATCATCTTCTGAAGAATGCAAAACATAATTATCTACCTTGTTAAATATATTTGTCAAAATTTTTATAATATATTGTGATCTAACTTTATGATTTTTAAAATGATCCTTTTTTGGATAATTTTTTTTATAAGTATTTTCAAATAAGCAAAAATCTAAATCATATTCAAGTACATATCGGGGAGCATCTCCATCAAGTGTTTTGTATATACCATATTTTCCAGAATAAAATTTATCAATCCATAAAGCCCAAAGTTCATATTCTAAACGTAAATAATCTCTTTTTTTTTTACTATCTTCATAATCTGCGCGACATTTTATAGTTCTTTTCCATCTATATTCATAAAAACTTGGTATTTTCATTTATTATAATATAATATAAAAATTATTAATTATTTAATTTATTTTACAATCTGGTCTCTAGATTTTTAACTTACTTTTTTTTTAACCTAAAATTAAGGTTAAGAAAATTTTCATGACGTAAATTTACAACAAAATAGAGAGTAGATGTTATTTTTATTTATTCAAGTGTAAAAAGATATAAACATTTATTTACATCTGCTAAAATTTCATCTCTTATATTTAATAATTCCGTATCAGTATCGTTTAAATACTGTATTATTCCAATAATTAACCATTCTCTAAAATCTTTTAATAACCGTATAATATTTGCATCTGTAAAATTTTTTAAATTTTGTCTATTATTAGGGATAGATAATCTTTTTCCTCTACTACCTTGAATAACCTCTATAAAAGTATCCATTTTTTCTGAAATATTATCAACTAAGGAATCAGATGCAATATGTCTTGAATAAGATTTAGTTTGCCAATGATATATTTTTAATTGATCTCTAAAAAACATCATATGTAATGCAATTTCTCCAATATCAGTTTCCATTTATAATATAAAATATTTTACTTTTATTTTTTAATGTTTTTTATAAGGAATGTATATATAAAGAAAAATAATTTTAAGGTTTACTCTTCAGATTTTTAATTATATGTTTCTTAATCTGTATTTCAAGTTAAGAAACATATAATTAAAAATCTGAAGACTAAAAGTTATATATAAAAATTGATTTATATTTAATATTTTGTTAAAGATATCATAACAATGGAAGAATATTATCTAGTTAATAATTATATATATGAATATAATGAGATTGAATCAGAAGAATTTCTTTTTAATGATATTATTGATTTGAAAAATTATAAGATTGATAAAAAAGCATTAATATTTCTATCAAATCACTATAGTAAGTTATATTTAAAATCTTCTGATAATATATTTAGTTTAAGTCTTGATGTAAATATAGACGGTATAAAATGTACAGTTTCTTTTACTTATATAAAAAATACAGCAATTCGTGCATTTTTTACTATAAACACTGTTTATTGCAATATTAATAAACAACTATTAAGCTTTGAGTTAACACATAATACTTTAAAAATAGAAAATATGTTATATAATCTATTTTATCACTATAATTTTGTTATTAATAATTTTAAATATAGTAATTATTTAAATATTTTGTATTATAAAAATATTGATTATAATACTACATTTATTGAATATAAAAATAAATTATTATATAATATAGATACAGAAACAGATAATGAATGTTGCATTTGTTATTCTAAAACATTATTAAAAACACCAAAATGCAACCATTCATTGTGTTATATGTGTTTTTCAAAATTAATTAAAAAATGTTGTCCAACATGTAGAACTTGTTTTTGTAATTCAGAAAATGATGAAGATGATTATGATCATAGTGATTATGAACATACATATTAAAACATTACTTATAATTTTTAAACTTATAATAGTTTAAAAATTAATTTATATTTTTAAATTTTTTATATATTTTTCTAAAGTCATTTTTGGTATCCAATTTAATTCTTTTTCTGCTTTATCAGAATCCATTATTGATATATTACGTTCCCCAGGACGTTCAGGGATTAGTATAAATTTTGATTCAAATAACTCAACAATATCAAAAATAGAATATGACATTTTTGTTCCAAGTAGATATCCATCTCCAATTCCTTTTTCTGCAACTAAAATAACACCATCTATTATATCATCTATATAAGTAAAACATCTACTTTGCGTTCCTGGTTTTACAACTGTTAATGGTTCTTTATTTTTATATTTGTCTTCAAAAATACCTATAACAGTTGCATAATAACCATTTGTTATTTGACCTGGACCATAAACATTAAAAAAATAACATATTGCAAAATTTAAATCATACCATTTTTTGTAATTAGTTATAAGTTCAATATTTTTTGATTTTGTGAATGCATATGGACTTAAATTTTCTTTTGAATCTCCAAAAATTGCAGAAGATCCACTATATATTAACTTAGAATTATTTAAAACAGCATATTCAAGAACCTGTTGAGTTCCATATAAATTTGATTTAAATACTTTACTTGGTTCTTCAAAAGATTGATATATTCTACTATATTCTCCAAAATGATATACTAAATCTGGTTTATACTGTTGTAATTCAGGTATAGATAATATATCCCATGTATTACCTTTTATATATATAATATCAGTTTTATTGATATGATTATTAGTAGATCCAGTACTATAATTATCAAGAGAAATTATTTGTATATTTTTATTTAAGCTAAGTCTTTTAATAAGTGAACTTCCAATAAATCCAGCACCTCCAGTAACAAGTATTTTCATTTATTATATTGAATTAAATAGATATTTTTTTGATATTATTATTAATATAATTATTTAACTCAAATCTATATAATAAATGGGATAAAATACCTATTCTAGTAAAATAATCACCAATAAGAGCATAAACGTCTTTAGGTGTATGTTTTTTTTCATATATATTGATAATTAATTTATCAGGTATATAAATTTCTTTAGAATTATTTAATGAATATGATATAGATCTAAAACGTATTTTGTAATAATTTGATAAGTATATAAAATTCGCAAAATCATAAGAATAATCTTTTGAATTACTTTCTAAATATTCACAAGGGGAATCCCTTTGTTGTGTATCAAATGCTAATATATGAACTGAATTTTCAATTAAATATAGTAATATATTATAATCTTTAAGAATACATATGTCATCGATATCTTTAATGCATATTTGTTTATAAGCTTTAATATTTATATCTAAAGGAATGTCGAAAACACCTACAGAATTTATTATAATTTCATTAAACATTTAAATATAGTATATATATATTTAAATTAACTAAAATTGTTTATTTTTTAATTGTTAAACTTATACTTTCTTTGATAAAATATATTATTTTTATTAAGTACTTTATAGGTAAATATTTTTTAGAATTGATTACAAATATTTTTAAATTTTTATATAAAAACAGTATACCTTGTTTTATAGAAGGAAATAATGATAATAATGAATTAATTAACCATTTTAGATATGGATATGTATATGGAGATGTATATCCTATAACACTTAATACACTTATTCCAATTAATGTCAATAATAAAGTATTAAGTACTATATTTCTAAAATAAATATTATTAGTTAAATAATCTTCTTTTATAAGTTCTTTTCGTATTTCGTATAGTTTATCATATTCATAAAAATAATTAAAATTTTCTATTTTAGATTTTAAATTTGGATTATTTTTTATTTTTTCCTGAGAAAGTAATGCATCTTTATCTTTTTTCATGTCAAATAAATATTTACTATATAATTTTTTAACACCGATATATTCAAATGAATTTGACGCGCTATTTACAACAATTTGCGCAGTTTCTTTAATTGCTGCTTTTGCAACATCTTCAGTTTTTTTATAGATATACATTAGGTATTTTTTAGTCTCAGTACCACATGGATCTATAAAATCCCAAGTATAGTATGTACTGTATAATGTAATTATAAATGCCGGTGTATATCCAAAAATAATTTTAAGTATAAAATAATACTGACCTAAAATTGGAACTCCTGATATAATAGCTGAAATAGATCCAAGAGTAGTTGATGCAGTTGTAATAACTCCACCAACAGTTGCTGCAGTTGCTCCAAGAATTGGAATTGTATAACATAATATAACTATAACAATTAAAGTACATATTATTCCTAAAATAGTTTTTTTAACACCACTATATTTAAAATTACAAGGATCATTTTCTTTACCAAAATTAGCAATTTTACTCAATACTTGACCTTTTAAATCTTTATCTATATTTCTGTTTGATATAATAGTAGATAATGATGTCATATAGTCATGAATGTTTAATTTTAATAGTTTGTTATTTAATATACATTCTTTAATAGCTGAAAAATTGATATCAAACTCTTCTATAGTTTTAATAGATATAGTTTTGAATTTATCTATTTCACTATTGATAAAGTAAATAATATCATTATTATTTACTTTACATGCTCCATCAATTTTACTAGATCGAATATTAAAATATAATAAATTAGATATGATTTCAATGGAAGAAATAAAATTAGTTTTAAACCTATTAATATAAGATTCTATTTTTTCTTGAAACCATATACAATAATTAATAAAATTTTGTTGATAATCATCTAATGGATCATCTTGATAAAAAATACTAAGCAGATAATTAATAAAATTCGTTATTTTATTTTCTATATATTTTATAGTATCTTCTACTTTCTTATAATTATTGTCTAATACAATCCGTATTTTAATAATTATTTCTTGGTATTCTATTTCATTTATGGCATTTATAGCATCATATACAGTTTCTAATTTTTGTTTCTCTAATTTTAAATAATCTTTAAGTGTACTTTTATCATATTCAACTATCTCACCAAATAAGCATGTATATATTTTTATAAGATCATTATAATATTTATCAAAATAATTTTTTATATTTTCATCTGATTTATTACTTATATACAATATTTCATCTTTAATTTGATTAATAAGATCTTTTTCAAGTATAATATTACATGCATTAAATTTATCTTCTTTTGATGAATCATTATCAATAACTATATTATCTGAAGTAATTTCAGGATGTATATCTGAATTAAATAAATTAGTATTTATATTATGATTATCATTTCTTATTTTTATATTTAAACAATTTTGAGCTAAATCACAAGTAGACAGATCTTCACAATTTTCATATATTGTATTTAGTTTTTTTATATTATTTTTATCTATATAACTATATATCTCTTTGATTTTTATATTTTGTTTTTCTGCAAATTTTTTAAATACTTCTTCCAATTTAAATACTTCTTCTAATTTAGATTCTTCAGATATATATATTTTTATATATTGATTTAATTCTTTTATATTTTCTTCGCGAGTTCCACTAAATTCAGGTCTTATATCATTATTACAGTATTTATTAATAACTTTAATAAATTCATTATCATTTTTATTATCTGATGAAAGTAAACTATATATCCATATTTCATATGTGTTAATTTTTTTTTCATTTTGTTCAGTAAGTGTTGTGTTAATCACACTTAATAAACAGTTGATTTTTTTAATATCTTCTATAGAAGATATATTGCAATTTTTACTATCTTTTGATTTACAAATACGTGTTAGTTCTATATTAAGAAATGTTAATAACATATTCCTTTTTGAACATAATTCTTTTATTTTAGAATTTAATTTCTTACGGATATTATTGATATCTATGCTAAATTCTTGATTATTATATTTAAAAACAATGTTTTTTTTACAATTATATATGAATATCTCAGAAGCTACTATTGGTGGTGGAAAATTTATTCTAGTTATTATAGCTTTTATCCAATTTTTTTTACCTATGTTATAATATTCTATTGTACTGTTATTACAGTATTCTGTAATAATTTGTTTATCTATATCAATATCTTCTGGTACAGCAGAAAACAAATTAGTAAAAGTAGATAAAAAAGGAATATAACTTTCATCGTAATTTCTTATATAATTTGGTTTTATATTTATTATATCATTTGTATCATTATCTTCGCGAATATCATATGTAATTGCTAGTTTTAATTGTGTATAAAAAGATATAAATTGCGATTCTAACTCTTCTTCAATAAATTTATTATCTATTTTTCCATTATCGATATAATAATTATATATTGATTTTTTAATGTCTTCATTTAAACGATTTAAATAAGTACATCTGTATTTATTAATATTTTCACCTTTATTACATTCATTTTCAATAAATTTACAATCAGCATCACTCATTTTATTATAATTAGAATTTATAATTTAAACGAATAAAAAACTTTTTAATAATTAATAGGTATGTCAAATAATGAAATCGATATATTAGATATTGACATGAAAATACGTTTAAATTTTAAAGAAGAAGAAATGAAACTAAATATATATAAGACCAGATTAAGTGATATAAGAACAAGTTTAGAATTAAAAAATATAAGACAAAGAGTTATAAATACACTAATACAGACAGAAAGAAAACTTTCTGAACATATAAATGATATTGAAAATAGTATATCATTTAATTTTTATGTTACAGAAATTGCATTCTTATTAGAGAAATATAAAGAAATATTATTAAAACCTATGAAGATTAGTTTTACTGGCAAACCAGTGAAAAATAATAAAGAGAAAACGAAAATTATTAATGAATATTTAGAAATAGCAAAGAAATATGTAGATATTGAAATAATACCAAAAGAAAATAGCAAAGAAAATAGTAGACAAAATGATAGACAAAATGATAAAATAATATGTAATAATTGTAACAATAAAAAAGATTTTGATGCAGTTGATTCTAACGTTTATATCTGTTCTCATTGTTCTTCTCAACAAGTGATACTTAAAAATATATCATCTTATCGGGATATTGACCGCGTGAACATTTCTTCTAAGTATCTCTATGATAGAAAGATACATTTCCGAGATTCCATAAACCAGTATCAAGGAAAACAGAATAGTACCATAGAACCAAAAGTATATGAAGATCTTGAAAAACAGTTTGAATTACACCATTTACTTGTTGGAGATAAAAATACTAATAAAAAGATAAGATTTAAAAATATAACTAAAGAACATATTAATATGTTTTTGAAAGAATTAGACTACACAAAACACTATGAAAATGTAAATTTAATACATTATAATATGACAGGTGTAAAACCTGATGATATAGGTTATTTAGAGGATAAATTAATGGATGATTTTGATATTATTATAGCATTATATGATAAAATATTTAAGAATATTAACCGTAAAAACTTTATAAATACCCAGTATATATTGCATCAATTATTAATTCGTCATAAACATCCATGTAAGAAGGAGGATTTTACGATATTAAAAACAATTGATAGAAAAACATTTCATGATGAAATATTTCAACGATTAGCGTCGGAATTAGGTTGGAATTTTACAGCAAGTTTTTAAGCTTGTAATTTATATATAAATAGGTTTTTCTCCGCGAGGAAAAAACCTAAATCATATAAATAAGTTAATAAATAGGTTACAATTTTGTAATAAATTGTAACCTAAAATTTCATATATATTTTGATTTTTATTAATTTTGAAAATAATAAAAACTATTTAAAGACGTATGATATATAATAAAACATGGAAATAGAAAACTTTGATATAGTCAAATTTATAGATGAAAATCCTCTTGCAAAACTAACTAAACCATATCAGAGTAAGTTAGTAAATAAAATTAAAGAAACATTTTCAAGCACAGAACAACAGTTATTTTTAGCTAGTTTTTATTGTTATTTAAATTACAAACCAAATGAATTTGTAGTTGATCTAGACACAATATGGGAATGGCTTGGATTTTCGCAAAAAATTAGAGGCAAAGAATTATTAGAAAAAAATTTTAAACTCAATGAAGACTATAAATTAGTTTTTTCTGAACAGAGAAAAAACTCAAAAGAAGGAAGACCAAAACAACAAATATTAATGACAATTAAAACATTTAAAAAAATTTGTATGAAAGCTACAACTAAAAAAGCTAATGAAATTCATGATTATTTTATTAAACTTGAAGAAACACTTCAAGAATTAGTTGATGAAGAAAGCTCTGAGCTTAGAAAAGAATTGCAATTCAAGGAGTATTTATTAGAAAAAAGTAAAAAAGAAACTGAAAAATTTCAATTACAACTTGAAAAAAAGAAAAGAAAGAAATATGAACGTTCAAATAGTGTTTATATTATAAGTAATCCATCTATAAAAACAAAAAATAAAAAGAAATTTTTAAAAATAGGAAAAACAGGTGATAGGAATGGTAGATTAGAAAATTATGGATCTGGAGCACCTTTAGACTATAAAATAGAATATTCTCGGGCTCTTTGTAGTAAAAGAGAAGAATCTGCTATAGAAGGATTAATGTTAGTGATATTTGATAATTATCGTGTTATTAATGAAATAGAAAGTAAAAGAGAATGGATATCTGGAGTAGATTTAGATATATTACGAAAAGAATTAGATATTTTAGTTGATTTTTTAGAAACTAGAAAAAATTTTCATGATCCAAAATTTATACCAGGAAATGATAATAAAAAAGAAATTGATCTACCAACAGATATTGAAAAGAATAATTTAAAAACTGATAGCGATATAGATGAATTCGACAGTGATAGTGAAAATAATGATTGTATTGAACAATCTGAAACAGAAGTTAATAAACAAGAATCAGAAGAATCAGATAAAGCTGAAATAGAATTTATTTTTGATGAAGAAGAAGAAGATAATAATAATGAAAATAGTCAAATTAATCCATCTGATTTTGATAAATTTATTTCTGATTGTTGCATAGTTGATAAAGAAAATCCTGAATATTTTACTCCAAAAAGTGATTTACGAAATGCACATCATATATGGAGTAATTGTACTTTAAAAAATGTGAAAGCAGAATTTGAAAAATATTTAACTAAAAATTTTAAATCTGGAGCTACTTTTATTGATAAAAGTAGAAGAAATGTATATCGTGGATTAAGACTTAAAGAATTAGAATTTAAACCTTCAGATAATAATTTAGATTATGAGCAGTTTATTAGTGATAGATGTGGTGTAAATTATCACTATAGAATAAGTTATGGGTCTTTTTACGAATATTTTGAAAAATATAAAAAAGAAAAAGACTCAGATTACAAATTAAGTAAAGAATATAAACAACAAATTAAAACATATCTTAATAGTAAATTTTTATATGGTCGTGTATATATTTCAAGTGTTGAAAAATCGTCAGGACTTCATGGTATATATGGTATTGGTATAAAAGATAATAATTTTGGATTAAAAGTTCCTCCAAGAAAAAATAAACAAGTAGGTGAATATGATTCTGTATCTAATAAGTTATTGCAAACATTTGATTCTATTATTTTAGCTAGTGAAGTATTAAAAATACCATTTTCTTCATTAGGAAATAATATACGTTTTGGAAAAATAATAAATAATAAAGTTTATAAACTTATTGAAAATAAATCGTAATATTTTTAAACTCAAAATATAGTTTAAAAATTAAACATAAATATTTATCTTAATTTTTTAATATGATTTAATTAAAGATAAACAATGTACTTTATTTGTTTTAAGAGAGATATTTTTCTAAACAAGTATTAATATCAATAAATATTGATAAAATCTCAGGTATATTTTTAAATTTAAATTTTGTCATATTATAAGTTAAAATTATATTATCATTTATGTATCTACATCTAAATGTATCATATTCACCATTTTTAATATTTAAATAATGAAATATACCTGTATTATTGACAAATGTATTATGAACATTATTTGTAAAATTTATGAATTCTTCTACTTGTTCATTAATTAAAGAAAAATCGAAAGAACATTCTAAGTCATCTGTTTCAATTTTAAAATTTATTATAAAATAATTTTCAATATCATTTTCAATACCATCTTCTACTTCTAATTTTTCAACTGAGTAATGTATTTTCATTTAATTAATTTTATTTATACTTTTAAATAGAATTAAGGTGTTACTTTTGCACATACATCTTTTACAAATTCATGTATTATCTCTGAACTTTCTCCTTTTGCTACCTTTTTTATTTCTGTTTTCTGTTTCTTATATTTAATTAAAAAATCTATTATCTCATCACTTTGTTTTCCAAATATGTCTGATTCTTCTTCATTCATATTATTACTTGTATTTCTGTTCAAATCAGATAATCTATCATATAACTCTTGTATATATTGGTCTGTCAAAATACTATTTTGTTCATCTATAGATTTAAATAGTTTTTCACATAGTTTTTTCATATCTGGATCAGATACTAAATTACCTTCGCTATCTTTGTAACTTATTTTACGACGTGCAAAATCCGGACATGTTATTCTATCTTTTAAAGGATAATCAAGAGCGTATTTAGCATATCCACTAGGACCATTTTTAATATGTTCTAAAGTTAAAAATTGAGCTTGTTCTTTTAGATGATCATCAGTTATAGGAAGTAAATTATTTATAATATTGTTTATTCTTTGATTATTATTTTGAATATGCGTAGGTTTTGAAGCAAGTTTATTTTGAAGATCTTTAATCTGATCATCTTTTTCTTTTAGTTGTTGTTCTTTATCTTCTAAACGTTGTTTTAACAATATATTTTCAGTTTTTAATAGATCAAAAGATATATAAAAATCCTTGCATTTTGTTTTATGTTTATTCATCATTTGTTTGCTTGTAAAATTTTTATTACAATAATTGCATATAAAAGCGTGATCTATATTCTTATTTTGAATTTCTAAACAATATTTAGCTGTTTTTTTATGTGTATTTAAAGCTGATAAACTTGAAAATTTATTATTACAAAATTCACAATTCATTTTGTTATTTTATATAATATAAGGTTCTTTTAAATTTATTAATAAAAATTAATCTGATTAATTTGAATCGGAATAATTCGAACTCATTTCCAATTCATTTAATCAAATTTAATCAGATTTAATCAAATTTAATCAAATTTAATCAAATTTAATCAAATTTAATTGGTTTGATTAAATCATTTCAGGCTCTTACAGTTCAATTTTTTGATTTTTTGTTCAAAACACAACTTTTGTGTGTGTGTCAAATCCGCGGATATAGGAAAACCTGAAAATCTGCAAAGTCACAAAAACTAAAACTTTTGTTTTTGCGAGAAATATTTTTAGAAATTATTTAGAAATTATTTATTAAAAATTATTAAGTAATATATTTTCAACTGATTCAAGCGCGCCTTCACACCATCCTTGATTTCTTGAAAATGCTTCACCTATACAATAAATGTTTTCATAAGGATTTTGTGCTAATTTCAAAAACTGTTTCCTATTTTTATATTTTTTATCTAATGGCGTAAAATAATGTGTTCCACATTTCCAATAAACAAATTTACATTTTTCTACTTTCACAGTTTGATTAAAAATTTTCTTGATATTTTGTTCTACTATTTCTTCTTTATTTTCTATTGTAGTCCATTTATCAGCAATTTTATTATCAGAATAACTAATCATATATATGCATTTTTCTCTGTTCATTTCTATTATTTTCTGAAATGGTTTTTCCGTAACTATAAATCCACTATAATTTTTCAAAGGCTCGTTTAATTTAACATATAAACGTACAAAAGTCTGACATCTAATACTGTCATATATATCTGTAAATTTGGTTTTTAGTATTTTTTTTATATTTTTAGGAGGTATCGCTAGAAATATTTTATCATAAATTTTATTTTTTATTTTAAACTTATCTTTTACAAACACGATCTCATTTATCTCTGTATTCAAATAAATATTACAGATTTTAGAGAAAGCATCAAGCATTTCTCTCCATTTTATGCTAAATGCTTTAAATCCTCCGACACAATCATCAAATCCATAATCGTATATTGTGTCAATTATATCTGCATCTTCAAAATCTGTTCCATTAATACTTTTGGTAAAATGATTATATATTTTTACACCTAATATGTTTTTAGCAAATTGTGAGAATGTATATTTACTTCTATCATAAAACGGAATAAATTCTTTTAATTGTTCTATTATAGCCAATATATTATAAGGTTTGAATGTATAAGAAAATTTAGTTTTATATTCGGTTGTTGTAACGTTTAATTCTTTACATAATTTATATAGTAATTTATCTTTTCTTTTTCTACCTATACCAGCGCCGGCAACAACATCTATACCATCGAATTTAATAACTTTAACACGACCACCGATTTCTTTATTTTTTTCATATACATCTACATTATATCCTAAATTATTTAATTTATATGCACAATATAAACCAGATATTCCAGAACCGATTATAGCAACTTTCATTTTATAATATGTAAGAAAAAATTAGGGAGAAAATGAAATAAAATTAATATAAGAAGAAATAAAGATAGAAGATTTTCTTTTTTAAACTTGTTTTATAGTTTAAAAAATAAATTAAAGTATTTAAAACTTTTTGTTTTAAAAGAATAATTTTAATCTATAATTAAAATATATTTATTTGAGTATATAAATTAGTATATTTATTAATAAATGTTTCAAAGTCATTTCCATATTCTGCTTTCCATTCTTCTCTTTTTAACTGAATATGTTCTTTAATAAAATCTATAAAATTAATATCTTTATCTAATATACCATCTAATACTTTTTCGTTATTACATTCTTTTAACACTTTATCTAAGTATGCATAAATAATACTTTTATATTGTTCTTCATTAGACATATATACAGTTAGATTTGGATCATCTGTAAAACCCTGTATTGTATTAATTAAACCAGATAATATACGTGTAGAACAATGTTTATGCATTTCAAAAATTTCTTCTGCTATACGTGTGTATAATTCATCATTTTTTTGTATAGATATCCAATTCCATAAACTAAATAGAATAGTATCGGCACGAAAACCTTCAAATATAGCATTATCAACATATATTCTTTTTAAAACTTCTTCTAATATATATTTATTATGTATAAATACAGGGTTTAATTCTAATTTATTAGCGATTTCTGTTTTTAAAATACGTGGATCTAAATTTTGTCCATATTTTTGACATAAATATTTTGCAACTTTTTTAATTGGTTGTGTTATTGCACTATTATGTACAGATTGTGAGTCTGCATAAATAGTACCTTTTGGACCATTTGTTTTTGGCGGAGTTGGTTTAACTTGTAATTGTGTACGTCTTAGATAATTAAGTAAATCTTCTCCATCTTTTTTACTAAATTCTAGTAAAATATCGACAAGTTCCATTAAAACACTGTTATTAATATTATTATTTTGCATGACCATTTTCTTTATGGAATCAATAATATGTGATTGTTTTGGAACAAGCCGTCGATCTTTATGTCCATAAGTTAAAAGAAATCTATAACTTAAAATACGTGTTGTATTTGTATAATCAGAAGGAAAATTAAATATATCAATAGCTCTACATAGACCTTGATGTGTATAATTTTTAAAAATTTGAATATTCATTTATTATACACCAATAATTATAAATTATTCTAGATAACTTTGTAAATTGGTATTTTTAAACTATTTTTGAATTTAAAAATATTATTTTGATTATATAGATTATGTTACTATATTAAATAAATAAACTAATTATTTAAAATTGATTTTAAATGTTAAAATTTATATATTAATTAAAATGGTATACGAAAAAAAAGAATTGCCAATATCATATCAAACTCTGCCAGATGCTGATGGTTGTATTACTAGAACATCATTTAAATTTGGTAAACATGGTAAAATTATAAAAACTGTAAGTAAAATTAAAATGATAACAAAACGTGTATATAAATCCGCTATTGAAAGACAAAATAATTGGGTAAAATTTGGTCTTGCAGCAATAAGTAATGAAGGTGTTACGACTGTTTCAGATGAACTTATTTTTATGGAAGATCCTTTATCTTTAGAAAATAATGAAATTAACGAAACTAACGAAATTAATAAAAAAGAAAAAGAAATAATTATAGAAAAAAACATAACTAATAATGATACTATTAAAGATAAAAAGACTAAAATAATATGTAATATATGCAAAGGAGATCATTGGTCTAGAATATGCCCATCTAAAAATGAAAAAAATGAAAATATAATTACAACACCAGAAATTGAAAAACATATAGTTGTAAGAGTTTTAAATGTTGCAACAGATGTAACAGAACCAGATTTATATGAGTTATTTTCTTGTATAAGAAATATACAATATATATACATATTAAAAGATTTTGAAACTAGAATGTCAAGAGGTGTGGCATATATAGGTTTTAAAAACATAGAAGATGCTGAGATGTGTATTAGTAAATTTAATAATTTTGGATATAATTATTTATTATTAAAACTCGAATTAGCAAATAATGTTTAATTTTATACTGCTATCCTTTAGTTTTTAAAAATGATGTAAATTTATATTTTCTTAACTTAGATTTAGGTTAAGAAAAATGCGATCAAAAAGTTTGAGACTAGAGGTTATTTATAAAATTTCATTTAATTTTTCTATTTGTGATTCTGTTAAAATTTTATTATTATAATCGATAGTAAATTTTAGATATAAATTTCCAAAATCTCCTCTCCCATTAGGTAAACCTTTTTTACTTATAGAATATTTTTTAGTTGGATTAATTATACCTAATGTTTTTGTGTCTATTGTAAATTCATTTTCAAAATGAGGAACTAATATATTTTTACCTACAACAGATTCTTTAAAAGTTATATTATTTTCATATATTAAATCAGCCCCATTTCTCTTAAAAAATATACCTTCATCAATTTTAACTGTAATAATAAGATCACCTATAATTTCGTTTTCATTTTTAGGATATTCACCTAAACCTTTATATGTAAATTGTTTTTCATTTTCAACACCTTTTGGTATTTCAATTTCAACTTTATTTGAAAGAACTGTAAAACCTTTATTATTACATTTTTTGCAATTTGAAGTATCTTTAATAATTCCAAAAGCATTACAATTTTGACATGGTTGTTCTTGTATAACTTGCATAATACTTATATTAATAATTTGTTTTACAGTACCTAATCCATTACATTTAGGACATTTTTTATTACAACTTTCACATTTGACATCTTGTTTTATATTTAATGTTTTTTTCAAACCAAAATAAACATCATATAAAGTTATTTTCAAATTATGATATGTATCAACTTTTTTCTTTTGATTTCGAAATATAAAATCAAATGGTACTTCACCCATACCACCAGGAAAACCACCCATTCCTCCTGGAAAACCACCCATTCCTCCTGGAAATCCCCTCATACCACCAGGAAATCCACCCATACCACCAGGAAATCCCCCCATACCGCCAAACATATTTTGCATTGGATTATCATATTCTTGTCTTTTTTGTTCATCTGATAATGTTTCATAAGCAGTTTGAATTTTCTGAAACTTTTCAGTATCACCTCCTTTATCAGGATGATGTTGTTTTGCAAGTTTTTTATATGCTTGTTTTATTTCTTCTTGAGAAGCATTTTTTTCTATTTCTAATATTTTATAATAATCTGACATTTTATAATAATAATTTATTGCTTTAACTCATTTTTTAGGTTATATAATAGATTTTTAATCTTTGTCTCTGTAAATTTACATCATAAATATTTTCTTAATCTGTATTTTATGTTAAGAAAAATGTAATCAAAAATCTGGAAACTAAACTAATACTTACAAAAATTACTTTATTTGAAATTATCGTTTAAATTTATTTATTAAATGTTTAAATAAATATAAATGACAGTTAAAATTGCTTATTGTTTTTTATTATATGATCAAATAATACATAATGAAATATGGGAAAAATATTTTAATAATAATCAAACATATAATATATATACTCATATTAAAACAGTAAATGACAATACACAAGAATGGGTTATCAAAAATAGAATTCAAACCATAGATACTGAATGGTGTAATATCAGTCTTGTTTATGCTTTTATAAATTTATTAAAAGAAGCCCTAAAAGACAAAGACAATAAATATTTTATTTTTCTTTCAGGGGAATGTATCCCTCTTTATAATTATACATATATATATAAAAATATAACTGCAAATAAGAAATCAATAATGAATTATTGGAAAAGATCTTCTGGATTTTATAAAGCTTCACAATGGATGATTCTTACTAGAAAACATGCAAAAATATTAACAAAAATGAATAAAGATTTTATAAATGAATATGAAGAAGATTTTAAAGATTGTCCAGATGAATACTATCCGATAAATTGGTTTATAAAATCAAACTTAAAAAATGAAATAAAAAACAAAGTAACAACATATGTTACATGGTATAATGAAAATGCATCAGGACCTTCAAGACTTAATTATCCACAAATGTTAAAATACAAAAATGAAATAAAAGAATCAGGAGCATTATTTGCAAGAAAATTTAACAAAAAAGCAGCTAGAAATTTATATAATAACTTAATACCTTAATTAAACCTTTATTTAATAAAATAAAAAATGATTTTAATACAAGATTTATTGTATTAAAATTAGTAACATGTCTAAAAAAGATACTGTATTTATTTACAACTGGTTTATTGATAATAAAGATGAGGATACAACGAAACTACGTGCATATGCTTTAGACAAAAATAATAAAAATATTTGTTTACATGTTTCAGATTTTACACCATATGTTTATATTGAATTACCTCAAAATATTGAATGGACTGAAAGGAAAGCTCAATTATTAGGCAATAAATTAGATGAGGAATTAGGGGAACATGCACCTTTAAAAAAGTGTTTAATTATGAAACATAAATTATATGGAGCATATATTAATGAAAAAACTGGAAAAAGAAAGTTGTTTCCATATTTATTTTGTTCTTTTGCGAGCAGAATGCATATATCACGTTATTTAGGGCCAAGATTAAGAAGAGCTATAAATGTTCAGGGAGTTGGATATGTAAAAATGAAAATACATGAAGGTGATGCAGATCAAATTTTACAACTTGTTTCATGTAGAGATATTCCGTCTGTAGGATGGGTCAAATTTATTGGAGAAGAATTGACAGAAGATGAGAAAATAACATATTGCGAACACGAGTATAATGTGAAATGGAAAGGTTTATATAATGCAGATAAAAATATGGTAGGACATCCATTAATAATGGGTTTTGATATCGAAGTTAATTCAATGAATCCAGCAATGATGCCAAAAGCTAAAAATCCAGGAGATAAAGTATTTCAAATATCTTGTGTTTTTAATCGTGAAGGAACAAATGAAAATGAATTATATTTACTAACTTTAGGACAAGCAAAAGCTGAAATTATAGAAATTGATGCAAAAGTATTTTCTTATGATACAGAAGCTGAATTATTAAAAGCATTTACACAATTAGTACAAGAAAAGAATCCAAATGTAATTTGCGGTTATAATATATTAGGTTTCGATATTCAATATATGATAGATCGTGCAAAGTTAAATTATTGTATTAGCGATTTTGATAAACTTGGCTTTCATAAATTTAATCATTCACAAGAAAAGAAAATTAAATGGTCATCTTCTGCTTTTAAAACACAAGAATTTGATTATTTAGATGCGGAAGGTAGAATATTTGTAGATCTGTTACCACTTATACAAAGAGATTACAAGTTTAGCAATTATAAATTAGGGACTGTATCACAAGAGATTTTGAAAGATGATAAGAAAGACGATTTATCAATTAGAAAGATGTTTAAGTATTATAGAATTGGAACTAAACGAAAGAAAGATGGAACATATTCAAATAAAGCAATAAAAGCAATGAGTTTAATTGGTAGATATTGTTTGAAAGATTCTGAACTTTGTGTGAAATTGATGAAGAAAATGGATACTTGGACAGGATTAACAGAATTCGCAAAAACAGTTAATACAGGAATCTTTGGTCTTTATACACAAGGACAACAAATCAAGGTATATAGTCAGGTATATAAATATTGTTTACAGAATAATATAGTAGTTGAAAAAGATGGATATGTTACAAAAGAAGGAGAGAGATACGCAGGGGCACATGTGTTTCCTCCAGTCCCGGGACTGTATGACAGGGTACTTCCTTTTGATTTTTGTTTAACAGGTGATACATTAGTTACATTATCAAATGGTACATCAAAGCGTATTGATTCTTTAAATAATGATGAACTAGTTTTGGGTTATAATAAAGAGGGATTTCAAAATTTTTCAACAATAAATGGTTTACAAAAAAAAGGATTAAAAGAAACTATAAAAATTTATTTAGAAGATGGAAAAACTATAACATCAACACCTGATCATAAATTTATGCTAGAAAATGGCGAATGGTGCAGAGCAGATGAATTAAAAGATAAATATGTAATGGCGGGAATAGAATATCCAGAAGATATAAAATGCAATCTCGAACATGGTTGGAAATTAGAAGTAGACGATTATACTTTTACAATGGAGTTAGAAGAAGAAAGAAATAAAAGTTTAATATTTGCAAGAATAATAGGGTATATATTATCAGATGGTTCTATTTATAAAACTGGAAAATATGAAAGAAAATGTTCAGAAGCTTATTTTGGAACGTTAATAGATGCAGAAAATTTTAAAAATGATATCAAAAAGTTATCAAAAATAGACTTTTCAATTCGAAAAAGAGAAACAGGAGATATAGAAAGATCTAAAAAAGGAACTACATTTTCTATTGCTTTACCATCATGTATTAGCAAAATGATTCATTCGTTAGATGATATTATAATTAGAAAAAGGAGTACACAGTCTATAAAATTGCCAAAATTTATATTAGAAGATAATTGCCCATTATCTATTATAAGAGAATTTTTAGGAGGATTATATGGTGGAGATGGAACAGCTCCATTTATTTGTAAAAGAGATACATTTGGAACTATATCTTTCAAATGGACAACAATTGAAACACATGTAGATTCTTTAATAAATGTATTTAATCAAATAAAAGATTTACAATTAAAAATCGGAATAACTTCTATTATATATAAACCTATATTAATACAATATGAAAATAAAAAAATAATCCCATGCGATATTAAAGAAAATCCTAGATATGATGTACAGTTATCTATTTTATTAGAAGATATATATATATTTTCACAAAAAATAGGATTTAGATATTGTATAAATAAAACTTGTAAATTACATATAGCTTCATCTTATATTGGAATGCGTATTAAAACAAGAGAACAACATTCATTTGTTGTAAATAAAACTAATGAATTAATTCATGAAAATATAAAGAATGTTTTTTCAAGAAAAAAAAATCAACCTACATTTAAAAGTTGTTTAGAAATAGCTAGAAATGAATTAATTAAAAATGAACCATCTATTAATGTCTATTCTTTATCTTCTTTATATGATATAGGATATCAAAGAGGTGAAATTGTAAGACATTCAGATAAACCTAGAAAATTAACATTAAATAAGAAAAAATTTCCAAGTTCTAAACAATATTTATTAAATACAGGGACTGATAATTGGTTTGCGAAAGATAATTATAAAAATGTTTACGCTGTTAAATCAGATGACTTATTTATACCTAGTTTTAAACAAAAAGTTATTGATATTCGACCTAATGGTATTCAAGAAGTTTTTGATATTGAAGTAAATGAAAGTCATAATTTTTTGGCAAATGGAATTGTTACTCACAATTGTAGTTTATATCCTACTACAATGATAGCCTATAATTTCGATTATTCAACTTTAGTTCCGGATGATAGCAATATTCCAGATAGTAAATGTAATGTTATTAAATTCAGCGACCATTGGTCATGTGAACACGATCCCAAGGTAATTAAAGTAAACGAAATAAATAAACAAATCGACAAGCAAAATAAATATTTAAAAGAATTAAGAGCAGAAAGAGATAAGAAATGTAATAAATTATCTAGAGATGAGTTTGTTAAAGAAATTGCTAAAAAATTAGAAGAATTAAAACCTCTTAAAGAAGAACGTGCTAAAATCAAGAAAACGATTTTAAAGAAATCGTTATGTGGCGAAAGATATTATAGATTTTATAAAGAAGAAAAAGGAGTTGTTCCAACTATTTTACAAAATCTTTTAGATGCACGTAAAAATACAAGAGTAGAAATCAAGAAAAACAAAAAAGAAATAGAAGAACTTATGAAAAATTTAACAGAAGAAAACAAGATTAGGATAAATGATTTAAAGATATTAAATGGAGTTTTAGACAAAAGACAATTAGCATATAAAGTAAGTTGTAATAGCGCATACGGAGCTTATGGAGTCCAAAAAGGTTATTTACCATTCATGCCTGGTGCAATGGCTACCACATATATGGGTAGAACAAATATTGAAATAGTTGCAAAAACGATTCAGGAAAAATACGGGGGAGTTCTGGTGTACGGTGATACCGATAGTAATTACATTACTTTTCCCCATATTACAACTGCACATGAATCTTGGAATTATGCAGAAAAAGTTGCAGAAGAAGTATCAGAATTATTTCCAAAACCAATTTCTCTTGCTTTTGAAGAAGCAATTTATTGGCAATTTTTAATTTTAAGTAAGAAACGTTATATGTATAAATCATGTGGAAAAGATGGTGTAGTTAACCAAAAGATTGGGAAAAAAGGAGTATTACTTGCAAGGAGGGACAACGCGGTTCTGGTCAGAACTCTATATGAACAGGTCATTGATAAAGTATTTGATAAAGTTAATAGAGATGAAGTAATCTATTTTATACTTCAAGAAATTAATAAAATATTCAGCCATTCTGTCGATTATAAAAATTTTGTAGTTACTAAAGCTGTTGGTGATACTGGTGGATTTAGTGAAAAATCAAAAGAATCTCAATATGTTATTCCGTTTAAAGATGAAAAAGGACGTATTAAAGGTAAAATTGGTACTTATACAGTCCCACTTCTTTCAGAAAATCCAAAAGAACGTGAATCACAATTGAAAAAGAAAAATGCAACAACAGCAAAAGAATTTTATGAAAAATGTTTACCAGCTCAAGTTGTTCTTGCAGAAAAGATTAAAAGAAGAGGAGGTAGAGTAGAAAATGGAGCTCGATTAGAATATTTAATTGTAGAAAGTAGCGAAGGTCATAAAGGAAAACAATATGAGAAGATAGAGGATTTTGATTATTTTAAACTACATAGTCATATTATAAAGGTAGATTATTTCTATTATTTAGAAGTGATGATTAATCCACTTGATGAGGTTTTAAATGTAGTTTATGGAAAACATGATCCAGACTATCCATATCAGTTTGTTAAAAACTTTACACAACAACAGTTTGATTTCAGATATAAAGTAAGAGAAAAAGTAATTAATGAATTAAAATCGTTATTTCGACCAAAGTTATGGTTTGTAGTATGAAATGATAAATTTTTAAACTTAATAATAGTTTAAAAATTATTCTAAATTTAACGTGTATAACATATTTAATAAAATTTTAAAGGATCTAGAAAAAATCTACACCTTTTTAACAATGGGGTTTGCAAAACCAAAGGGGTTTAGTTTTCTAAATTGCTATTTAAAAAAATAAATTTATATACAAATGGAACTAATTAAACAAATTGATGAAACAATTTCATTTGATGAAAAAAATATTCGTGTAATAGGAACATATGATGATCCTTGGTTTGTTGCAAAAGATATTTGTCAAATTTTAGATATTAAAGATGTAAGTATGGCGTTAAATAAACTTTCTAATAATTGGAAGGGTACCAAAGTTATTGGTACCCTTGGAGGAAGTCAAGATATGAGGATAATTAACGAAGCAGGACTTTATAAACTAATAATGAGGTCAAATAAATCTATTGCAGAAAAATTCCAAGATGTAGTTTGTAAAGAAATTTTACCTTCGATAAGAAAAAAGGGTGAATTTAAACTTCAAAAAATATTAGATGAAAAAGACAAAGAATTACAAAGTAAAGATAAAAAAATTAAAAATTTAGAGAATAAGGTAGTAAGTAAACAAAATAGATTTCAATATACAGATAAAAATTGCATTTATATTTTATCAACTGATATTCATTTGAAAAATAGAACATATATATTTGGAAAAACTGTTGATTTAACTAATAGACTAGGTTCTTATAATAAAACAATTGAACATCACGTAATATATTCAAAAGGTTGTAAAAGTTTTGAACATATGAATGTTATTGAAAAAATGGTTTTATATAAACTAGATAAATACAGAGAATGCGCTAATCGAGATCGATTTATTTTACCAGAAGACAAAGATATTGAATTCTTTTTAGATGTAGTTGATGACGCTATTGAATGGTTCGATGATATTGATGATTATGTACATTCTTATACAGATGAAGAATTATTGTTAACAAACACAGAACTAAAGGAAAAATATTTACAAGATATAAAAGATAGAGAAGAGTTATTAAAAAATAACAAAAGTAAATCAGATAAAAATTACAGAGAAAATAACAAAGAACAAATATCAGAAGCTAATAAAAATTACAGAGAAAATAACAAAGAACAAATAGCAGAAGTAAAAAAAGATTATTATGATAATAATAAGACTAAAATATTAGAAAGCCAAAAAGATTATTATGAAACTAATAAGACTGAAATATTAGAAAGACAAAAAGAATATCATACAGTTAATAGAGAAATTATTAATGAAACTCGTAAAGTACTAAGAGAAGAAAATAAAGAAAAGATTAAGGCGCAAAAAAAAATTTACCGTGAAAAATATAAAGATGAAATAAATAGAAAACAAAAAGAAAAAAGACTTCAAAAAGAAAATGAACGTATTGAATGTGTATGTGGAATGAAACTAAAGTTATTGAGTAGTAAATCGAAAAAACATTTAAATTCGAAATTCCATCTAAAATATATTGAAAATCTTAAACTAAAAACTCTGTAGTAATATAAAAAATAATTATAACGAACCAAAATTATGATTTGTTGTCTTAAATAAAAATTTTAAACTTAATTTACGTTTAAAATTTTTAGAACTTCTTATTTATAGGAAATTTATGTACCAGGACCAATAATATTTCTATAAAATGTATTTGCAAAAATTTTACCAAATCTTGATAATGTTTCACCAGTATATGTAATACCATATGTTATCTTCTGACTTATTTTTGGAATTAAACCTGTTCTAGGAGACAAACTATTAATTATAGCTAACATTATTAAAATACTTGTGAGTAATATGAATATTGTTCCTAAATTATTGACAACTAAAAAACTTTTTATAAACGTTCCCATTCCAGTAAGAGTACTACTGAATGAATATGATAGAATAATACCGCCATACCATAATATATTTCCAATTATATAATATGAAAGGACAAATATATTTGTTATTCCTGAACCAATTAAATAGCCTATATTTGCGCTTATATTTCTAAAAAAATCATTGATATTAATTTGTGTAGGAAGTAATTTTGTAATTGTTGTTTTTAATTCGATAAATTGAGAAATTATTTCGTCTTTATTTGATATATAAGGCCAAAAACATATAACTACTAATAAAAATATTATTAAAGTAAACAATGTTTTATATATACTATTTTGTTCTGAATTATCAGATTTCATTTGAATATTTTGTTGTAAATTAGTTTTCATATTAGAAATCATTTGTAAATATTTCGAGTATGTTTTTTTATCCTTTATTTTTTCTAAATCAATTTTTATATTTTTATTTATTTTATCAGTAATATCATCTATATTTTGAACATCTTTAGGTTTGATAATAATGGGTTGCTCTATAGGAATAATAGATTGTTCTGTAGGAACAATTGTTTGATTTATAGGCTTGATAGTTTCAACTATAGGAATAATTGTTTGTTTAAGTGATTTTATGGTTTGTTTGCGTTTAGGTGTTTTTTGTTTTTTAAAATTTAACTTAAGCTTTACTTTTTTAGATTTTTTAGATTTTTTCTTTTTATTCATTTATTTATATGTATATATTTTTATTTAATATTGTATTTATACATCAACCTCTATCATTATAAAATTAATGAGTGCAATAATCTTGATCCATTTCTTTAGTTGGATCATATATTTTTAATTCTGCTGATTTTTTCAATAATGCGTCAAATATATCATTAAAATTTTTATCATGTCCTACTGTTGTACTTAAACAATGTGCAAGTTCATGTAAAAATACGAATAAAAGTATATTATTATCATAATATTCACCATTTTTATCTTTAAGACATAAAAACACTTTTTCTTTATTAATTGTATATGATTTTTCACCTTTAAAAACTGATATTTCATCAAAAAGTTCACGTTTATTTATAATATCTAAATAACCTTCATGTTTAATATCTTTAGAAAATAAGGGTTTTAGAAGTTCTTTTAATTCCGATAATTTTGGATCATCTTGAAGAGTATATTCTTCTATATTTGTTGTGATAACAACTAGTAGTCCAATTATAAATAAAACTAAGAACCCTGTTTTTATAGTATATTTTTTGATAAATGAAGACATAAGTATGAATATGCCTATAACAAATAATATTAAAATACATTTTCCGAAACTAATTTCCATATTTAATTAAGGTGTAGAAATTAAAAATTAAAAATTGAAATTTATTTTATACTATATATAAGTCTTTTAGATATGGAATTTATTGAAGATGATGAATATTTGCGAGAAAAGGGTGTAGAAGCCTTAAAAACATTTTTATCAAAAGAACAAAACGTTAAGACAATTGAAAAAAACGTATATGAAAATGGTAATCAAAAAAATTATCTTTTAAATATGTATGAAATTATTAATGATATCAATTCAAATATTAAGTTAAATACAATACTTTCAAATGTTAAAAACGGAAAATTAGATTGGAAATTTGATTATCTTAAAGATTATATCTATGAAGAACAAGAACAAGATAATTTTATTATAAAACCTTTTGAAGTTGAAGAAGGTGTTCTAGAATGCAAATGCGGATCAAAAAGAGTATATAGTTATGCGAAGCAAACTCGTGGGGGAGACGAGAGCACCAGCACTTTTGCTGAATGTATGCAGTGTAAGAAAAAGTGGGTTTATTCTGGTTGATTAGAAGATAATTAAATATATACAGAATTGAGAATAAAATCATTATATATAAATATAATGATTTTTAAGCACGAAATATAGTTATAAAATTATTTGAAAATTAAATAATAAAATTTGAATAATTTAAAAAAACATCAATTAAAATAAAAATGAATGATGTTATTAATGAACAAATAAAACAAATGTATGCAAAAGCTTTTTATGATATTATAGATGAAACTATAAATTCAGATAAACCTGATTATGATTGGATTGTTTCTTTATATACAGAAATTAAAGAAAGAATTATAAAATATATTAGAAAAGATTGTAAAGTATATAAACAAATTGATGATGATTTTGATATAAAACTCTTTAAACAAATGATTGAATATGATGTTTTTAATTATGAATCTTTACTTAAATTAATAAATAATACTTTTTATTGGATTAAACATCTTCAAGCACCTATTCGAGATGAGATGACTGAAGAAGCAAAACAAAGAATTTTAAATAGTCAACCAGAAAAAATGGTTTCTACATTTATAAAAGAAGTAAATACATGTTTAGATATTCTTGATGAAGATTTAATTAATTATATCAAAAAAGAAAAAGATGTATTATAATTAAAATTGATTTTTTAAACTCGATATCAATTTAAAATAAAAACAATATGTTTAAATTGATTGATGGTTTAATTTATTTTATATTTCCTATAATACAAATTATAGTTACAAATATATTTTCAAATGCATTAGATTGTAAAAATGCATTTATAAGAATAAATGTGTGGTTAAATATTGATGCTATACTTACTATTTTAACAGGAATAAACATATACTATTATATTGAACAAGATAGAAGAAATTTATGTGAAATTATAACTACTGTATTTTATTATGTATTTGGCTTTTTAAATATTCTATGGTTTATATTAGGAATAATAGATATTTTTAACAATTGTATTATGTATGAACCAAATGATGTAAAATTTTATCTTATTCTTTCTTTAGGAGGTGTTTGTTTTTTAATTTATAAAATATTTGTAGTTAAAAAACGCGATAGAAGACCATTATTAGATATAGATAATTTGTAAATACATCAGATATTAAAAATTGAATTCTTAAAATCTAAGTTTTTAACCTTTAATATCCATTTTGATGTAAATTTACATCATAAAAATTTTCTTAACCTTAATTTTAGGTTAAGAAAAAATGTAATTTTTAAATTAGTTATAATTTAAAAACTACGCAATCATGTCTGCTTTTATAGTTGGATAAAATGAATAATCAATAATTTTAAAATCGGTATATGAAAGTTTTTCAATATCTTCTAATTCTTTCATTTCTGGTAATTCTATTTTTGGAAATATATAAGGTATTCTTGATAATTGTTCTTTTACAGAATCTTTATGATTTCCATAAATATGAGCATCTCCTAAAGAAAGATTAAAATATCTTGGAGTTAATCGAGTTAATTTTGCGATTATATGCAGTAGTAAAGAACTTGAGGCTATATTAAATGGTAAACCTAAAAATAAATCGGAACTACGATTATAACAGAACATATCTAAAAATTCATTTTGAACATAGAACTGAATAGTAATACTATGACACGGATATAATACACCTAAATGTGCTTGTGCTGGATTATATACTGTTAATAATATTCTTCTAGAAGTTGGGTTTAATCTTATTTCTTTTATTACATTTTGCAATTGATCTATTCCAGAATCTAATGTAAGTTCAGAATTAAAATATCTCCATTGATAACCATACATTGGACCCATTTCTCCTTCTTTTCTATCTTTAAAACCATTTGCATCTAAAAACTCACGTGAAGTATTACCTTTCCAAATATTAATATTTTTTTCTTCTAGTTTCTTACTATCTGTTTCTCCTCTTATAAAAAAGAGTAATTCTTCAATAATACCTTTTGTAAACATTTTCTTTGTTGTTAAAAGAGGAAAACCATCTCGTAAATCAAATTTTAGATGTCTACAAAAATCTGAAATAACTTCACCGTTTCTTCCAATACGTCTTTCTCCATTTTTCAAAACATCTTCAATAAGATTTAAATATTGTTTTTCGCCATATTTTTTATAAATCATTTCATAATGTGTAAAAGATTCATATTTGTCTTTTTTTATAATATAAAAATCTTTTAATAAATCAAGATTAAAATATGTATCACAATCATATTCTTGGTTAATAAAAGAAATATGAACTGTAATATTTTCTTTATATGTTTCAAAAACTTGTTTATATATTTCTCCACCTCCAATAATAAATATTTTCTTTCCAAAATTAATAACTTCTTTAATAGCTTTGTCTAATGATGTAAAAATCCAAGCCATATTTTTGTCGGTATTTAATGTTTTAGAATTTCTCGATATACAAAAAATACTACGGTCTGAAAGAGAAGGTAGAGTTTCAATTGTTTTTCTTCCTCCAATTATAGAGGTATTCATTGTTTTTTCTTTAAATATTTTTAATTCTTCAGGGATATTCCAAGGTAATTTTCCATTTTTTCCAATACCACCATTTTTATCAACAGCCAAAATAACGTGTATCATTTTAAATTTAAAATATAAATATTAATTTATAAATCAATTTTAGATTTTCTTTTAGATCTGCTTTTAGATCTTCTTTTAGATTTGCTTTTAGATTTGCTTTTAGATTTGCTTTTAGATCTTCTTTTAGATTTGCTTTTAGATCTTCTTTTAGATTTTCCATCTGTTTTTTCATCTATTAATTTAATTTTTTTAATAGAGTCTTCTTCTGTTTCTTCTATTTCTTCTCTTTTTCGTGTTTTAGATTCTCTATTAATTTCAAAACATGCATTTAATTTACTTAAATATTTTTCATCTGTTTTAATATATTGATTTATATCATTATATAATTTGTCTTCATCATCATATATAACTTTCTTATAATTATATATATCATACCCAGAAATTTTACAAAAATTATAAATTTTATCTTGTAATTCTGGATAATTAAATAATGATATATATAAAGTATATAATTCAGAGATAGGATGGCAATTTAAATCAAATTCTATAAAACTTGGATCAATCATAACTAAACAATATTTATTATCTATTTTTTTATATCCAATATTCATAGCTGTAAAATCATTATGTCTTATATTATTTTCACACATAGATTTTAATAGAAAAAGTATTGAATTAAATAATTCATTAATTTCTTCTTCTGTTAAAATATGTTCTTTTAAAAGCTGTATTAAATCACCATCTAATTTTTCCATAACAATTCCAAATTCTTCTACATCATTGATTATTATATTTTTTATTCCAATATATTCAACTGTTATATCCGGTAATATATTATTAAATTCTTCAATAAGGGTTGAATCTTCGAGTGTTATTTTATATTTATCATATCCACCTTCATATTCATCAGGATATGTATCATTAAATATTTTTATTGCAAATTTTTCCATTTTACCTTTTATTTCAATATCAATATCATAAACAGATGCAAATTGACCCTTTCCTAATATATCGCCTAATTTATAAGTATTTTTAAAATCTTTTGCTATATTTTCGAGGTCTGTTTTATAATTATGAAGTTCCATTTAATTTATAATTAAATATTAAATTAAATATTTAATTAAATATTTAATTTAATTTATAATTAAATATTTAATTAAGTTAAATGACAATATGTACAAAAGATGTTGAAACCTCAGATTTAAATATTATATATTATGTAAATGATATTTATGTAAGAACAAACTGTATACTTAGACAATTTATGAATACAAAAGATATATTTGAGGCAAATGAAATTGTAGATGGTATGTATTTGGGTAATATAAATTCAGCTTATGATATTGAAAAACTTAAAGAAATTGGTATTACACATATTATTTCGGTTTTAGCAGGTTTTATTCCCCCATATCCTAATGATTTTAAATATTTACAGTTAAATGCTCTTGATACAATAAATACAAATCTTTTTGAAGAATTTGACATAACAAATCAGTTTATAAATGAAGCTTTTGAAGATAAAAATAATAAAATTTTAATACATTGTATGGCTGGTAGATCACGTAGTGCTACTATTCTTTCAGCATATATGATAAAAACATTTGGATTTAAAACTGAAAACACTTTAAATGCTTTACGAAATAAAAGACCAATAGTAGAACCTAATACTTATTTTGTTAAACAATTAAATAACTATTATGATAAATTATATAATAATTCAAATGAAAATAATTAGATAATAATTATAAAATAGTAAAAGGTCTATTTTCTCTTTCTTCTTCTCTGAAAATTTTAAGAATTCTATATTCTGGATGTGTAAAAGTTCTCCAACGATCATAAATATAATCTTTAAATTTTTCACAACAATTTTTAGGTTTATCTTCAACTTCTTCATCTAATTGAACAGATTCATATAGATAACTTTTTAACATTTCTTATTAATTTACAATAATATAAAAATAATTTAAAATTTAAAGTATATACATACTTTAAATTTGTGTTTTTATTTTTTATTTTTATTTTTATTACTATAATATGTTGTAATTTTTGCAGCGTCTAATATACTTTTGGCAGGCATAGGCGGCGGACGTTGCGGTAAAGATGAATTGATTGTGTCTGTCATATATTCTTCTCCAGTTTTTAACATATTTATTGTTTTTTCTCCTAAATTATCTGGTAATGGTATCTGAACAAAATCTGGATTTCCGGTTCGTGATTTTTGAGCATTAGAAAATTCTGTTCCAAAATTTGCTGCGGTACTTATCCCAGTATTTACTCCAGTTTTTAATATATTTATTGTTTTTTCTCCTAAATTATCTGGTAATGGTATCTGAACAAAATCTGGATTTCCGGTTCGTGATTTTTGAGCATTAGAAAATTCTGTTCCAAAATTTGTTCCAAAATTTGTTGCAGTACTTACTCCAGTATTTAACATATTTACTGTTTTTTCGCCTAATTTATCTGGAACTGGTATCTGAACAAAATCTGGATTTCCAGTTCGGGATTTTTGAGCATTAGAAAAATCTGTTCCAAAATTTTTTGCAGTACTCACTGATTTATCAAAAACATTAGAGAACATTGATTTTTCTGGAAGAGTATTATTTTTAGGTTTAAATAAATATTTATAAACATCACCTCCAAAATAATAAGCACCTAAAGACATTAAAGCTAATACACCAGCACTTGCAACCCAAACTCTCCAATCTTTACTCATAGAATAAGTTAGATCTTGTTTTTTAATTGCAAGTTTAATTTCTTCTTCATTATTATTAAATTTATTTGCTACATAATTAATTCTATTATTAATTGAATCATCTAATTCAAATAACGCAAGACATTGGCTTGTAGATAATTTTTCGATTTCTTCATAATATTTAATATCTTCTTGTTTAATAGTTTTAAGAGATTTAAGTTTATTTATAGATAATACAGATATATGTTCGTCATTTAAACATTTTAATAATTTATTTAACAATCTTTTACCTTTATACAATTTACATCGTAATGAGTTTTCTGTTATGCTTAATTTTTCATAATATGTATTAAAAATCTTATGTGTAATTATCTTATTTGGAAATTTTTTAATTAAATTTTTAACAAGTTCTTCACAATTACAATATCTAATGTTATCAGATTTTTTTTTTAAACCATCTTGTCTTCTACTTCTTCTCTTACTTCTTCTCTTACTTCTTCTACTTCTTCTACTTCTTCTACTTCTTCTACTTCTCTTACTTCTCTTACTTCTCTTACTTCTCTTACTTCTCTTACTTCTCTTACTTCTCTTACTTCTCTTACTTCTCTTACTTCTCTTACTTCTCTTACTTCTCTTACTTCTCTTACTTCTCTT